CGATCGGGGTGGGCGGGCAAGCACCCACCCGTCGCCGTGGTTGATGTACCCGGGTGGGTGGGTGGGTGTAGGCAGGGTGGGTGTAGGCAGGGTGGGTGTAGGCAGGGTGGGTGTAGGCAGGGTGGGAGAGGGATCTACGAAAACATCCGGCCACTCCCACGGGGGCGTGTTGGCGTTGGCGGCAGGGTTAGAGAGTAGAGAGCTTTTCATCCTGTCGTACGGAGAGGAGTCTGGTGCATGTGTTGAAAGATGGTGTGCCTGTTCCCACCATTTGACCAGGGTCATCTTAGGGTCAAGCTGACATGCCTTCCCAGAGAGGCGCGTTTTCGGGCCCCACTTGCCTTGGGCCACACACTTTAGTCCCCAGACGCAGCATCGATCTTCTTCGCATGGTTCCCCGACTTGTAAAGGTTTACATCTACAAGGCTTGGCGTTGCAGAACATCTTCGATGCCTCTTTTTGGATTTCAAAGTGTTTTCGTGATATCTTGTATCTATTCTCCAAAAACTTTATTTGATTAGATGCAGTCTTGACGTGCTGGATGAGAAACTCCAGCCCAGGTTGTTTTACCGCCCCTGGCATCGGAACCGCCGAGTCGAGTTTGTTTTTGTAATATTTCTCGCGTTTCCTATAAAATTCCAACGAAACTTTTATAAATTTTACTTCTTGGTTCCAATTCTTCTCACACTGAACCTTAAGCACAGCACGCCGTTCCGGTGTCGCGAGAGCGCCTCTCTCGAGCCGTGCCGTGTACAAAATACGAGATGGCCAGTTGTGTAGCGCCTCGTCCAGCTCCCTCTGCTCTTCCTTTAGCGCAGTTTGGATGGTGTGGGGCAGCGCCGTCACGTCGATTTGGCTGTTGTACGGGTTGAGTTGGTCGTTATATGAGTATGGGAGTGCGCTCGGGCTCGGGCTCGGGCGGACCCACCTGTCCACCCAACCGCCCGCCGCCGGGCCTTCATCCTTGTCCCAATTTGCCCTGTCTGCGCCTCCTGCCATCATCTCCTTCCTTTCATCCTCGTCCCGCGCGCCAGGTGGGTTAGCATAATTTTCTTGATCACTAAATATACCTTTAGATATTTCTGGCATTTCTTTATTTGAATCTAACATTTGTTGTAATTTAATATACATCAATACAATACCCATAGATAGTAACGCACAAATAAATAAAATAATATTTAACCACTTTTTACTAATATTCATATATTATATTAATATATAATTAATTTAATTATTTTATAAAATGGTTCTGATAAATGTGGCACAGCGTTCAGGTTAGATAGTTATTGTCCGTGGGACCCAATATTATAACCTATATAAAGCAACTAACAAACTTTCATTCAGTTCGGCTGTTCGTAATACAGGCATACACAATCAAAGTCCTAGAAACAAATAAGTTTATTATTTTTTTGTTTTGGGAGCCTTGCCGCGCTCTCTGACCGGTGGAGGTCGACAGAGACCCACCAGAAAAACATTACCCGGTGAGATGACATTGCCCCGTAGTTCGCAGTAGCCACTAGAGCAGCACTCGTTATACGAACACTCACCATTCGTGGGCGTATCCACGTTGCACCACCTCTTCGCAAGCGTTTCTTGGTATTGGTATTTTTTTTTTACGCCTGTGTAGTACCACTTCTCCTTCTCCATAGCCAATTCCCAGTAATGTAATTTGCTCTTGAGGTCCGCATTTATCCACTCGTAACCATAGCGGAGGTTGGGCTCAAAGGCAACGTGGTCGTGGTGGTGCTCCCCAAAAAGTTTGCGAAAAGTGTTGATCCACTTCTGGTAATGTTTCACATGACGCAAAGCCCTGCTGTAGAAATACCAGGCTGACTTTGATGCCTTGTTCCAATTTATGTTGCACATATTACCAAGTTCCATCCTTCGACCAGGGCCAGCAAGAGCTCCGCCGGAGCTGAGCCGTGCTTTATCGAGCTCCCTCTGTAACGCATTATCACTCAGGTGGGCTGGGTGGTCTGCGCCTCCTGCCATCATCTCCTTCCTTTCATCCTCGTCCCGCGCGCCAGGTGGGTTAGCATAATTTTCTTGATCACTAAATATACCTTTAGATATTTCTGGCATTTCTTTATTTGAATCTAACATTTGTTGTAATTTAATATACATCAATACAAAACCCATAGATAGTAACACACAAATAAATAAAATAATATTTAACCACTTTTTATTAATATTCATATAACATATTAATATATAATTAATTTAATTATTTATAGAAATAACTCTAGATTCTCCTTTTTCATTTTAAAATAGGTTTCAAGCCATAAATTAGTTGTGGTCTGTTCATAGTCCCATTAGTATTTACCATATTATCTATTATATAAAAAAGTTTAAATATAAATAATCTATCATATTTTTACAATTCACTTTGTTTTTTGATTTTTATAATTCACTTTGTTTTAGGAGTTAGGACTTTCCCAGGAGGTCATTCCTTTTTAGGTTTTACAATTTTATTATAGGGGGATGATATTTGTTGTTGTCTGGTTGATATTTGTTGAGTAAATAGTAAACTATATTCAATTTTTTTAATTAAATTCTAACAAGGTATTTATAGATACTTTAATAAACTATAATATTTGGAGAAAATAATAAGAACTAGACCTGATAATATTTAGATTAATATATTTTTTATTAAATAATATTAAACAATAAAATCTTTGATATGTAATGAAGTTGTTTAGTGGTTCATCTAATTATGATTTTGCACATAAGGTTTCTAAGCATTTGAATGTTGAACTATCAGATATACAAATTTCTAAATTTTCTGATGGAGAAACCAATATTGTTATTAATGAATCTATTAGGAAACACGACTGCTATGTTATTCAACCAACTGGTTCTTCTGAAACTGGTTCTGTTAATGACAACATCATGGAACTGTTTATTATGTGTGACGCTCTAAAAAGAGGTAGTGCTAGTACTGTAAATGTAGTGGTTCCATATTATGGCTATCAGAGACAGGACCGAAAGGATTATAGTCGTGCTCCTATTTCAGCTAAGGTTATCGCAACATGTCTTGAATCGTTGCATATTGATAGGATTATTGTGTTCGACCTACATGCTGGTCAAATCCAGGGGTTCTTTTCGAATAACACCCCGGTTGATAATCTCTATGTAGAATGTGAATTTATTCAATATATTAAGCAACATATTGGTACTGAAAATATTATGATTATTTCTCCAGATGAAGGTGGTATGAAACGCGCTGTTAGGGTTGCTAGTAAACTGGGTGTTGCTTCTGGAACCGTATATAAAGAAAGAGGTGTAGCAAATAAAATTAGTCAAATGAAACTCATGTGTAATGTTACCGGAAAAATTTGTATTATTGTGGATGATATGATAGATACCGCTGGTACCTGTTCTAAGGCATCACACATTCTTAAAGAGAATGGTGCGGTTGATGTTTATATGATGGCATGTCATGGAGTTTTTTCAGGAAATGCTTTTAAAAATATAAAGGATAGTAGTTTTAAAAAAGTAGTAGTTACAAATACTCTGGATCAAAAAAGACATGAACCTAAAATTGAAGAAATTGGTATTAAAGAGAGAATCGATGTTGTTGATGTTTCATGGATGTGCGCAGAAGCAATCCGTAGTTCAGACAATGGCGAATCCCTTAATCTTTTGTATGACCGTTAGATAAGGTCATGATATAAAAACGAATTCTTTTTCTTATTTATGGATTCTTTAAAACTCAATATAGATTTAATAAGAAATAAAGAAGTACCGGCCATATAAAAATAGTCTGGTAATGATTTCTCAAATGTTAGAACACTACCCGTAAAAAGACACCCAGTTGCAAGCACATATATAATAGATGAAAACATAATATATCTAGTATTTTATTCTTTATAAGTAATTACTAAAAATTAGAATTTTCTCTACGTAATCCATGAAATGTTGCCGTTCTGGGTTCCATTATTTCATTGTAAGATTCTGCTAGATTAAAATCATATCGTGTTAAAAAACTTGTTCTACACTGGTTTACTATAAATAACATTTCTCTATCATGTTCTCCTTCATATTTTATTATATTAGAAATAATACTACTTATACTTGCTCTTGTTTTTAGTTTTTTATTTTTATAAAATAAATTGTCAAACAAATACTTATTATATCTATTTATATTATAATTACTATTAGTATTCGGTGTAGGATTGGCATTATTTTCATCTTGTGGTATATTGAGATAATCCTTTATTACCATAGAATCCTCATATATATTACTATTCTCTTTCTGTTCGTTTGATAGGTTATCGACATATAACAATAAAGCCTTTTTAAAAGTTTTAAGTTCAGTTGAATCTTTGTCGGTTGTATCTATTACTGTAAAAAATTTATCGACCTTATCCTTATTTTTAACCAATAGGTCAAATACTAATGAATCATTGTCGAAATCTTCTATATTATAAACACCTAGAGGCCAGTGTATACCATTTCTAAGAACTTTGTGTTCTCCTGGACTAAAATTTAATTTAAAATCAATGGGACCTGCAATATATCTCTCTTTATTTATTGTTTTTCCTTTACTTTTAGTTTTTTCCTTGTTAATACGAGGATAATATCTAAAATCTGTATCTACTTTATTTTTATGAAGAACTTTAACCCTCTCGAATTTTTTGTTAGATACATTTGTTATTTCATTTAGTTTTTTTATTATAGTGCTTACGTCTGTTGTGTTATTTATATCTGTATCTACTAATTCATTTAGTATTTTACTATATTTACTCGGATATTCCTCAATCATTTTAAATATAGTTGAAACCAACCCGGCTCTACCAGAGGATTGTCCCATTAATACTTTTATTTTATCCCCCTTAGGGAAATCATTTTTAAGATTAATTCTTGTTGTGAATAGGGATGGGTTGTGGAGTTTTCTTGATTTCGTTTTGTGGATAGAATCATTACATTCCTTACACCACAAATAGTGTTTACCTTTTGTTTCTTCTAGACAATCATTACAAAAGAATTCTGCGAATTTTTCTGATTTATGGTTTACAGCATTATGACAAATAAGATTATCTATATCATAGTCTCTTAATTTTTCTATATCTTCTAAAAATTGTTTCCTGTATTTGGGGTATTTTTTATAGGCAGATTCTAAATATTTTATAGGAATAAGTGTTCCTGATTCCATCAGACTATCCATATCCTTTATAGTACAAGCACTTGAATGCGCCTGTATAAAAAAAATCTTGGGTGGTAATTTATTTAGTTTCTTCTTAGAACCCTTCTTAGAAATCTTCTTAGAACCCTTCTTAGAAATCTTTTTAGAAATCTTTTTAGAAATCTTTTTAGTTTTTAATGCATTCGAATATAATTTTTTATGTTTATACATATATAAATTCAAATTATTTTTTTTCAAAGTGAGTGTGTATGCTGTATTTATCACTATTTTTATCATTTACAATCCATTTACTATTACTGTGAATCGTATCATTTAGTTTATCAAAACATGAATTGGGTTCTCCACTTGGTATAACTTCGAACTGTTTACGTTTTTCATTATTATTAACATTAAATAATCTAACATCATTATCATTTTTATTCATAGAAAAATAAATCTTCCCTCTGTATTCGGTTGGTTCATCAGTATCAAGAATAGAATTTTTACCTATTTCTTTCGCCGCATTACAATTAGATATAGTTTTATGAATATCAGTATTATTCCAAACTTTATTCGTTTTTACTTCTCTAACACATGTCTGAGGAACACAAGAATATAATTCTTTATTCGGTGGTGTCATAGAACTTGTTTGGTCTAATACATCCCCAACGCACACATATCCTTTGGGTGCAATAGGTTCCCATATACTAAATCCAGCAACACCTATACCAATACCATCATTTCTTTGTGATTTATATTTTAGTTTAAAATCAATAGGCGACTTAACATCACCTGTAATTAGCATCGTTTTTTCCATTGGATCACCTTCCTTTCCAAATATATAATTTATTTTTACATTATCCTGTGGGAATATATCAGAAAATTTATTTTTTTTATGTTCTGTAATATCATTTTTAATAATTACATCTCCCAATGGTTTAAATAATCCTTCACTGTTTTCTATAGAACTTGGTCTATAAATAGAAACATATTTACTACCATCGATTAAACTGGTTCCTTTGGGTAGATATGGTACATGTGTTTCTTCTGTATTTCCATCAGTGCAAATATTTAGTTTTGCCTGCCTAGATGTTTTACTACGCCATATATTGTGATATTGATTAGAATGAACAAACTTAAGATGGTCTTTATTATCATAGTCACATTTATATTTTAATTTAATTTTCGTACTAACTGGTTCTCCCCAGTACCACATATCATATTTCTTTATTTCATCAAATGGACTTTCAAGTCCTTTACTTGGTGTACCTTTTATATCCTGTTGCTTAAATGTAGCCAGTTTTTTGTCATTCTTAGTGATAAGATTATCAAAATCATTATCAGTTAGATAATCTGTTTCTATAAAATGTTTTCCCTTTTCGTATTTCATAATAATATGAATCCATTCGCCCCATATTTTAGTTATATAATCATATGTTTTATTATTTCCTTTTTTTGCTAAATATTTGGTCATCTGTGAAGACCGACAAAGTAGTTTTATTTTGTTTTTTAAATAGTTATTTGTAATTTCTCTATTGGGAGTAATACTATTGTCGCCTTTCATTTTTAATAGTTTACTATATACTTCTGATATATGGTTTAGTATTTTTTTATTACATATCTGCGATTTACATTTAATTGGATCACAGTCATCAGCAAGGTTTCCTTCATCACCTCTTTTTCCTCTTACACCTTTTGGTCCTCTATGTGGTATACCTTCGTCTGATAGTTGTCTAATATATTTTGTTATAAAAAATACAAGAAGTGAAACAAATGTTCCGATAAATAGTAGTAAAACAATTTTTCTGGTATTTGGGTCTGGTAGATTAATATTAAAAAAGAAAGTTTCATCTGTAACTATTTTATAACATGTGTAAAGAAATACAACTAATGATATTATAGTAGTCATAAATTTAAACATAAACCCAGTGTTTTCTCTGTATTTTTTAAAAGCACTAAATTGTGTAAACACAAATAATAAAAAATAGTATGCTATAAATTCTATCATTTACAATAATAAAGGAAATAAAAAATTGATTTAGTTTGATATTTAATTGTTAAATACAAACATCACAATGGATTGGAACAACCGTATCGCAACCGAGATTTCGTCGACACAGGAAAAGTATGGGTCGTTTGAGAAACGTCCAATAGTGGTGCAACCACCAACTTTAGGTTACTATAGTTTATTTGAGAATAAATTTGGAGAAGACCCAACAAAAAAATTTAGAAAAATAGATATAGAAGTTATTCTTAAAGTTATATTTAATGCTTATGGTAAGTCTTTTAGTGGGAGATTTCAGCACATTGTTCCTAAGTTTGGTTATGGTATTCCAAAGTTCGAGAATTTGGTTGGTCTATCAGATAAAATTACAGAGTTAGGTGTTACTAATATTATTTCGGTTGGCTCTGGGTGTGGGTTCTTCGAACTACTTCTAGCAAATCTCAACCGAGCTAGAATCGATGCGTCTGATATCGTGCCTCCAGATATTATACACTATCCTACAAAGAATTACACAGCTAAGGAACATATTGACAATACCGAAAACACACAGACGTCTATACTGTTTAACTGGCCACCCGTTGAAGACTGGGTTATCGAAACAGTCAAGTATTACAGGGAATCTGGGTTCAAAGGTTATGCTATTTTTGTAGGAGGGTTATATGAAGGGTGTTGCTGGAATGATGAACTTGAAGAAGAAATGGACGAACATTGGGAAAATGTTTATGATGAGTTCTATGATACATTCCAAGGAATTGATGTAGAGTATATGCGCATCTACAAATTAAAGTGACCATTTCCATATTTTATCAGATTTTATAATAGTAAATGGACTAACCTTTTCGTTTAGTGATAAATCTTGGGATAATAGTGTCTCCCATTTTTTATCTATGTAGAAGTGATTATTAAGGAAATTATATCCTTGTTTATATTCTAATATAGTCCGTGTCCATTTTTTAGCAGCAGTTTTTAGTTTTACTAATGTATTATAGTTTCCTTCCTTTTTTTTAAGATTTTTGACCTGTATAGAATCGCAAATCTTTTTATATTGTCGTTTCATATAGAGATTATTAAAAAATGTGTCCCCTTCTTTATTCATTTTTGTTTCTTTAAGATATTTGATGATTTCATCATTACTACTTTCTCTCATCTGTTCTACACATAATTTTGTATCTACTAATAGTTTAGCTACCTTGCCATCATGACCTTTATTTCCATCATCACCCTTTTTCCCCTGTGGTGCTTCATTAAGGTTATTTTCAGACCTATAAAATTTACTTAGTGAAGATGCAATAAAGGTTAATATCGAGCACACTATTAATAAATATATTAAAAATGTATGGGAAGGTGATCTATCAAATTTATAGTTCATAAAAAAATAGAACATAGTTACTACACTACTAAGCATTACAAAAAATGTGTAGTAAATATAATTTTTGTATTGTAGGATATAGAAACTAATAAATTGTAGTAGTATAACAAATTCTAGTAGTTTTTTCCATTTGGTATCAAATTGTTTAAGAATAAAGTACTGGATAACATTGTAAATAATATTATACATATTATTGTATATAATCTGTTTAATCATTACTATATAGTTATATATTTATAGCAAGTTGTTTTACACCTTTGAACATTTAAACGCCGACCTAATCCAAATATTTTTTAGGTTTTCGTTTTCTTGTTGATGGACTTGATTTTTAGAATGGGATAAATAGTATTTAACTGCTTATAAAAATTGATTTAAATTAAATGCTTAATTTAATACTAAAGAAAACCAATATGTCTTCTGAACAAGAAATTGATGAAACTGGAGTTGTAGAAAAATCAGATAAACCAAAAAAAATTTTTAAAATAAATTATAAGAAACTTTATCAAGATGGATTGAAACGAAGAAAAAATGCTGAAATTAGTTTAGAAGAAAAAAATAATGAATTAACTGAACTTAAATTACTTCTTAAATTAAAAGAAAAAGAAATAGAAGATAATAAAGTTAAGTTATTATCTTATACTAATAGTCAAACAGCAAAAAATGGTTATAAAGAAGAAGAGTTGGTTTGTAAAGATCTAAATACTTTATTAATAAAAGAAGCATTTACAACTATGTTAGGTAGTAATTATAATGAATGTAATAGAATTACAGGTAATCATAAATGTGATATACAATCTGATAATAAGATTTTGAGAGGCCAAGTAAAAAAATTTAAAAAAGGTCAATTTCAACAATTAGATAGACATTGGATTTCTAGTCTTATTAAAAATATACCTGAATTAAACGAAGCTTCAGAAATACTAAAAGATTTATTTGAATATCCACTTTTACCAAATGGAACACATGTAGATAAATCAAAAATTATAAAAAAATTATGTAATTCTAATTATTCACAAGAAATATTAGATAATTTATTGGATTTGTTAAACAAATATACAAAACAAATATTAGAATATGCATTTTATGGTTCTAGTTTAGAAATACAACCTGAATATTTGTTTGGTGTTGAATATGAAAATACTAAAAGGAATAAAATAGTAGTATTTAAAATTGAAGATGTTATAAAGTATCTAGAAAAATTAAATTTTAAAATATCACCAAGAAAAACAGCTATTTTACTTGGTGATAATAGCACAATATCTTTACAAAGAAAAGGTGGTGATTCTGGAAAAAAAAGTAGCAATCAATTACAAATTAAACTTATATTAAGTAATCTTATTGGTAAAGTGCCTATATTAGAATATAAGTTATAAATCCTTAATTAGTTCTTCAACAACATTTACAACTATACTATTTCCTAGATAAAATAACATATCTTTTTTATTTGATAAACACTCAAATTTATATGTGTGATTAAACCCAAACATTTTTAATGTTTCGGCAACACTCAATGTTCTTATTTTACCATTAAAATCATACAATCCTGTTTTTGCACCAGGTCCCCCAGAAGAAGCACATATAGTGGGTCCGCATTTTGTTATATCATATATACGTTCACCTTGTCTTCCTCCTTTTCCTGATTTAATATTAATTAATTTAGACTTCATCATACTTTTTCCACTACATTTTTCTAATTTATATTTTTTAGTATAATCAAAGAAATCTGTAATACTATTATCTATAATAGTTGAAACTGGAACAATTGGATTTTTAATTTCTCTAAATATATATTCTGTATTTTTATTACAAATAATATAAATACGTTGACGCGATTGAGGTGAATTATAATATCGCGAATCAATTACTTTATAACTAAGATTATATCCCCTTGTTTCTAATTCATTTTTAATAATTTTAAATGTTTCTCCTTTATGAATAGTATGAAGATTTTTAACATTTTCAAGCATTAATGTTTCTGGTTGTTTTCTATCAATTATTTCCAATATTTTATAAAATAGATTACCACGCGTTTTATCTTTGAATCCTTTTTGATTACCAGCAATACTAAATGGTTGACATGGAAATCCAGCACATAATATATCAAAATCAGGCATTGTATCTATATTAATTTTATTAATATCTCCTTCTGGTTTTATTCCATAGTTTTCTTCATATATATTTCTAACACCTTCATTAATATCACTTGCTAAAATACAAGTATATTTAACTTTATTTTGGAGAGTATTATTTCTATTAAATGCTGTATGAAAAGCACCTAAACCACAAAATAGATCAATATATTTAACTTCTTTTGGTTGTTGTTGTTCCATTGTATCCGTATTAATATTTACTTCTTCGTTTTCAAGATTCAATTTTTTATTATTTAATTCTTTTAATTTTTCTTCAACCGCTTTATCTACTAGTGCCTTAATTTTATCAACATTATTTTCACAAGGTGTTTTGCGTCTATTATGAGAATCATAGTGAGATTTTTGAGAAAATTCCTTTCCACATCGTTCGCAAGAATATTTAACCATTTTCGTTATATATTGTTAATATATTTTATTTTTAAATCAATTTTATAAATTAACTTAAATTAACAAATTCGGTTAATTATCCCTAAATATTAGAAAGTCGGCGTTTTAAATGTTCAAAGGTGTAAACAATAAAAAATTGATTATTCAAAAGATGTATTTGATAAATACAAACAAACAACAATGACATCATGCCCCAAGACCTCTACGACTTCTGCGTCCGAGTTGGCTGCCTCTATACCTGGCTATGGTGCTGGAGGAACCTCTGGTTTCCCGATGTTCCAGGATGATTACGGTGGTCAATCGTTCGCTGCTTACCTACACAATCCCTTTGGATATAGTTACCTAACAGATACACAAAAACAGGCAGTAGACCTTGAAAAGGCCAAGTCTGGTAAAATTGAGGATAGACTGTATAATCTATTGATGAAAAATTTTGGAAATCGTGAAAATAATGAGAAGATGGGTCTCGTCCATCAATATAATAGACTAAAAAATATTGTGTTGAATGATAAGTTGATGGGAATGATTATGTGGGGTGCAGACGGAAATAACGACCAAGTAGAAATTAGTAAATATACTACAAGTAGTGGAGAAATATTTACTCTCACAGTTCAATCCATCTGCTACCGTCTAATTCGGGAATATATTGAAAAGGAATAGATATAAATAAATAGTAAATAAATTGTATATAAAGATATTTTTTCTATTATTACTACAGATGGATCGTGTTGAACAGATGAAAAAAATTCAAAAAGAAGGTCTTGAACTTTTCACAAAAAAAAATGCGGATTATGGAGATGCCTTCGCACAGTATGGTACTATTGGTGTTTTAATGCGAATTGAAGATAAAATACAGAGGTCTATGTCCATAACAAAAAAAGGGGTGAATCTAGTTAATGATGAAGGACTAAGGGATACACTTATTGATTTACATAATTATGCTGCTATGGCGTTAATGCTACTTGATGAGTAGTTATTTTCTTTTGATAAATACAACAATTATGTCTCTACATCCAAATCCACTAGTTGCTTGTGGTTTGTGTCTCATATCTCCTTTAAATTGCAAGACATCTCCCGATTTTACAGTATGTTCTTTTTTTTGCGATTTTTCGAAGTATTCAAGGTTTCCACCTTCTACGGTCTTATCTTTTCTAAGGTAGAACAATATTGAATAGACGTTACATCGCATGTTGGCGTGGTCATCTTTGTGCCACCCAGACCAATCGTGTTTCTTTTTTTCAAATCCACAGTTTCTTTGATGAAATTCTACAGAATAAATTCGTTCATCAAAATCAGTAATATTGTTTGATTGTAGGATAGAGATACTTTTTTTTAAAATAGGATTGATTCTGGTGTATACCTCTTTATTTTTATCTGCTGCTCTAGAAGTAGGGTATAGAATATCATAGGTTTCAAATCTCTTCTTCCTTTTCGGGATAAAAGAGGTATGAATATCGCTAAACTGGGTCAGTTGTTCTGGTGAAAGTGTTGTTTTGAACATGCTTGATTTGGAAAGTTGCTACTTAGATGTGAATGTGTTGTTTGTAATTTCTATATTAATAATGTATTTAATCAATTTTTTTATTAGAATTTATAGCCTGTAGAAGGAGAAAACTTCCATTGGGTTCCTCCATGTTCACAGTCATTTAATTCTAGACTGATTATTCCATCGGTATGAATATCTTGGTGTAAACATTTGTTATTATTAGACACAATTTTTATTAATTTATTTTTATCTGAAATAATATTGATTTTCCATAGAGAGTTATGAATAGAATCGTTTACTTCATTTGTATAACTAATTTTAGTATTATTCGAAAGTAGATATCTGTCAAATTTTCCACTCGTTTTATTAAATCCTCTAAGAGCATACTGGTCTTCTTTGACATGGTCAATATAGAACCCTAATTTATCCCCATTTTTAACATCATTATTAGTGACAAATCCATTCATAGTATATCCAAGGTCAGTAAATGCACTATAGTTATTATCGCGCTGTTTACCACCTAACCAACCTATACCAAGATCACTACTTGGAACCGCTGGGTCATCTGTTTTAAGGACCTTATAACAAGAAGTTTTTATTTCCCATCCTTTACCATTTTCTTTATTAGGTTTAGAATAGGAGTTATTTGCTCTAAATAGGTTATATCCAGCTATTCTTAATGGATTAATTTTTTTATATGAATAATTAGTGATTTCTTCTTCTTTATCTGTTATACCGATAGGCCATATGGAAACTTTACCAGAGAATTTTTTGGTAATAGTATCAGATTTTAATCCAGGTTTTTCTGTTTTAACGAATCCTTTTTCATCCCAAATGCTACTATTATTAAGAATTTTGATTTCTTGTACGCATTTTTTATTTATACATCTAATAACATTTAGTTTAGGTTTTATGTCACCACTATTAATATAATCACCAAGGGAAACATAGTTATCCGGTGGTATAGGTCTCCAAACTGAAAAACTATTTTCTCCTGGAATACAGTTATCACATTCTTTGTCATTAGTACTCCATATTTTTACAAAATCTACAGGTGGTTTGGTATTCATATCAGAAACAAGAATCGTTTCTTTTTGGGGTCCATATCTATCTTTTTTTTTATTTTGATAAATATTGTTAGAACCTCTCCATACAGTTCCAACTGGGTAATATAGTTTGTCGTTAATTTTTTTTGGTTCTAGATTATAAAAACTTATATCTTGCGAGAAACTATTGTATTGTTCTCTTTTCCAGGTTTTTTTAGCAGAAACTTGGTCATCATTATCACTATAATAAAAGCATAATGGTACATCATCTCTGGTTTGATTTTCTCCAAGTTGGTTATGTGGACAATCAACCGGACCATATTTAGTAGGGTTTAGTTTATTAATAAATGTAGGTTTGCTATAACTATTTGTATAAACGATTTCTAAATCAGCTTGTTCTGCATTTGGTAGTTCTTTACGATTAGAACATTGTTGTCTAATAATGGGTTTAAATTTATAAGGTCCACCCCATCCCCATACTTCGTATTTATTAATTTCTTTGAAAGGGGTAATGTTTTTATCGTAGAATGATTCGTCTAATTCAGTAGTATTTAAAAATTTTGTTCCGTTTTTAAATTTCAATATTGTTTTAATCCATTCGATAGATAATTCAGAAATATAATCTATTAGTGCTTTTTCGTTAGGTTTTGTTTTACTATTACCATTTGTTAAAAACCCTGTATATTTTTCACTAAAACAAATTTTATTTAGTCTGTTTTTTATAAAGGTATTGTTTAGTTCTCCTATATTTTTTTCATCCATAAATCCCTTTATATTTTTTAAAACTAAAGAGTAGCATGCTATTTTACCACATTTAGAGGTGCATAGACCATCTTTTCCATTTTTTCCATGTTTTCCACGCGTTCCTTTAGGGCCGAGTTTACCGGTTTTACCAAGTAAAGAGTAATAAATATATAGGCAAAAACAAATGTTTACTATTATCGCACCTATTGCTAGAATAGCGAATGTGTTGTTTAATTTATCAACAAATTGTTCGGAACCTATAAGAATTTTAAATGAAGCGAATACTATTCCACTTAAAAATAAAAAAAATAAAATTATTAGGTTAAGATTCATTAATATTATAAAATAAATTTATTGTATAGTTTCATCGATGTGTGTTATAAATTCACTTTTAGTCATTTTTCCACTTTCACACACTGGTATTAGGACATCAATAAATGTGTTAATTTTTCTAAGTATCTTTTTCTGATCTGATGACAACATATTCCCATTTTTAATATCATCTTTAATCTTTTTATAAACTGTAATACGAGAAGATATTTCCTTTTCTATTAGACTTCTACAGTTTACTATACCACAATTTGGTGTAATAACACAGACTCCATTACTTCCTCTAGGACCTGAATCACCTGGGTCTCCTCTTTTTCCTTGTAACCCAGATTGAGACCTTAGTTTGGCATAGAAATAGGCGCTTATGTAAATATTAGCACATGATATATATAAAAGGAGTAGCATTAACCAGTATGCAATTTTAAGATTCATATCAGCAATAAATTGAGAAATAATAATTGCTATAAAAAAGAACACAACGGTTGATATTGTGAATAACATTATAATTATAGTATATATTTTTATTGAATAAATTAGATTTTATAAAGTAAAAAAAAAAATAATAAATTATAACATAAATTATGGATCTTCACGTTTCAATGATAATTAATAATAAAAAAAAAAAGAAAAAGGGTGGAAAATTGGTAAAGGAAATTTTAGAATTGATAGAACAGAATAAGGCAAAAGTAAATATAGATAATAGTTTTGAAAAGGAACTCGATATTTTTGTATTAAGTTATCTAAAACTTACTAAACTAATTGATATTAGTCGTGATACTATCGATAATATTGAGGCTTCTAAAGATATAATAGATGGTATTATAACAAAGGTAGAAGATAATGATTTTATTATACCAGAATTAAATAAAAAGAAAATTTTTATAAAAGAAGAATTTATAAAACATAGTAAACAAACAGATATAAAAATAGAAATGGTATAATATATATATGAAAAAACGTTTTATTGGTAAACTAAAACCAGCATCTCTTTTAGAAAAAAATGAAGATGGATTTACTAAATGTAGGTGGTGTAGTGGAAGTGTTCTACCTCCTAGAAGAACGATGTGTTCACCAGAATGTGTACATGAATTAAAACTAAGGTGTAGTGGAAAATATCTAAGGAACCAGGTATATAAAAGAGATAAAGGTATTTGTGGTGAGTGTGGTATAGATACAAAAGAAACTTCTAAACAGGCAAAAAATATTATCGATATAGAAGAACGAAATGAATTTTTAAAGAGTAAAGGTATTTCTCTTAAAAGAAAATTGTGGAAAAAGAAACATGGTGGAGGGTTGTGGGATGCAGACCATATTGTATGTGTTAAGGATGGTGGTGGTCAGTGTGGATTAGACAATATAAGAACATTGTGTATAGAGTGTCATAAAAAAAAAACTTATAAAAAATTATAGTAATATGTTATAATGATACAAGTAATATTTATTGTAGCTATAATTTTTACAATCCTTAGATATATTAATAAACAGAATGAAGAGTTTACTATAGAGGAAATAATAGATAAGAAATATTTTGATAAACTAAATCAGAAGGATTTATCTGCCAGAAATTTAGATAAATCTAATATAAATCAACACTATCAAGAACTTATAAGAAAACCTTCTAAGAAAGAAATTGGGCTAATAAATAATATTTTTAGGGTAATAACCTCAGAAATAGGTGATAAATATAAATCTATTCTTGATATTCCATTTAAGATATATATGTTTAAAAAATTAGAAAATAATTTCCCACATACACATCATAATTCTATATTATTACCTGAAATATTCCCCTTAGATTATTCGTATGGTATAAAAAATACATTGCTACACGAGAAGATTCATATTATCCAGAGATATAAAAGGGATAATTTTTATAATTTATATGAGAATTATTGGAAATTTAAATATATGAAAATAAAGGATCTTAAAAGGGTAGAACAGTATTCAAGAACAAATCCAGATGGATTAGATAATAACTGGGTGTTTTCTAATAAGGGTATAAATATAGTTTTGATGAGTTTATATAATAAAGATTATAAAAATCTATCGAATGTTACAAATTATGGCATCTATCTGGATAGTAGTTATAATATAATATTTCCAATAAAGAAAAGGAAATTAGATGATATAAAGGAATTCACCGATTTTTTTGGTAAATTAAATGGAAACAACTATCATCCCAATGAAATATCAGCGGAAATGATTTCTCATATGTTATTAGGAAAAAAAACCGATAGTCTTGCATTTAATAAATTAACTGAGTGGTGGAATAAATTATAATTTATATTATATTATTAATGATATTATCAATCTTGAAAAGTTATATACCAGACCTTTTTTTTTGGATTATATGTACCATTTATAGAAACATAATAAAAAAGGATATAAAATGGTTATCTAGAAACTATTTTAAAAATATAAATGGGTGGAAAATAGGTCATTTTTGTCCTATTTATATAAAGGAGTATATTTTAAAATAGAAAACTTTTTAAATTTTATAACTATTGGATTTATATTTGAAATAGTGGAATATTTAATAGAGACTAAAACCAATATAGAATATGTAGATAGTTCAATTATTAATGATACTATTATAAATTCGTGTGGTTATATAACTGGTTCTTTACTATTTATATTATTAAAAAATAATAGTAAAAAATTATAATTACATTAAAATTGATTTAATAATTAATACATATTTTTAATAACAGAGATGAAGTGTTTCCATTGTAGAAAAAAAATAAGGGGTATGGAATTTGACTGTAAATGTGAACAACAATTTTGTGCTAAATGTAGGCATCCAGAAGGGCATAATTGTACATATGATTTTAGGAAACACCAAAAGAATAAACTAGAAAAGGAACTGATTAAAGTTGTTCCCGAAAAACTTGTTAAAATTAATTAAATATAATCCATTAATTTGCATTTATCGGATTTATAGGCGATAGACATGTCTCTACATTTTTTTTCATCTTCATTACAACTTTTACACGAGGTATCATCATCCCAAACGGTATCCCATGTTTCTTCACAATATTTAATAGATTCTATATCAACGTTATATCCTTCCATCATAGGATGACAACAATCTGAATAGCATGCTTCGGTATAGTAATCGGGACTCCATGCTGAATCACATCTTTGACATGTCCATATAGTAATAACTGATTCGCAGCAGTCATTACACAAATATTCGTGTTTATCAGGTTCGAATGATTCATCACAATACCTACAGGTATCACCTTGACTTTCTTCTTCCGACATGTTAATTAGTTAACCCCCTTTCTCTTTTTTCAATTTTAATTATAATAAAATCTATTAGGGGGTGGATCTGGTAGTCTAGAATAGGCTGGTAATCCTTTTTTTTGATGAACGGCAAGTTCTAATGCAGCTTTAGCGTGAGGTCCTTTCATAGATTTTTTAATTCTACGCATTAATCCATAACTAGGTATATTTCTAGACCTTTTAGCTTTATTTCTTCTTTTTCTTTTTAGACTTAATAATTTTTTAGCCTGTCTAACTTTACCTTCAGTAATAGTATTATTTTTCCATCCAGGGTATTTTAACCTAATTTTTTTAGTTAGGTTTTTAATACCATTATTTTTAGAATTATTACTATTTAATAAATTTTTGACTTCTTTAATGAGATTATTAGAAGGTTTAATGGAATTTTTAGTGTTGTTGTTCATTATAATATAAACTAGTATAATTATTCAGAATTAGTCTGTTTAAATTTGTTAGTAGGTACACACAAATAACTACAGAATTCATTATAATTTATACCATTATCATTATTTTTATTGTAGTTTCTGTCACACTCATGTGGGGCATATATAATTTTGTTACTTGCATCAAGATTTGTAACAGGTAGAATCCCTGGTTTGTGGCTCCAGGTTATACCTTTATCTTGTCTATAGAAATGGTAAGTTCTGTCGGTTTCTACAACAATAGCACCTTTATAGTATCCTCTAGGGCATTTTTCATAAAATGTAGTTTTTTTAATATCAGGGTTATCCTGAATAATATTATAAATCATATCTTTACATTTAAATTTGTTGATACTTTGGTTGGAGATTTTACCTGGTTGTGGTTTAAATTTAGAACATTTCCTAGGTTTTCCATTGCAAGTTTTATTTTTTTTACATAATTCCATACAATTTTTAATAGTATGTTCATTATGATCATTCAAAAAATAGGTATAACAATTATGTGAATTCAAAACAACCGGATTATCCCATCTTGTAGGATTATATTCTGGTTCTGATCCATTTAATTTTGTTTTAAAATATTTTTTACATAAATGATATTCACTACATAACGTTTGATTTTTTCTTGAACATTTATCAATATCTAAACTAGGGTTATTATTTCTATCATAACACTGACAGTGTTTTTCCTGAGATACAAGAATCCGATTACATTTTTTTACTATTTTTTTTTCATCACTTAATGTTAATTGATTCATATATTACTTCTAGAAATTTTATCTAATATATGGTTAAAATACAGTCCTTCTATAATAATATTTTCTTTTTTGGTTTTAAATAATTCTATAGCAGTTATTTTATTAAGTTTACTATATTTAATAATATAGGCGATAGCTATTAGTGGAGATAATTGATGACCGGATGCACAAGAAATAACGACCGTTTTATTATCTAGAAGGTACCTATGTATATTTTCAATAGAATTAATAGTATATTTATATAGTTCTAGTAATTCATATTTTACGATATTTTGTTTTATTTCTTTATTATAACCTTTATGTTTACCTAAAAACTTTAAATCATTCGAACAATTAATATGTATATTATTATTAACTTTAACCGTACTAGTCTTTGAAACCCATAGGTCTGGTATTATTTCATACATAAAAAATAAAAATATTTTTATTTATAGAAAAAATTGATATTATAATTAATTTATCTCTTGTGTAAATATGGCTTTAAATGACCAACACAATCTATGGGATGTTTTTAAAAAAGAGCAAAAAAAGGAAGAAGTGAATAACGATATTTGTTTTAGTTGTCAATCAACTAATATCGAAAGGACTGATAAAGAAGTTATCTGTAAAGATTGTGGTGTTATAAATAATAATATTATAGACCATAATGCTGAATGGAGATGGTATAGTCATGATGACTCTAAGTCGGTTGATCCAACCCGATGTGGTATGCCTACAAATGAACTTCTTCCACAATCGTCTTGGGGTTCTACAATTTCATTTAGTTATGGAGAAAGTTTTGATATGAAAAAGGTTAGGACAAAGCACAGTTGGCAGGCTATGCCCTATAAGGAAAGAAGTTTATATAATGTGTTTATGCAAATTCAACATACAGCTATAGATAATGGTATTACACAAGTAATTATTGAAGAAGCTAAGGTTTTGTATAAACATATTTCAGAGACAAAAATTTCTAGAGGTGCAAATAGGAAGGGTATTATTGCTGCTTGTATTTATAAAGCGTGTAAACTAAAAGGTGTTCCTCGTAGTCATAAAGAAATTGCCACGATTTTTGGAATAAATATTAAACATATGACTCGTGGATGTAAAAAATTTGATGAGATTATGAATACTGTAAAAAATCAGGATTCTGTTAATATGATTGGTTCTAATTCTCTAGATTATATTAATCGGTTTTGTTCCAAACTAAAACTTACACCAGAACTTAGCGATATTTGTAAACATGTATGTCAAAAAGCGGAAGAATCTTGTCTTGTTTCTGAAAATACCCCACCATCTATAGCAGCGGGTAGCATATATCTTATATGTAATCTTTTAAATATTAATATTTCTAAATATGATATTTCTGAGATTTGTAAAATTTCTGAAGTAACTATAAGTAAATGTTATAAAACATTACTTACAAAGCACGCACAATTACTTCCAGATAATATTATTAATAAAAAATAATTTATAATTGATTTATAACATATTATTTTAATCGTTTATATCTTTTTTTTTTTTTTATGTAAATTAGTATTATGCTTTATATTTTTTTAAGTTGTGCGATATTACTACTATTGATTGTAATTTTCTATTACAAATTTAACCAGAATAAAAAGGAACAGGATAAACTCTTAAAGATGGTTGCTGAAAAGAACGAAGCCCATGCTAAAGAACTAAAGGATTTCCAGGATTTTGTCCTAAACGGATTTCAACATCTTTCCAAGGATATTGAATCTAATAAACCTCAGTCTACAGACAATACCACCCCACCAGAACCGGAAATAGAAATGGAAAATTTTGAAATTAATGATGAACTACCATCTGAACTAAAAGATAAAATTAATAATTTAAATTCAGATAAAGATAATGAGTTTGATTCAGACGTAAATGTAACTGAACCTTTAGAAGAAGAAAATACTGGTTCTGCTAAGGAAGAAAATATTGGTTCTGCTGAGGAAGATGTTGTAGGTTCTGCTGAGGAAGATGTTGTAGGTTCTGCTGAGGAAGATGATGTAGGTTCTGCTGAGGAAGAAAATGCTGGTTATGGATCTGGTTCTGGATCTGGATCTGGATCTGGATCTGGTTATGGATCTGGTTCTGGATCTGGTTCTGGATCGGATGAGGAGGATGATTCAATACAAATTAATAATCCCTCTTTAGAATTATTAACGTTAAAAGAACTTCAGGAAATTGCAAGAAGCAATAACTTAGCAATTAGAGGTCCAAAAAAGGATTTAATCCAAAGAATAAAAAATAATAAAAACTAAAAAAATTATGTTATGTTAATATAATGAGTCAGTGCTTTAAAACTAGCAATAATAAATTTTTAAATTTACCAGCAAGGATGGATGATGGAAGACATTTTACAGATTATAGACCAAATTGTGTTGTTAATGGTAATCTTAAGGTTGAAAATAAAGTTTTAAATTCATATGAATATAGAATGTATCTCACTCAGAATGCCACAAAGATTATGGATACTAATAAAAAACTAAGTTATGTTCATAATGGTGCTTATGATTGTGCTAATAAGGATTCTATAGGAACTATGCTTCCTGAAAAGAACATGACCCTATGTAATACTCAGAACTGTGAAGTTCTAGAAAATTTAGCTGGTGGAGTTGGTCTTGGGAGACAGCACAGTGAGATTAATGAGTGTATTAAACCTGCACCTGGTAATGAATTTAATATGAAGGATAATTCGTGTGTACCAAAGGATAATAAATTATAATTAATAATATTTGTATTAATTATATGGAGACTGAATGTAAAGTAGTAACATATAATAAACCTGAATTTGGTGGGTTTATTAAAATACAAAACAATCAATTAGAAGTTTATGGTAAAATTAAAGGAGAATTTATAAACAGAATAAATAAAATATCATATCAGGCGGCTGATCCTCCAAGAGATAGTTATAGTTTTTATGGAAGTGGTATGCCATATTATAATTTTGAACAGGCAATATCTAATAAAGAAAACATAGGTTCTGTAGACGTAGACAATAATGAATTTAAAATAACTATGTTAATACCGAATAGTTATTATGACAAGTTAGGTACTGTATATATAGAACCAAGTGTATTTTTAAAACCAGATATAAATAACACCTATTATAAATTTGTTATGGATATAGGAATACCTTATAGGTTTTTAACCCATCCATCTTTAAATACATATTCGTCAGTAACTCCTAAATTATACAAACCAAGTGCTCCTGAATTTTATAGTTGTATTGGAGGACTTAATCGGGAAAATCGTTCTCAGGAGCAAATATTAAGAGAGAGTGAATATCCGTGTGATAGGGTTATGCCTATAAATTTTTGGGGTAAAAAACCTGCTTTATAGAGAAGAAGATTTATTTATATAATCACAACTTTGTTTTACAAAATGTATAGAGTTATTGATATATCCTTTTAAATTTTCAGAGAATGATTTTATAGGACTTTCGGAATTTGCAAATAATTCGTTTGATTCACAACTAGTTTTGTTTACAAAAACAAAACTATCATTAAGATTACTGTTTATAGGTATTATGTTAATTGGACTAGACCTTTTTATTATATTTGGTGGGTTTATATTTATTGGACTAGACCTTTTTTTTATATTTATAGTATCTGAATCTGAATTACATAAAAAATCAGTTTCTGATTCACTATCTGATTCACTATCTGATTCATTTTCTGAACAGGTGGTATAGTCCTTTAAAGAATGGTATAGAGAACCTTCAGAATCTATGCTATCTAAAGCAAAATTAAATTTTAGGTCAAATGATTCATCTATTTTATCACTAATGCTTCTATATTTGAAAGAACTATTTAGATCATAATTATATTTGAATGGTTCTTCTAGTAATTTATTTTCTTCTTTAAGGATTAGGTCATTAATAAACCAATCATGTACAAATAGATTATCCCAATCGATTCTATTATTCGGTTCTTTAACGAGCATTTTTTTTAATAAATCTATACACTTAAAAGAAATTTTACCCTTCGGGAATTTAATTTCATATTTATCAATCAAATTTATTAGTGTATAAATATTAGTTGCTCTAAATGGAGTATAACCATATATCATTTCATAAATAATAACACCAAACGACCATATATCAGATTTGATAGTGTAATTTTTAGTTTTTATAATTTCAGGGGCCATATAAAGTGGACTACCACATATAGTATCCATCATTTCTTCATTAATAGTAATACTTTTAGATAATCCGAAATCTATAATTTTTAGTATTTTATCATTTGATACTAGAATATTTTGTGGTTTTATATCCCTATGGATAATATTTTGTTTATATAAATATTGTAAGCCATTTTTTATTTGTATAGAAAAATTATTTACATGTTTCTCTTCTAATGTATTTCCGGATAGGTATTTTCCAAGGTCTCCATATTCAAAATATTCTAAAAATATATAGACATTATTTTGTTTTTCATCAACTATAAGATCGAATACCTTTATAATATTAATATGTGAAAGTTTTCTCATTATATTAAATTCATTTTTTACTACATTTTTATCTTTTAGTCTGTCTATATCTATTTTTTTAAGAGCGAAAACATTGTTATTGCTATCAAAACATTTATGAATAGTAGAGAAAGAACCCTTCCCAATTCTTTTTTCGCAAATTCTATAATTTTGCAGTTTATCATTCATTCTATTTATAATTATTAATATTAATTCATATATAAATACTTAAAGTTAAATTAATTAGTTATACTATAAAATGACTGATACTCCTGTGGATACTCAACCTACTGTTACGGAAACTATTGATGCTCAATTCAAGACTCTACAGACTGAACTTCAGGCGATGACTGCTTCAACCAAGGGTTTGCAGGATAGTCTCAAGGCTCTATACAAGGCCACCCGCACGGCCCAGAAGCAGACTTCTAAGAAAGTTCGAGTCCAGACCAAGAACACTCTTAGTGAAGAACTTGAGAAATTCCTAAGTGTTGCTCATGGTACTCAGCTTACCAAGGCTGAGGTCATGAAGGGTATCTCTAGTTACATTAAGGAAAAGAACCTTCAACTAGTGGATAACAAACGCACATTCAAGGCAGACAAGAAGATGCAGAAGGTTTTCGGTATGGATTCTAAGAAATCGTTGACCTTTGTTGAGATTGGTGGTCATATTTCGGGACATCTTACCAAGGTTTAAAATATTAAATTATATTAATTAAAATATATAGATGGATAATACTAAAAAAATATGTAATTGTGGAAACTATAGTCCAGTTATAAACGGGGGGGAATGTAGGGTGTGTTTTGGTTTTAAAAAAGAGAAGAAGAATTAATTTCTTTTATTAAAGAATTATTTTTATTTAATTTGTCATTTGTTTTAGAAAGCATTAAATTTTGATTTTCTAATAAACAATTTATTTTTTTATTAATTCCATTTACAATGGATACCCTTGTTTCTAATTCATTTATATCTGGTTCTAGTTTAGATTCCTCAGAAGGTGTTAGATTGGATGCAAAAAATCCTTTAAGATCAGCTACACTGGTTTTAAGGGGTTTAATGATTGTATAAAATGTATCTAAAATATATTTAGAAAAGTCTAAATTATTTTTAATTTCATTATTTTTACAGTCTATATTTTTAATTTTTTCATCTTGAATATAGAGTAATTCTAATGATTTTTCAGCCAAAGATTGTGTGTCTTCCATTATATTAGACTTATAATAATAATTTTCTCACGTTATTGGCCGACATGCGGCGTTTCTTCTGGGTCTTTTTGGCCATTCTACCGACCGTCTGATTACCATTTTTGCAACTTTTCTTGCTGGTATTCTTACCACCAACCACTTCATACTCGATCACGAATTCGTTTTTGGTACCTGGAAGTCTCACAAGAGGAACCGGAAGCTTCCTGCGCTTTAACTTGTAGGAGAATTCCTTATTACTACTACCAGCGGTCGTTTCTTTAACAGTTACGACAAGAGTGCACACACCTCTAATCTTTTTAACACGACAAAGTTCATTAAACGCCTTTTTGGCGGCACCAAATGGGGTGGTGCTTAAATATCTACCACCACTACTCTTTGTTTTACAACTATCTTTTTTGGTTGCACTAACAACCGTGAATGAACGCATATCAGCTCTACCTTTTAAAACCATAATAATATAACACAATATTTTTATTTTGGGTCTTCAGTAATATTCTCCCAATTATTATTTAATTCACATGTATTTAATTTATCCTCCAGTTCAGAAATTTTACTATTAAGATTATGTTTTAATCTGAGTTTCGTTCTTTTTAGATTTTTAATCTTTTTCTTTAGGGTTTTATTTTCCTCTAAAAGTTTATTATAATCCATATACATTAAATATATTTTATTTATAAATCTTTTATTTATAAATTCCATTTACAATAGATACTACCAATTAGTGTCATTAAGATCAATCGTTTCAAAAAACTTATCTAAATCTCCTATTTGTTCTATTTTATTTACAGGACTTCCAGTTTCTTCATAATTTGATTCACTATTATTATAGTAAATAGTATTTGTTTTATTATTAATTAGAGGTTCTATTTCTTCTTCTGATATTTTATATTCAGAATTATTTAGCGAATATATACGATTCGATAGTAGAATCGTATCTGCTCCTTTACATATATTAAAATATTCGTTATTTTTTTTATAGAAATAAAAGGTCGGTACAGATTCAATATTAAATTTAGAAACAAATTCCTCGCATTCGTCTATATCTATTTTATAAAATGCAATATTGGAATACCTTTTACTTAATTCATCAAATAACGGATAGATAGATTTACATGGACCACACCATGAAGCCGTAAAATATAACACATATGGTTTGGTTTTATCTATCATTTCTTCAAGTGTATCTGTTTCCTCAACAATATTAATAGTATTTTGAATCTTTACCATTATAAATATACTAAATTTATTTCTAAATAGATTAAACGAATATATTTTAGTATAAAGACAAGACAATATTAATATAAAATGGCAAATATTCTTTTTGAAAACCAAGAGGATTCAGTATTTGAATCTATACTTTATAATACTTGTAATTATCTTGATATCCATAATTATTGTATTCCACGACAAAAACGCTATAAACAAGTAAAGGTTGCTATTAAACAAGGTATATATAATATATTTTTTAAAGAGTGTGAAATTATTATTCGGTATCAAAATGTAGGAATTCCACTTACTGTTGAACACACCACCAAATTTCACAAAGAAATAGAACTTACTTCCCCATCAAATAATCTAGCTAATCTAAAGGAATTTATTGAAGATTCGATCACATTTTATGATGAACAAATCTTGGAAAAATCTAAAACTGATAATAAACTTAATCTATATCTGTGGGATAATGGCTACTGGGATAGTATTAAAAAAAAGGCAAAACGTCCGATTGATACGGTTTGTTATTCTAAAAACAAGCATATGAACCTACTTAATGATATTAAAGAGTTCCTTACAGAAGGAACAGAGAAAGAATATAATGATTATGGTATGCCATATAAATTTAATGTTCTACTAGAAGGATACCCCGGTACAGGTAAAACAAGTCTTGCAACTGCTATTGCTTCTGAGTTGGATCTAAATATTGCTACACTAACCTTTGATACCACTATGACAGATAAATGTTTTTTCCAGGCACTTAATATTATTCCTGAAAACTCTATTCTACTCCTAGAAGATATTGATGTTTTGTTCAAAGATAGAAAAGAAAATGATACTATGAAATCAGCACTAACCTTTAGTGGTCTTCTAAATGCTCTAGATGGTATTAGTAGTGCTCATAAACAAATTGTTTTTATGACAACTAACTATAGCTGTAATCTTGATAGCGCTCTAAAACGTCCAGGAAGGGTTGATAAATGTATTCACTTTGGATATTCTGATAAAGAACAAATCGAACAAATGTTTAATAAATTCCTTGGTGACCGAGAGAACTGTTTCGATGAATTTTATAAACAAATCAAAAGGTACGATCTTACCTCTGCTATTCTACAAAAATATCTGTTTGAAAATAGAAAGGAAATGGATTTGCTTAAAAATATTAATGATATTAAAGTTATTGCAAAAGAACAAAACTATGATGGAGCTACTGAAAATCTATATTCCTAATTTAAAATTGTAAACTTATTTTTATTATTTTTTCTCTTAATCTCTAGTATTTGAAAATTATTATTACCTAACGATTTAGATAGTCCTACATCTACTCTCCATACTTTCTCATCACAGTTAGAATTTATCACATTCTGTGGTGTATGTCCTATAACTATATGATTTGCTCCTATATCTTTTAGTGTTTTATCTAGTAAATCGCAGTTAGGTTTTGTTTTCCCGAGTGATCTATCCCATAAAACACCCTTTGAATCAACTAAAAACTGGTTTATTTGTTCATCCATATCCTTTTTTCCATTTAAAAAATTCTTCATTAAAAGATTTACAAATTTTACTGTGTTTTTTTTATTATCTTTCACTATTTCTGGAATTATTCCAGCATGAACGAATACTATATCATTTATTTTTAATAATGTATTTCTTGTACATGACAAACGTGTAGCCATACATCCACCTGGTTTAAAAAGAAGTTCTCTCTTTTTTATACCACCACTTTCTTCTATATCCTTTTTAGAAGCATATGAAAAATTACCCATAACATTCATCAATTCGTGATTCCCTATTAACGAATAAACCGCACCTCCATAAGATTGTGCCTGGATATGTATATTATCAAAAAAATCTAATATTTGTATTTCACCATGTGCATCTTCATAATTACCACGCCCATATCCATCTATCTGGTCTCCTAACTGAACTACTATAGAGTTTTTACCTATCCACCTTTTATTTCTATCTATTAATTTAAAATGCCTAAATAATTCTATAGTTTTTTTATAATCCGCATGGAGATCCCCTATAACATAAATAGTATTATTGGTTTTAATATTATTTTTTAAAATTGGACAAACACTTTTATATTTACATTCATTCATATTAAGTTATAATTTTTTTTTTTTTTTAATTTATCAATTATATCATTATGTTTTTTTATCTACTACATAATTCTAATCTAATTGAAGAAGGTGAAAATAAAATCGTTCAATTAATAATATATAGTATTTTGTTGTATATAATACTTCATCTTATCACAAATAGTGTATTTAAATCATTACCTATTTTAGGATATTACTTTTGGGTTATTTTTATTTTAGATAGTATTAGTCTATCGAGTATTCTTATTAGAGAAAATAATGGACAAATACTAGTTAATAATATTAATAATATTAAAATTCCAACAGAACAAACTAGAAACGAAATTATAAAAAATACTCATAATTTAGAAGAACTTCTTAAAGAAACAAACCACATTAAAGAAATGGTAAATAATCCTGTTACTGATGGCATCGATTCTAACGAATTTAATAAATTTATTGAAGAATTAAACAATAGTGATTCAGAACCTCAAGTTAAAGAAGAACCTAAAATAGAACCTCAAATTGAAACGAATAAAAATACTCAAATGGACGAAAGAGACCTTCTTATGGAAACATACAAAAAAAGTTTAGGTAGTAAAGGGTCTGATATTACAGAAAGAAATCGAGAAAATATAATACAAGCACCCCCTACTATAGATATGTTACAATCAATACAACCCTCTGATAATCTACAGACGCTAGATACTCTAGATACTCTGTCTAGTCTAGATACTTTATCTAGTCTAGATAATAGTAAAACTATGAATAATATGGAATCTGACGTTGACATTGATTTGAATGAATTTGATAAATTAATAAATTAACGAATAAATATATTTATATATAGTAAGCTATGGAAATATTTATTTTAACAGTCATTCTTGTTTTAATATTTTTAACATTTTATTCTAAACAGAATTTTACAAATGTCACATTTGAAACTGATTTAGAACAGCGTTTTAAACAAATGGTTGATAAAATAGAAAAATCTATTACAAATAAAAATGAATTATACTACAGTTTTAAGGTTACTGATAATAAAATTTTTTATTCTAATCTATTAGGTGATTGTAATTCACCATTTTTAGTAGAGAATATTAATAAATCTACCAGTTTATTCAAATTTATTAACAGTTTAATGCAACTTCTTCTAGACCATAGCAATTTACAAAATAAAACTAATTTACAGATTATTAATATTGATAATTTTAAAAGAGACAGTATTGAAAACGGATTTAGTTATAAAATAGAAGTATTTTTATTAAATCATAAAAAGTTTTATACAAACAAATATAGATTCCATCTTGATATTGTAGATAATGTAATTTCAGTTAAAAATATAGATATTATTAATGCTGTAACCCCTATCAACAGATTTGATTGCGATGCTGATAAAAAACATTGTACTGGACGCGATTCTTCACTAAAATCAAACGTTCCTAATACTAATAGAGTAAAACCTTTATTAGAAACAAATCTAGAATTTGGGAAAGTCAATACACCCAATAAACATATAGAATTAATTGATGATAAAACATCTCTACTAAAAGAACATATACCTTTGCCTGGAGAACCAGCACAAGCTGAATTCCCTTGTAAAAAAATAGAACATACCTGGGATATTAATGGTGTTAGTAATAATGATGATGACCAGAATAGTTGTTATGGAAACAAACATGCTATAGCAACTAAAAATCCAGAACCATTCTACCATATTTCTTTATTAAATAACAGAAATTTTGATAGTCAAAATATTGATGTAAATCACAATTTTAGAGTGCAACAGAGGGTTGGGTTCGATCATTAGTATCTTTTTTTTTATATTTTTTTAATAACATTATTGTTACTACAGCCATAATAGACGCAATAAACATATATATCCAGGCGTTTTTAAAAGAAAATATCATTTTAATACCTTCTGGGAAATTCGTAACCAGTTTTTTTAGAGGCATAAAAATACCCCCCAAAGGTAAATTAAATATAGGAATGTTTTTAATTTTATACACACATCCATATTTATTACATACCAATAGAAAATAGATTAATAAAGCTATTGTATTAAAGGAAACAAATATTATAGAGTTAGACAACATTATAATTATAATATATTTAAATATAAAATTGAGTATAAAATAAAGTAAAGATATAAAAAAATGTCGTCCCAACAAGAATTCCAGAGTATTATCAAATCCTACGATGAATTCCTTTCACCAATCCTACACTATAATAAAGATTTCAAACAATTTCTAGAAATGGTTAAACACATTTATGACCAGTATAATACAGATAATTCTATTAATTTTCATGATGAACTTCTAAAATATAGGAACGACCAAAAATTTAATTTTGATAATCCAGAACTTAGTAATATTATAGCAAAACTTAAAACTATAGAACAACCAGCACAAAGAACTAAAGAATGGTATGAATACAGAAATAAACGACTAACAGCAAGTGATCTTGGCACAGCTATGAACGTAAATCCTTATTCTAAACGCAAAAAACTCGTTGCTAAAAAATGTGGTTATGAAGAAACATTTTATGCTGGAGCTGCTGTAAAACATGGAGTAAAATACGAAGATGTTGCAATTCATATCTACGAACAAAGAAATAAAGTAAGTATATTTGAATATGGATGTATCCCACACCCAACTATCCCACATTTTGGTGCTTCTCCAGATGGAATCTGTGATGTTAATTCTGAAAACAAAGAATATATCGGTAGAATGCTGGAAATTAAGTGCCCTAAATCAAGGATAATTGATGATTTTATCCCAATTCATTATGAACTACAAGTACAGGGTCAACTTGAAGTGTGTGGTCTGGATTTCTGTGACTATTTGGAATGCTCTATCAAAGAATATGATCTAGTACAAGAATTTCTAGATGATTATGGAACAAGTCTAAAAACAACTAAAAATGGAATGGAAAAGGGGGTTGTTATTGAAACATATGACCCTAATAAAGATAAAAACGTTTACTTTTATCTTTATAATTTTGAATCCAAAGAAGAAATTTATGAATGGGAAGAAAAAATTAAAAGTAGTCTTACTGAGGTCTATATTAAAACAACTTATTGGAACCTAGATGTTTATTGTGTTAAGTTGGTTGAAAGAGATACTAAGAGATTCAAGGAAGAACTACTACCTGAAATTAATAGTTTTTGGGAAGATGTTCTAAAATATAGAGAATGTGGATATGAATCACTTGTTTATAAACACCTTCCTAAGGAACTTGACTTTCTTCCGGATTCCCCATAATTACTTAAATTTGTTAATAAGTTCTAGTGGATATTTCAATGAATAAATGCCACTCCCGACAATAATTATATCTGAACCCTTTTTAAATGCAGTGTCTGGTGTGTTATAAATCTGGTCATCTTTTTTTGTTTCAATTAATCGAACGCCTGGTGTTAAAAATAAAAATTTATCATCATTTACAAATTTTGTCTGGCTTATAAATCCAATGACATGTTTGCTATATTTTTTTGCTATAGTATAACAATTAACCGTATAGTTTGTATCTATAATATTACCACTACTTGACATTTGTGATACTATTAGTATTTTAGGTATAATACATTTATTATTTTCTATGTAATTTAACATCCCTTCCGCACAAATTCCATGTATTGTAATGATATCTGCAAATTCTGATATTTTATAAAATCCATTTAGTTGTCTATCAAATGTTTTACCGATATCAGAAAATTTTCTGTCTTCAAATATAACAAAATTATATTTTTGTTTTAGTTTATTAAGTTTTTTATTAACAGAAGGATCATAATCCTCCAAAATATCTATATGTGTTTTTAATATACAAATATGTGGACCAATAAGATTTATCCATCCAAATAGTTCGGATTGTGTTGTAAAATCAGCAGAAAAACACAGTCTACTTTCTTTTACTTTAATAATTTCCTTTATTTTATCCATTTATTTCTATTATTATATAGTCTATAAATATATTCGTATTTATTAGGTCTCTCCTTCCAATAACAATTTAGTAATTTTTGGACCTGCCTTATAATCTTTTACCCGAATCGGACCTACCTCTTTACTTAGAGGATATCCCAGTTTTACAGTACTCTCTGTTGTAATATTATTACTCGGACGGTCCCATACATTGTTTGAGTATGGAAGGTCTCTGATATGTTTGCAACCAAAATCTAATATAATAAAATCATCATCACTCCTCATATAATTATCATTAAGTATGAGACCTATGATTTCATCTAGAGAAACTTCAAACTCTCTCTTACTTTCTATCAATTGATATAATTTTTTATTCAACCGTGTAAATTCATTAAGTTCATCCATATCCCATACGGGATCCTGTCGAGCCAGCAGTGCATTTTCGGTGGCCGAATTGGGCATCATTAAACTTCCCCTAAGAGCAGCTAACCTTGAATCATGTAAATCATAAACAGAAATACGTGTAGGATCCTGGAAAGATTTTTCCATATTTTCCTTAGTTTTAATTATATTTTCTCGTGCTGTAAGCACCTGAATCTCCCTCTCTCTTTGTTTTAAAAAATCATTTCTTATACCAGAATTAAATAGTATATCGTCATAATGAATATCTAAACTACTAAGATTATTATTATTATTATTATTATTATTATTATTATTATTGTTATTATTAGAATTATCTATTTCTTCTGTTAATTCATATATACCTGAAAAGGAAGTGTTAGGTATGTGTGAAATAAATTCAAATCCAGTATTTATAGGATTCTGGGTTCCATACTTATCCTTTTTTGGGTATACATTAAAATTTAGTGTTTTATTATCCCCTGTAAGGCGTGTTTTGTGCGAATTATATTCATCTTTGTTTTCTTTAAAAAATTCACATTCAACAAGTTTACTAAAATTTTTGGTTGATTTTATATCGTCAAGTTGTATTAACCCAGAATGTATTTTTTCATTCGTTTTAAGTTGCTTAATAAAGTATTCCACCCTCAAACTAGAGGACTTTTTCCCTATATCCTGGACTGGTATATATCTCACATTAGGAAAATCCTTATATTTTTTTAGGTCTAAACGGAACCCTTCTGGTTCTCTATTTTCTTTTATTTTTAGTAGGTCATTATATGTACAGAAAGACGAGTGTCCTATAATAGCAAAAATGCGGGTTCTTTTAGGATTTACCGATTTTGGAATTTCAATATCATCGCAAACATGTGGGGGACGTGGTTTCGCATTTTCATAATTGTTCTCGTTATTGATATTGTTTCTAAAGTTTGGTCGGACTCTTTTTTTAGTTTTCTTTTTCTTTTTCTTAGTACGTTTGTTTGATTTTTTTTCCTTTTTTGTTTTCCTTTTTTTATATTGTGCTCTTTTAATCCGTTGTTCCTTTTTTGCCTTCTTTGTTTTATATTTATCCGGTCTCATTCTATAATTTAATGTAATATATTATTTTAGCAATTCACGATCACCTTTAACATTATTAATACGACCAATAGGGATGTGAAACTTCTTTTCAACTAACGTTTCTAGTGGATAAAACGCTTTCTTCTGAGAATATGGGAACAACCATTCTTCAGAAATAAGGGTAGTATTATGTGGTGCATTCTTAATCACATTATTTTCCTTATCATATTTTGCTTCCTCTATTTCCTTTATTTCATTCCTAATAGAAATAAGAGCATCTACTAGTCTATCTAGTTCTTCTTTATCTTCACTCTCGGTTGGTTCAAACATCATAACATTAGTTCTAGGCCAAGACATAGTCGGGGGATGAAATGAATAATCCATTAGTCTTTTACAAATATCATTTTCAGTAATATTTAGATGTCCAAATTCGGTCGTATCAATAATAAATTCATGTCCTACCCGGTTATTAGTATTAACATCTTTGATAGTGTAGTAATCTTCTAGACACGATTTTAGATAATTCGCATTTAGAATTGCTGTTTCTGTAGCACGTGTAAGACTGTTACTACCCATTGTGGCAATATAAATATATGGAATAGATAGAATAGAAGCAGAACTCCACTGTGAAGAAGTAATATTACCAATTGGTGTTCCCGTTGTTTCAACCTGCAAAGAATTCTTAGGAAGATATGGTTGTAGTTTTTTATTACAGAGAACAGGACCCATACCTGGACCTCCACCTCCGTGGGGAATACAAAAAGTTTTGTGTAGATTTAGATGACATATATCAGCTCCCAATTCTGCCGGTTTAGCAATACCCACAAGGGCATTCATATTAGCTCCATCGAGATAAACCAACCCATCAATATCATGGATTGTATCACAAATATCTTTAATATTTTCATTAAAAACACCAGTTGTATTAGGGTATGTAATCATAATACCAGCAATACTATCTTTATGTTTAGTTGTTAGAGTTTTGAATTCTTCCATAGAAATTGTTTCATCATATTTCATAATTTTAAGTCCAGATAGAGTTGCTGATGCAAAATTAGTTCCGTGTGCTGTGTGTGGGATTAGAACTGTATTTTTATTACTTTTATTTTTTGTTTCAAAATATTTTTTAATAACAAGAAGACCCATATACTCTCCCATAGAACCAGAATTAGATTGGAATGAGACATCATCAAATCCAGTAATTTCTGTTAGATAATCTCCTATCTCTTTAATAAATTCAACAGAACCTTCTGTATATTTTTTAGGAAGATATGGATGAATATTCATTTTATCCCAGAAAAGCGGTTCAAGTTGACTGGAACCATTTAGTTTCATAGTACAAGAACCAAGTGGGATCATACCTTCACATAGCGTATAATCTTTATTAGATAGACTATAAATATATCTCATAAGTTTTGTTTCTGTATTGTATTTCTGAAAAAGTTCCTGTTCCATAAATGGAGTTTTTCGATAAATAGTATCATTTTTAACAGAATTGTCAACACTTTGGATAGAATTAAAATGTTGTTTAGCCTGTTCTACAATAAAATCTACATCTTCTTTTGTTGTAGTTTCATCCAAATTAATAATAATCTCATTGTGACTGACCGGGCGCACACAAATATCATGGTCAGAAAGACTATTATGTAATTTATAGATATCTGGATGACTAAGATGTAGTGTATCAAAATAGGAACTATTTAACTGATTAATACCTAGTTCAGATAGCCGATTATCCAATTCTTGCGTAAGATTATGAATATTATCATAAATAGTCGTCAACCCTTCTTTGCCATGATACATAGAATATAGTGCTACTACATTTGTTAGTAGTGATTGAGAGGTACATATATTACTGGTTGCTTTGTCGTGACGGATATGCTGTTCTCTGGTCTGCAACCCAAGTCGATATCCTTCATTTCCATTTTCATCGAATGATTTTCCAATAATTCTACCAGGAACATTACGAATAAGTTTTTTTTCAACCGCAAAATAGCAGGGATGTGGTCCGCCAAACCACATAGGAACACCAAATCTCTGAGTTGTTCCAAGGGCAATATCCATACCAAGTTCTTTTGGTGATTTAAGTTTTACTAGAGATAGAATATCGGCAATACCGCAGGTTAAAATCTTATTATCCTTACATTTACTAATTAGTTCTTCATACATAATAATATTACCATATGTGTTCGGATACTGGAACATAACCCCAAAGACATCTTCTGGGTCAAAAGTAGTCTTTTCCAAATCTACAATTTTAACATCAATTCCTACAACTGTACCTCTATGTTTAAGAATATCCAATGTCTGTGGGTGTAGTTTATCACTACAAATAAATGTATTTTTCTTTTTCTTATTATAGTTATACATTAGGTTTAGTGCTTCCACCGCAGAACTACCCTCGTCGAGAAGACCACCATTAGCGATAGGTAGTCCGGTTAATTCTTCAATAAGTGTCTGAAAATTGTGCTGACTCTCAAGACGCCCCTGAGAGATTTCAGATTGGTATGGTGTATATGCGGTGTACCATTTAGGATTTTGTAGAATATGTTTTTTAATAGGGAATGGGGTGTAGTTATCGTGATATCCCATTCCAATATAGGATTTATTGGTTTTATTCTTATCAATAATAGTTTTAAGACTTTTTACAGCCTGATCTTCGGTTAAAGTTGCTGGTAGATTTAGAGTTGGGTAATTCTTAACATAAGTTGCCTCTTCAATTAGTTTCTTAATAGAAACTGCATTAATTTTACTCAGCATATGAACCTTTGTATGATTATCTATTCCGATATGTTTTCTCCCAAATGAATTATAAAAACGAACCGACATTTTTACAGGTTTAAAAAAAAACATAGCTTACAATAAATTATAGAAATATTTTTAAATATAAATTATGATTATATTAACGCAAATGGATACCATAAAGGTATCCTAGAAGGAGTATAGACCTATATGAAAGTATTTCAATAGGACACGGGCCAGTAAAAGAGTCATCCAGTATCTGGTTACCTCCATAACTTGGATAATTAAGTAGATGGTTACTATTTAGTTCGTCGATTGATGCAATCTCCTCTTCAATAAAGTAACAGGAGTCCCAGTGAGCGTTAAAATAGGCTCTTATTTCCCTAAGGAATACTGGGATATCTACATTATATTCGATATTGTTATTGATAAAATATACGTGGTCTTCTTCGGTGATAAAGGTGGAGGTCGTCATGATTAATTATAGAATAGAAAAATATATAAATCAATTTTTTATACACTACTATTAGAATTATAGTTTAATTAGTAGAGGATATCATAAATCATTTGTGGGTTCTTAATGAGTTTATCGTATTCGATATCTTCATTGAATGATAGAGTCCAAACTAGTCGTTCAAACAATAGTTTAAGAGCAATAGTATCGTCCATCGCACGATGTGTCCCAGGTACAATATTAAACTTTTTACAAAGGATTTTTAGGTTGAATGTTTTAAGTTGAGGAAGAAGATACTTTGCAAGGTGGATAGAGTCGATATGTTTTACTTTCTGATTAAGAATAGTTCCCCAAATCGGATCATTTTTATAGATATTTTTGAAAAAGAACCGGTCGAAATTACTATTGTTGTGCGCAACCAGATACACACATTCGCTATTACTTAGGTTAAGAAATGTGGTAATCTCTTCCTTCTTTTCTTCAATCAACGGGGCTTTCTCTACCATAGAATTAGTGATTTTTGTGATCATTTCGATTTTATCTGAGATTTTAACTTTAGGATTAATAAGACTTTGGATAGCTTCATTATCTTGGCGAATGAAACTATATTCGATAATCTTTTCATGGTATGGGTTAAGACCCGTGGTTTCGAAATCGTAGTAAAAGAGAGTCATGATGTGTGTTGTTTGTATTGTGTACTTATTAAATAAGAATTAATAAAAATCAATTTTATATTAATTAATTTATATAATTCTATTTATTAATGAAATTATAGAAAAATGGATTTCGATATTTAAATATTATTTTTGAAATTAATATATTTACAGATTATATCTTAAAAGAATGAAGCATAATATAAATAAAGATACGATGGAAGTTGACCATGTTACAAAACGGAACGGTGAGTTGGAGGAGACATCATTTGAAAAAATTCAGAAACGTATTAAAACGTTGTCGACAAATGGTAGGACCCTAAATATTAATCCAACAAGAATTTCTCAAAAAATTTGTGGGGAGATTTATAATAAAATTCCTACTAATAAAATAGATGAATTAGCTGCAGAAATCTGTGCTTCTCTATCAACAGAACATCCAGATTATACAGAACTTGCTTCTAGAATTGAGATTTCTAACTTACATAAAAATACTTCCCCATCTTATTCTGAGACTACTAGAATGTTGTACGAGAATGGGAAAGCACCCCTTATTTCAAAGGAACTTTATACATTTGTAGAAGAGAATAAAACTAAACTTAATTCTTATATTAAATATAAACGTGATAATTTGATTGATTTTTTTGGACTAAAAACACTCCAGAAAAGTTATTTGTTTAAAATTAATGGTAAAATTATTGAACGCCCTCAGCATCTTTTTATGAGGGTTTCTCTTGGTATTCATGGAGATAGTCTAAAGGATGCTCTTAAAACATATGACCTTATGTCAGAAAAATATTTTATTCATGCTACACCTACACTATTTAATGCCGGTACTGCACGACCACAGTTATCTTCGTGTTTTTTGCTTGCTATGAGGGATGATAGTATTGATGGTATCTATTCTTCTTTGAGGGATTGTGCCTTGATTTCTAAGTGGGCTGGTGGTATTGGTATTCATATCCATAATATTCGTGGTCGTAAAAGTGCTATTAAAGGTACAAATGGTACCTCAAATGGTATTGTTCCTATGTTGAGGGTTTTTAATAACACAGCAAGGTATGTTGACCAGGGTGGTGGTAAACGACAGGGATCTTTTGCTATCTATATTGAGCCTTGGCATTGTGATATTATGAGTTTTCTTCTACTTAGAAAGAATCATGGCAATGAAGAAGAAAGGTGTCGTGACCTTTTCTATGGTCTCTGGGTTCCAGACCTATTTATGGAAAGGGTTAAATCCCAAGGTAAATGGTCTCTTTTTTGTCCTGATGAATGTCCTGGTCTATCGGATTGTTATGGCGAAGAATTCGAAAAACTATACACTAAATACGAATCAGAAGGAAAATATAGGGAACAGATTAATGCGAATGATTTGTGGTATAAAATTGTAGAATCACAGATTGAAACTGGAACACCTTATATTTGTTATAAGGATGCTTGTAATAATAAATCGAATCAGAAGAACCTAGGGACGATTAAGTCAAGTAATCTTTGTACTGAAATCATCGAATATTCTTCGCCTGATGAATTTGCGGTGTGCAATCTTGCCAGTGTTGGACTGTCTAAGTATGTTAATACAGAAAAGAAAGTATTTGATTTTGATAAACTCTATAAAAATGTTAAAGTAATTACTAAAAATCTTAATAAAATTATTGACATTAACTATTATCCACTAGAAGAAACTGAACGTTCTAACCGAAGACACCGACCAATTGGTATTGGTGTACAGGGATTGGCTGATGTTTTTGCTATGTTGAAGCTACCATTTAGTAGCGCTGAAGCACTGGAACTAAACGAACGTATTTTTGAAATGATCTATTATAGTGCGTTGGAAACTTCTATGGAACTCTCTAAAAAGAGGGAAGTTGGGATGAAACAACTCGTTCAACTCAGAACTAAAGAGACTCTTACAGAAGAAGAAACTTCTTTGATTGACACTCTTACAACTGAACTTAAACCTATCGATAGGGAATTAAATAGAGATAAATATCTAGGTTCATATTCGTCATTTGAAGGTAGTCCAGCAAGTAATGGTATTCTTCAGTTTGACCTATGGGGAGAGCAGCCTTCTGAGGACATGCTACCAAAATGGAATAAACTTAAAAAGGATGTTCAAAAGTATGGTATTCGTAATAGTTTGCTTCTTGCTCCTATGCCTACTGCATCTTCTTCGCAGATTCTAGGAAATAATGAAGCATTTGAAGCGTTTACAACAAATATTGGTGTTCGTAAAACACTAGCAGGTGAATTCGTTGTTCTAAATAAACATCTCATTTATGATCTTATTGAACTTAATCTTTGGAACACCGAACTAAAAAATAAAATTATAGAAAATGATGGTAGTGTACAGAATATTGATTGTATTCCTGATAACATTAAAGAAATCTATAAAACCGTTTGGGAAATTGGAAATAAAACATTGATTGATATGTCTGCTGCTAGAGGTAAATATATCTGTCAGTCACAAAGTCTTAATCTGTTTATGGCAGAGCCAGATTTTAGGAAAATTACTAGTATGCATTTCTATTCTTGGAAAAAGGGTCTAAAAACAGGTATGTACTATCTTAGAACAAAGGCTGTTTCACACGCGCAGAAATTTACAATTGAACCAAAGAAAAAGGTTCTTGCTTGTTCTATTGATAATCCTGATTGTGATTCATGTGGAGCCTAAATAAATAGACACTTTATAATTATTGCAATTAATAAACCATAACTATTCATCCTTATATTATTGTATTATTGTATTAATAATGAGATAATCCCAATACAATTTAATTCTACCAAAATATTTTTTTTATTTATGTATATTATATGACTTTACTAATGAATATAATAAACTTTTTAATGGCGAATGATATAATTCCCTTTTTATATTTTGCATTACTCGGAGCACTTGTGAGTAGTACGAATGTTTCTAAGTACCTTAAAACGCATAAATTTGAAGCTATGATTCTTGTGGTAACTACACTAATGATGTCTTTAATGGTCTATTTTAAATTAACCAAGCCGGAACAGTTTAAGAACAGAGACAAATGTTGTCCACCAAAAGGAATAACCCCTACTGTAGATCGTGAATGCGATAGTAGTACGTTTACAAAATGTAGCGATGGCGTAAAGGAACATGTTGTTGGAAAACTAATTCGTGAAGGTAAATACCGCTGTATGGGCGATGGAAGAGCATATAAATGCTAATAATTTCTTTTTATACAAGATATAAAAAGAAATGTTAATAAAAAAGAAAGAGACACACAATTGTGTTACCCCTAGTGGGACTCGAACCCACAGTCTTCTGGTTAGAAGCCAGACGCCTTGTCCATTTGGCCATAAGGGCGAAAGCAAACATAAATTGGATAACCTCCCATTGAATTTATGTTTGCATACTAATAAAATCGTAATTTAATTAATATTTTTTATTATACACGAAAATTAATCCGTATTATTTATAATTTATAAGTATAACTATTTTATAATATAGTTTACCAGTAATATATTCCTATTCCGCTATATCTAATTTTAATCTAAATGTAGTTATATATACCTAAAACACCACGCCACCATTTTAATTAGAAACTATTTAATATTTATTATTGTTATTTTTTTTATTTTTATATATTTTTATATATTTTTTTTTATTTTTATATATTTTTTTTTTCATAACACTCACTTGTTCTTTTCCGCTGTCGTCGTTATCCATACTCCGCTGTCGTCGTTATCCATAATCCGCTGTCGTCGTTATCCATACTCCGCTACCATACTATTTAATCTGATATAGTATACATATAAAGGGAACATGTTAACCCTTACTAATATATATACTATAATACACACAAGACCCCCATTATATTTATACTGCTGAACTTAATTTATATCAACCACTCACTGAGTTAGCTATGCGGACACGCTATAATGTTAATACATAATTAAGTTATTTAATTTATTTATTTATTATTGATTTACTGCTGCACTTAATTTATAAAAAACGGTATATTGTGATAGCAATGCTAGCACTCAATACCGGTTAATATCTCAAATTAAGGGTGATATATTTCTATATATATATAACTAAGAAAATAATTATACAATATAGTATAGTATAGTATATTATATCATTCTCGTCAGATGGATTTGAACCACCGGCCGCGGGAATTATGATATGTACACTTTGGTACATTAACAACTACAATCCCATGCTCTACCCCTGAGCTATGACGAGTTTCAAATTTCTAGTAAATATTTAGTTCTGATATAAAAGTCAGATTTATTTGAAAATTGCTGTAAGAAATTTTGATTGCCTTACGACAAACGCTCCGTAGAGGAATCGAACCTCTGATCTTCCGATTAACAGTCGGACGCCTTAACCCCTGGGCCAACAGAGCAAAAATAATCTATAATGTAATATATACGATTGTCTTACGACAAACGCTCCGTAGAGGAATCGAACCTCTGATCTTCCGATTAACAGTCGGACGCCTTAACCCCTGGGCCAACAGAGCTTTAATAATGTATAATGTAATATATATTATGTCCGAAGACATATCTTCTACAGAGGTATTGAACCTCTAGTCCCATATACAATGGAAATCATACATAATTGTATGGTAGAAGGATACTCCTGGCGGGACTTGAACCCGCGATCTCCGCATTATAAGTACGGCGCATTAACCAACTATGCTACAAGAGTTAAATACTAACCACTATACTCATACAGAGTTATAGGTGTTAGATGATGACATGTGCAGGGTTCGAACCTGCGCATCCGAAGATAACTGAGCTTAAGTCAGTCGCCTTAGACCACTCGGCCAACATGTCGTGATTTGTTTTTCAGAATGCCATTGAACTACGGTGCTCTACCGATTGAGCTAACAGTGTAAACACTGTACAGGACTTGAACCTGCAACCCCCGGCTTAAAATGCTTTGTTAATGATTGCTGTTGACATTCTATTCTTCTCACACTTATCTATATTAATATATCTTTAAGTATATTTTCCAATATATATTATATTTTTAAATACGTAATTTTTTCTTCTTTTTAGACGGAATCGTTTTTACGAAACTATTGAGCTTTGCAGACCTTACCGTTAATTCTCTAATACTTGGTACATTATTATTACTTATCTTTTTGCGAATTGTCTCCTGATCCTTTCTTAGATATTTTAAATTCGGTAGTAATGTTTTTTTTAATCCTTTTATACCCGTATTATTCGGATATAATTCCATAGAATCTAATATTGTTGTATATTCATAAACTAGATTGTCTAAAACATCTGGTAAAATCGTATCCTTCTTATTTTTACTCTTCAACTCCTCATACTTCTCATGATGTGCAAGCAACACAGACACATTCCTTCTTATATCTCCTAAACTATTAATTGTGTTATAATTATTATTAGGTTCCTTTAGTCTATTAAATCTTTTTTTTAAAGTTTTTAATCGATTTATATTCGAACTCATTATATAATATAGTATATATTAATAAATTTGAATATATTATTTACTCTTTTTATAAGCACACAATGGAGTTGTCTACTACTAATATACAACAAATAGTAAAGTTTTTCAATACTAGATTAGATAATAAAGACTATAATCATATTTCCATTGAAGAAATAACCAGATGTATACACACTAAACAATTAAAAATTAAACCAAAAGAAAAACAAACGAAACTTATTATTAAACCTAAACCAAAAGAAAAACAAACGAAACTTATTATTAAACCTAAAACAAAAGAAAAACAAACGAAACTTATTATTAAACCTAAAACATCTCCTAAAAATAAACTAAAAATTAAACCAAAACTACCGGACCCAAGCGAATTTAATAATAATTACCGATATTTTATGAAAGTTTGTTCTATTCTAAATTTACCGGTGTATAAATACGAAACTACTTTATGGACTGGACCTTCTATTATTATCCATAGTTTTGATAATTTTAATAATAAAATTAGAAATAATTTTAAAATAGACACATATATTGATACATTATCTGAATATAAAATTGCAATTTACCCATCTAAAAATGTTCGGGACGATGATATTATTTATAACAATGTTTATAAAACCGAAATAGAAACCGAAAAGTTTGAATACAAAACTCGAGGCACCGTTTTATATATTGATAAACAAACAACCGATATGCTTGAAAGTCTTAATGATATGGAAAAGAATTACTACATTGATAAATTAATTAAATTAAAAAATTGATTTAATATATTGTTTAATTGTATATTACATTATATCTATTATGTTTGACCAATGGGAACTCGTATGTTCCGCCAACAAACTTATTGCCAGTGTTCCAGAAAGCATGGCCGCCGCTAAAACTAATTACCCACAAGACCTACCACTATGGTACACAGAAGATGATGAGATGGTAGGTGAAATCTTCCAGGAAGATCTCTTCTTTAATCCTTACATTTCTGTAAAAGAAGAAATGAAAGAATTGGTTAAATATGAATACCATCTAGAATGCATCTGTAATTCTGATTCTGAAAGTGATGAAGTTTCTGATTATGAATGGGACATGATTAAAAACAAGTTCTAGTTTTTTAAAATATCTAATTTATTTGATAGAGAATTTATGGTTTTATTATAAATTATATTACCACTCGGTTTATATTCCTCAATAGATCTATACCCATTATTTTTCTTTTCTATTGTCTTATAATTCTGTGGATTTGATTTACCTATCCATGAAATAAATAATAGATTCGGATGAGTATATTTAACCTCAAATCCATTTTTAGTTAGGGTTTTAAATAAATAAATTACGCACCCCTTATAATTATATAGTGGAAACCCATAAATATATTCTGGAATCACATAAAAACAAAAACCCTCGGTTGACGTTTCTGATGTTTTTTTAATTTTATGATGACATTTTTTTAATATCTCATCATAAATTTTATTCTGTTTATCTTCTTTCTCCTTTAAAGTATTATTTAGATCATCTATATTTAACATAGACATTTAATATATAAACTATCTTTTTTTTTTAGGAATTATACATCCATTTATTATCTAAAAATTTGACTGCATCCTCAATATTATCAAATACTGGAATATTATTTTCTTCTACATGTTTTAAAAATACTTCTCTTGTTTTTTTTATTTTTGTTTTATCTAAATCTTTCCTAGATAAATAATATTCTAAATGTTTTTCATATGGAAGTATTACAACTGCATCTGCTATATACTTCCAAAATAATGCTCCTATTATTTTATAACCATATTGTTTAGATTGTTCTAACATATAATCCGCTCTCATATAAGACAATTTCTCGTTGTGCGAACCAACCCAATCTATATTTAACCCTTTATCACCAAACAAATTATCTGAATCTATCCAGTTTTTTAATTCACCTAACTGGTTATTTACAAATGTTGTTTTCCCTGAACCAGGTGGAGCTAAAATAACAGCTCCTTTACTATGTCTTCTATATTCTTTATCAAAATCATCATAAATATCCACTGCATCTGTGAATTTGAACATATATTTGTATATGTTATGTTCTAATTTACAAATAAAAAAGAAATTGAAAATAAGATATATTGTATATTTATCATACATAAATGAACTAACATGTCTAAACAAACAAACTATAATATTAGTATAATATCTGGGAGTATATCTGGATTAACACAGGTAATAGTTGGATATCCATTTGACACCTTTAAAATAAAAGCACAAACACAACATACAAGTAATATTACTATAAAAAATGTATTTACTGGGATAAGGTTTCCTCTACTAACTATTCTACCCATTACAACAATACAATTTTCTTTAGAAGAAAAATTAAAAAATGATATAGATAACCGATATATTACTGGTGCTATTACTGGTATAGCTACCTCACCTTTAGTTTCTGTAACTGATTTACTCAGAATTAGAAAACAACAAAATATAACTATCCCCTTGGATTTTAAAAGAGGGCAATTATTAACACTAATTAGAGAATCTATTTCATTATCAATATATTTTGGTACATATAACACAATTAAAACAACTCTAGAAAAACACAATTTTAACAACATTTCATCTATAACTATTGCAGGTGGAATATGTGGGTCTTTATCATGGACTATTACATATCCTATAGATATTATAAAATCAAGAATACAATCATATACGTCCAATACATTTTTAGAAGCTATCAAAAAAAAAAGATTATGGGATGGTTTATTAGTTTGTAATGCTAGATCTGTCATCATTAATTCATTAGGATGGCTTGTCTACGAAAAATCGAAACAATTTATTTATAATCTTTGCTAACTAACCATTCCTTTACACTATCTATATCAACCTTTCCTTCATACACAATCTTCTCATTTTTTTTATGAAGAATAATTGTTGGTATTATTTCTATTTTAAGTCTATTACATACATCATTTGAACTATCACAGTCAACCATATCTATATCTATATCACTAAATTTATTTTCTTCTTTGAATTCTATCCACTTTGGTTTAACAGTTGCACAATGACCACACCAAGGAGTATAATATAATACCAACTTATCTTTGCTATAAAATTCTTCCTGATTATTAAAAAATACAAAATAAGATACGGTTGATAGTAAAACTATTAATGTTACTATAGAAATTAGAATTTGTGTGTTATTCATATAAATAATAAACAAAATTTTTTAGAAAAAAAAACAAATAATTTAGAGTTTCGAGTTAACCCATGCCGTAATAGCTTCGACCGTTCTTTCGCCCTCATAGTCTTCGCCTACCTTATCACTCGCGTTTTTATACATTTTCATACTTGGGAACCCCTCAATATTAGCGGCTTCACACTTATCTTTATTACTTTCGTCATCACATTCTACACCTTCCAAATTTACCTTAGAAGTAATATCAGTTTTCTTTAAATCTTCCCAAACTGGAACAAATTTCTGACTCCACCCACACCATGTGGCATAGTATAATTTGAAGAATGGTTTATCATCATCAGGAACAGTATCATAACCCTCAGAAGTTCTAACATATTTCCAATAGTAAAGACCGCCACACAAAGATAAAACAACAACAACAGCTAAAAGAATCAATGCATTTTTTTTGGTTAACAAAGAAGTTTTTGTCGAAATTAGAGGTTGAGAAATATTTGGTTGAGAACTCATACTATTTATAATAAAAAAAAAAATTAAAAATAAACTTATTACTATTAATTAATTCCCTATTCCGGTTGTAATTTTAAATATGTCACTAATTTTGGAAATGTTGAATCTGTTAGCATCTTTTCATTTATATCGTATAACCAGTCTTTAATATTATCTTGTAACTCTTTAAGAGTAATACCACTCCCTATATCTACGCCTACGCCTGAATATGTTTGATAATCTTTATATACACTAGTTACCGTAAAATCTTGGACAGTGTCAGCGTCAACTCTTATTTTACCACTTAATTTAAATTCTATTAAAGGTAAATCATGTCGTGTTTTTCCTTTTCCTTCGTCATACTGAGTAGGATCCGTTTCCTTTAAATTATAAAATCCAACACCAGCATTTGTACATAGTTGTTTGACTGGGTCAGTTACATCCATCCATTCTGAAATTTTCTTTTGTTGATTATATTTTTCACATGTTACAGTTTTATAATTAAACATATATATTATACTATCCCCCTCAGAGGTAGTATCATCCTGAACTGATTGTTTCACATAATCAAATGCCTTTTTATAATCTGAACTTAAAAGGCATCCACGACCAGAACCTCCAGCAACATCTGGTTCTGCATCTTCATAACCTCCTATATATAAATTTACTTCTACATTATCCAATGATTCAATAGTAGACTCTGACATGAGATTTGTATTTTGAAGGTACTGAAGGGTACCAAAAACCTTGTCACCAAGGTTATCAGTCTCCCCTGTGTTGTCGTTAATAAACATCTGGTTAAATTTATCTTTACGAATGTCATCAGATTGGAGTCTTTCTGTGAAGTTCTTAATAATTAATAGTTTAAGTATATTTTTTGTATTATCGTTATCCGTTAATAACAAATTACCAGAATCAGTGTAAAGTCCATTTCCGCGATTCGTTCCATCTAAAATTATCCCAAAATTTTCTTTGGATTTTTTATAATACCAATATACTCCAACAAAAAATACTATAGATATAGCAACCAATGTCCATTTATTCTTATTAAAAACCGAATTTTTTTTTAATAAATTTACTAAAGTATTCATTATATAATAATATAAAATAAAATAAAATAAAAATTAATTGTTTAATTACCTCTAAGATAAGAAAGCCAATCAAGTATTTTTTCGGACGTATATACCGTTTTCGTTACACCATCCACGTCGTCCTCATCAACCATTGTTTTACCGTCTGTACCCAATTTCTTTGTGGGGTCAAAATTAACTGTGTATCGTGTATAGCCATCGCCAGAGCTATCTCTATCTTTGTTAGTTGTTCCTAAAAACGAATATTGTATTAATGGGAAATAAAGTTGTTCATCGTTTGTATCTGCTGCATAAAACCCGGCTAGTTTACATATGCCTAGGTTGTCCGTGTCTGAACGATCTTTATCCATGCTCTGTGCGACAGCATCTGTATGCTCACATCTGATAATATCTTGCGATACGGTGGTGCGTTTGCTGATGTCGGTTTGGATGTTGTTGCGCATTGTTTCGTCCAATTCTATTCCAGGGAATTTTTTTATTATTTCTTGTCTCAGATTTTCTCCATTAACTGGGTTGTCGTTAGCATTTTTATAGGAGGTATTAGTCCAGATTTTATTTAAAAAATTAGTCGAGGCATCACACTCAGTATCACCTAAATACAAAGTTACTTGTTCATGAATAATTTCATCAATATACTCTGGGTCTTCGCTGCTATCAAGCTGCTCTTGCACCTTTTTTAGTTGATCAATAATTTCCTGTTGATGATTAGTAAATAAATATTCATATTCGACTTTGCAGTCACCCGAAATACTTACTACCTGTTTATCTCCGTTTGTGACAGTCCATATTGAGGCGGCGGGGGTATCTTGTTGGTTTAAATCAATAAATGTACCAGAATCATTTATATCTGTAACTGTCGATGATGATGACCCTTCCTTACCGTTTAATCTCGAAATAGAACAATACATGTCAGTTGATTCAGAACCCCTCCCATCACTATTTTTGTTTTGAACTTTATAAAAAACATCTCTTATACCTGAAATATGGTTTGCAAATCTTAAAAGATTTGTCGGATCTGTTTCATATAATTTGTCAACTCTTACCGGAGGTAAAACATTTCCTGCAAGGTCTTTTTTTAAAGTCTTTGGACCTCCCCAGAGCCCCTCTCCCTTAGAATTATAATAATTTTCTTGGGATTTTTTAGAATACCAATAAAGTCCGACCAAAATAACTAAAGCCAAAATAACTAACACCCACTTATTCTTTTTTAACACAGATTTTTTAGGTAAAACATTTCTAAACATTTTCAAATTAAACTTCATCGCTATGATATTATAAAATAAAATAAAATTAAATAAAATTTAATTTAATTAAATTAAATTAAATTAAATAAAATAAAATAAAATAAAATAAAATAAATTAAATTAAGAAACCCGAATTTCTTGCATAGAAGGTAAATTTTGGGTTCTTAATTTAGTGACCCAGTCAACAATATCGTCCGACTTAATTTCGTACTTTTGTGATACTTCATTTAGATTAATTTGAAATTAATCATTCAAGATACCTTTGTTTTCATTTATATCTATACTTTCTACACTATATTGTAAATATGGGAATCCTTGGTTTGAGTCGACAACCGTTTCTCCAAGTTCCTCAATTTTATCGTACAATCCAGAGTATAAACATCTTTCTCCTCTAAGACGGGCTTTATAATTTGGATCTTCTGGCGCCCCTTCGCCCCCCCCAAACAAACAGCATCGGGCAAGAGGTCCTCTCAACCGACCACGTCGTCCCCGTCCCCATCACCTTCCCCACCGCCGTAGCCGCGTGCGCCTTGCGTGGCATCCAGCAACCAGGCCTTTATTTTTGTAGCTGAATATATAGGTTTAGAGTCTTCCTCAAAATCCTCAGTTGAATCGTACCTTTTGGTTGGATCAAAATTGTTTTGTATTAGAGCATATTTATCTTCTCCTAAATTTTTTGTTTGAAATAAATTACTGTACTGTATTAGAGGATATGCTAGTATACTTTCCTCATCTTCTGTGTTAAAAAGTCCTGACAATTTGCACATAGAATCCTGTATACGTCCATCTTTGTTTTTTTCTAAGACCTCGCATGTTTCTACATTTAAGGATACTGTTGGATGTTTTTCTAATAAATACTCTTTTAGTTCTTGAGTCGTTATTGTAGTTAAAAAATTGTCAGACGCATCACAACCTGTCGCCACAAATACAGTAACAGTTTCATTCATAGCATTAGTAAAATAGTCTGTTTTTGAAAATACAGCTGAATCTATGTTATTCGTTTCTATATTCTTCTTTTCATCGTTATATTTTCCTCCACTCTCCCCCACCTCATCCTTAAACGCTTTATTATAACCAGCACATTTGGAGGTTTCTTCAAACATGTTTTCATCACCTAATACCCACGAATCCTGTGCATTACTTTTCTCGCCTAAGAAGAAGTCATAAAAATCTGATGTATTTATCGCATCTTTAGTAACGTCACTTTCGACACCTGCCACGCCGTCTTTGTAACGCTGGTTTAAGGTACACCCCGCCTTTAATCCGTTCAAATATATATTCCTTATAGCCCTTGAATATGTGATTAAAACATCAGCGTTAGGGTTTTTTAGTTCTGATATATCCCTTACTTGCACGTTTTCATCAGTATATAGGGCTCTATTCAGTGTTACATTATTATCAGCGGTCGAACTTGGATATCCGGCGGCATATTTTACAAAATTTTCTTTATTTTTTCTGGAATACCAATAAAGTCCTACACACACACACAAAACTATAGCAAGAATTAGCCATTTATTTTTATTTAATAATGATTTTTTAGGTAATAGTTTTTTTAACTTATTAAAATTCATTGTAATAATAAAATAAAATAAATTAAATAAATAATATTATTTTTTTGATGACTTAGTATTAGACTTACTTTCCCGTATAGTTGAAAGCCATTCCAATATTTTTGATTCAGAATATTCTATCTTCCCACCATCCTCGTTAACAAATAAATTCGTTGTAGTATCTAATTTTTTTTTAGGATCAAATTTATTGGTATAGTAATAATTATCTAACACTTCTGTTTTAATACGCCATTTTAAAACATATAAAGAAACATATTCCCACCTGTCCTCAATTTTTATTAGATATAGACCTGTTTTACCATCATACCAATAAACCTCATATTCAAGCACTTCAGTTGAACCTTCATTAAAAACCTCAATAATTGTGCCTATAGGTATTTTTAAAGCATCATCAACCAGGGTTTGTTGATTCATTTCATCAAAGGTATTATCGTATAAATACCATGAGCTGTCATCATGTAAATCTAACTTTTTGAAATCAAAAAGTCCCAAACGACCATCTGCTAATTCTTCTCCATAATAATTAATAAGATGTCTATCAGTTACAGGATCATACCAATCTATCCTCGCGTCCATACCAACGGGTGTTCCATCTGCATCTCCCCATATAATGGTGACGCCTTTACCCACCATTTCTTGCTTACCAATAACAACCGGTTGGTCTACAATATTACCCCCTCTAGTTGCTTTATCTACCGCTTTACTAATCTCTATTACACTACTATATTCTATTGTGGGGAACACCCTTGGTTTATCCCAATTATCTCTACGTGTTGGTTTATAATAACCTCCGAGTTTACATTCGGCAATAACGTCTTGATCAGTAGTTATTGTTTTTATATCACCTGAGTGTGTCTCGCATTGAATATTCTTGATGACAATAGAATTACTTAATTTACTGGACAAGGACTGTTGTATATTTTTAAAATTATCGGAATGTGCACATCCAGTGGCTAAATATATATTTAAATTTTCTAATCTTACCCCTGAAACATATTCGGTATCAGGATTTTTTATTAGTAATTGTTTAGTATCTTCATCAAGTTTTTTAAATAACTTGTTCAAGTTTGTCATGGCGGGTTCACCCGAACTCCCAGCACAATTTAGTTTAAATGTTTCCTTTTCATTCATTTTAAATTCAGAAACTTCCATTAATTCAATAGAATTATCATTTAAATTTTTGCCTCTATCTGTTATAGTTAACTTACATGTTGCTGAGGATTGTATTAAATTATCCTTTATTACGAATATTGTATTCATTAAATTTAAATTAAATTTATCAGATAATTTTTCGTTTTCTTCTATTATTACATCAGTCATATTAATATTGTAATCATTAAAAAGGTCATCTTTTATTGATGTATCTTCAAGAATTTGTTTAGATTCAAAATTCTCTTTATTTTTTATGGAATAAAAATAAAGTCCTATACATACTAAAACAACTATAGCAAGGAGTAGCCATTTATTTTTATTTAAAACAGACTTCTTGGGAAATATACTTTTAAAAATATTTAGTTTCATTACAATAATAATATAAATTTTATTATAATTAATAAAAAAAAAGTAAATAATTAGAGACTATTGTTTTTTTTGTCATCACAACAAAGTTTTACATAGTACATAACAAGAGCAAGTAGAACAAGACTTAATAATGCAATCAAAAGATTTTCAGGATCTTTTAACGATTTGTTTACACTTTTGACAGATTTATTCATAGTATCCATAACACCTTTAACTAAACTACCCCCTTTTTTAGCTTTAACCATTTTATAATATATTATAAGAAAAAAATTATACAGCTGTATGATAAATCGAATTATTTAATAATCTATTATTATTTGTATTTGTATTATTATCATAGAAAGAATTGTCAAACGCTCTATTATTAAACGTATATGAATCCTCCATATTTTCATCATTATCTATTATTTCATTATTTTCAACACATTCATCATTATCTATTATAGATAAATTATTTCGTCTTTTATAAACTATACATGAAATTACTATAAGTAATAGTATAACTAAAACACAAATTAGTATTATAATTAATACATTCATTGATTTATTTGATTTATAATTATTTAATCCCTTTTTGGTTATTACCATATTAGTTGTAGTATTAGTTATAGTATTAGTTATAGTATTAGTTATAGTATTAGTTATAGTATTAGTTATAGTATTAGTAGTAACAGGGGTTGGTGTGTTTATAGTAGTAACAGGTGTGTGTGTGTTTATAGTAGTATTAATAATATCTGTAGGTCTTGTTTTTCTACTTTTATTTGAGAAATTATAGATATTATTAATTGTGGTATTAGTGTGGCAAGTATCAACCGGAATTAATGACCAATTTCTTATTAATAGATTCTTGATACTACAAAAATAATGACAATGTGAATTATAAATTTTTAGTTCTGTTGTTTCATTTATGCAAATTTTATGATAATTCTCTGTTTTTTTTATACAAAATGTGTCTAAACATTTCTGTTTTACACATGTACTTTTAAAGGGTTCTGTTAAATTTAATTGATTCGGTTTAATAAACAGATCTAATACAGTTCTATTTATTTTATTACCATTGTAATAAATAAATTTTTCAATATAATCATTATTCCAATAAGAATTTCTAAATCTATTCTCTATATAATTGTAATGTGTGTTATCCGGTTGTATAAACTCATCACCAATATGTGTGTCCGTAAAAAAAATTACTGTTAACATTTTATAATTATCTTCAATAAAATTAGATTCTATTAGTTTCAAAGCCAAATCCAGATTAGTATGTTTAGTAGTACGATGATAATTTAATGTATTAACTCTACCTATCATACTAGATTTAGTATTATTTGTATTAAAATTAAATATAATACTAGGCGTTGTATCAAATGTTACTAATCCTATATTTTCTTCTTTTACGTCAGTTGTTTCAATAATATCGATTACTTTATTTTTAAACCTTTTGAAAGTGTGAGGTTTCCCAAATAATTCACTGTTATTAATAGAACTAGAGCTATCTATTACGAAAAGTAATTTAGAATTACATTCTAAATTAGAAATATTAATAGATTTCGATGGTGCAACCAACGATAATAAAAATAAAAATAAAAACATATTAGTTGTTCTAATTAGATTATTCTTAAATATTACAGTAATTATTTTTTATATTTGTAATAGATATCGCAATTTTTTTCTCCAAATTTAAAAATATTTTTGAAGTTTATTTGTGTTGTTCCTATTACTATATCTTTTAATAGATGTTTAATTTTTGTAGTCCCCTCTGTGCCATCATATACAACTGATATCGTTTTATTATGTGTTTTATTAATATAATTAATAGAAGTAAATATTTCGTCATCATGATTAAATGTTAAATTTATAATATCAACCCATTCATAATATTTATAATTTTGGGTAATTTCATTTATAAATATTTTTTTAGAAGTGTTAAAATTATAACCATCATAGATTAAAAAGTTATATTTCTTAGATAGTTCTTTTAATATTGTAGCCTTTTCAGAATTAAATTGTTCTATTATATTTGAATATATTTTCAATATACAAAAATTATTGTAATTATCAATAATAAAATCTAATAACAATTCAAAATCGGTAGAATCAAAAACATAACATACTTGTGTTTGTTTTGTTTTAATAATATTTATTAGTTTGTCTATATTTGTTTGATTATTTGTTTTGAAATTTATTTTTTTATTCTCGACTGGATTGTATAATTCTCTATATATAGAGTGTTCTATTAATTTATTTTTATATAGCACTGTTACAATATCCGATATGGTAAAAATAGATATAACTTTATAGTTACCAAGTAATTCAAAATCAGTTCTTCTATCACAAATTGTTAGAATAGATAGTGGTGTTAGTTCTATTTTCTCTAATTGTTCTATAAAAAATTTAAGACTTGAACCGGTTGTTATAGTATCTTCAAGAACAATTAATTTTGATGATGGAGTGTATTCGCCTTCTATTAATTTTTTTAATCCATATTTTTTAGTTTCCTTGCGCATCATTAACATAGGTATGTTATATTTGGATGATAAAACAGATGAAAATGGTATTGCACCATATGGTATACCAAGAATATGAGTATAATCAAGTAATTTGATCTTTTCATATAAAAGTTCAACAATAGTGTTTAAAATATAGGGATAACTAATAACATTTTTAAGATTTATATAAATTGGTGATGTTTTTCCACTTTTTAGTTTAAATTCACCAAATTGTATACAGTTTTTATTATACAGATCAAGAATTAATTTTTCCTTCATTAATCTATCTATCTATTTGTTTATATTTAAATTATACTATAATAAAACTTATTGTTAATATATAAATTATAAAAGCACCAATTATAAAATACATCCATAAAGGTAAGATTGTTTTCTGTTTACCTACACCAAATTCCTTAATCTTATTGTTTTTTGTTAGAAACCATCTTGGATTTTTTTTTATGATAGTAAGAAATAATACCACTAATATTAGATAAATTATAATAGACCATATTAACTCATTATTTATATATAAAATCATTAGTATATAATAATAATTTTTTTATAAAATTTATATTATTATATTAACTATGTATATTTTATTAATAATTATACTTGGGTATCTAATATACTATAAATTCATAACTATACTTGCAAAAGAACAATCTTCTGATTCCTTTACAAACTATAATGACAACACGATTCTAGGAGAATACGCAAAATACAATAGTAATGACCAAAAAAATACATATATTAAGATGTCAACCCCTAAAAATATGAAAAAATATACATTTATATCGGATGAAATAAGTACTTTACCCTATTATATAGCAAATACTATTAAATATTATAGTGGAGATGTAAGATTTGACGTTATAACCAAAACAACTGACATGTTGGAAACCACTAATATAGAATATATAAATAATGGTGAATTTGAATTTGCTTTATGTACAGAATATTCTTTATTAAACATATCAAATAATAATGAAAAACTTAAAAATACAAGAGTAATTTGTAGTTTAAATAAGAGCTATCTATTTTTAGTTGTTAGAGATAATTCATCTATTACCATTATAGAGGATCTAATTGGGAAAATCGTTGGTATAAATAGTTCTAAATCAGAAGCATATTATATTTTAAATCAAATGTGTGAAATATTAGGGCTTTCATTAAAAAATATAAGTACTAAGGATATATCTGATACAAAAACAATCTATTTTAAAACCGATGGTATAAATGAATTATTTTATGACTTTGAAACAAATGGTTTAGATGGATTAGATGGATTATTTATAGTTTCATCCCACAATTTACCTTATCTATTTTCAATATCAGAAAGTGTACCAGTTAGATTTTTAGATTTAAATAATAGAAGAATCGAACAATTTAGTAAACAAACATCGAACCATTTATTTTTAACTAAGGAACGTATAAATATTGAACAATATAATACATATAATAAAAGTATATTCCTGGATACATTCTATACTAAAAATATGTTAATTTGTAATAAGGAAATAACTATAGAAGAGGGTTATAATATTATAAAAAATATTTTTACTAATATTAATTTAATAAAAAAGAAACTAAAAGAATTATCAGAACCATATATAGGCGATGGAATATATGATCCGCTATATAATGATTTTAAAAGACTATATATGATTTTTAGTAGTCATAAATTACAGATACATGAAGGGGCTAATAAATATTATGAAGAAATCCAGGTTTTTACGACTGAAGATAAATTATGTGAATTTTATAATGAAAAATGCAACGTTTACCCATATCAAAAGGTAAAGTTTAATAAAAGACCATTAATCAGTATATTAGATACTATTTCCTGAAACTATTCCTTAAAAATATACTTGGGTGGGGTTTGTGTTTTACAGCACCTATATGTACCATTACCACATCCACTACAAAATGGAACAGATTCTTTATTATATGTTCTAGGTGAATAGACTTCTACCCCCCAAGGGAATTGACAATTGCCATTATTACACTTGCCAGTATTAGTAGTTTTATTATAAAAGGGACATTCTGTATTTGATGAACATGGTCTATCCCATACTCCATTATTATCTAAACATCTTTCTTTAGTATTTATTTTTGAATCTATGGTAAACTCATCCTCTGATTTTTTATAGCAGTTATAATTGTTATTTTGATTTAATAAATAGTTTTCTCTGTTTACCATCTTAATAAACATTTTCATTTTATTTTTATATTCTGGATCAAATGATAATACATTATTACAATCTACACTACATTTGTCGTCATTTACTACACATTTGTCTTTAGATATAACACATTTATTATATTCTTCTGAAATTACTTGATTATTAATTTTAGTTCCCATAAATTTTGCAGAATTAAATAAGATAGTGTTTTTTAGTTTATGGACAATAACATCAAAATAAACATTATAATACAGATGTGTTCCAAATCTAAATAGTGTAAAAATAAACTGGTAGTTATTATATAAATTATTTTCACCCGTATATAATATTTCGGTATTTATAATTTTATAATCATTCAAAATTACTATATCTTTCTCTTTTAGATGTTCCTTGACCTTTTTGTTAATATTATCCAGAATAAATAATCTAATATTGTTTATATTTTTCGTATTTGTTATAGATTTAAACTCCAATTTGTCTTTATTTTTATACATAGCAACAATCTCTTTTACTATTTCTTCTAGGTCATCATATTCTATAGAAGCTGTGTTATAGTATTTGGAATAAAATCTATGTGGAAGATTTCTTCTTATTCCATAGTCTTTGCTAGTTATATCAATATCATCATTTAATTTATAATTTTTTGGTTTAAATGAGGAATGAATAAATTTAGGTTTAACAACAATGCAGGATTTCTTGAAATTTATAAAATCTTCTTTTTTAGTACTAAGATAAAAAAGAGTTACTATTACTAGTAATATAATAATTACAGTTTGATTCATTATATATATTAATATAATTAATTACAAGGTAAAATTTTATTGTTCCCCCTCACCACCATCCTCGCCATCATCATCAGGCATGACATCTCTTTCCTCATTTTCTAACCGGTTGATGACTTCATCTCTATATTTACTGTTCGATTCATCGGACTCGTCTTCATCCGGTTCTGATACAGTATCGAGTTGTATATTTTCATCTTCACCAACAGGTTTATCGGGGACATATAAATTTTTATCTTTTGAAGATATAGTGCTCCATTTATCTAATCCTACACTTATACGCATTTTAAGACTAGCCCAGGTTTCTTTGTCTAGTTCCTGAACGAATCTTAGTGTTTCTTCTTTTTGTGTTTCTGATTGCTTTTCAATAATAGACTTGATATGTTCTGAACTGTGTTTATCTAATAATTTTGAATCCTCTTCTATATGAAGTAGAATACTATATAGAAGATTAGCTTCAATCTCGTTTGTTTGTTGTATACCTCTAGAAATTTCCACTTCATCATCATCGTCAGAATCTTCTTGGGTATCTGTCGTAACTCCAACAACTATCTCATGGTCTGTCTCTAATATTTCGGACAATATAAAGAGGAAAATATAGTGTATAAATGTTGAAATATTAGAATATAATTCTTTATTATCTGGTTCTTCGCAAATATTAATATTTGTAGAACCTGACAAGATTTTTATATTTTTGGTTGTTCCAGATATAATATTCCCCATTTTTTCAAGCATTGCTTTATGAGTAGTACCTATATGAAGGAACCGTTCGGTGTATTTATTGTTATTCATAATTATGTTACTATATTTATTATCTAGTTCAGGTTTATTTTTCCATTCATCTGGGATATGAACTTCTTCCTTAATAATAATATTCTTCTTATTTTTTATTTTAAATATAGTGTTTTTTAGGTATGTGAGTGTAAATGACTGTAGAAGATTTATTTTGTCAATATAAAATTTAGTGTATGCTTCTTCTTCATCCATATTTTTAAGATCAGATTCAAGTACATTTTTCTTTTCTCCAAGAGATAATAATATTACTTTGATAGGTTCGCGATTGGATATATTTAATTTTTCACTAAATTGTTTTGATAATACATCACATAGAACTTCTATCTGTTTTTTCATATCACCCCATACTAATTTTTTATTTTTATTCGCCTTTAGTTTTCTATTAAAATCGGTAAGATATTCGCTACCCTGCAATTTAATATTAGAATCAATTACATTCGAGATTTTATCCTCGATTTCTTTGTAAACTGTTTTATCGAGATTAAAAAGTTTTTTCTTATTTACTTTATCTACTAAATTATAATAATCATCTTTTTTATATTTTTTAGACATTATATCTGTTTTATTTTCTCCAGTTAGAATACAATAGTTCTGTTCATATATATGTTTTTGTCCTTCAAAAAATCCAGTATCAATAAATTTAGCATATAAATTCTGGATATCTTCTTCCGTTAATTCATCTCTATCCTTACCAATATTTCTATTAAATGAAATAAGTGTAGGCTTTAATTCAGATAGAATAAATATTTTTGATTCCTTTAATAATTTATTGATGTCCTTTTTAATTTGGTTGTATTTATAAATAATTTCGATTAGTTCCTGTATGTTTTTGTTCTTGCTAATAAAATCTGTGAGATAATTATATGTTTTATTTATTTCTTGCAAACAACACAAATTATCAAGAGGATTAGGAGTAAATTTTTTGTTAACAAGTTCGTTTTCCATTATTTGTACATCGATTTCTTCTATAAGTTTAAGACAAATATTACTTTCAAATGCCTTTATTTTTTGAAGTTCAGCGTTGGCCTTTTCAGTATCGCCAGATTTGATATGTTTTTGTATACTACTAAATGTTTTTAGTTCTTTTATATCAAGATCAAATTTATTTAGTGGTGGTCTAAATTCATTCCATTCATAAGAATATTCCTTTATTTCTTTGCCTTGTTTTTTAAGGAGTTCTCGTTTTCTTTCATATCTATACTTTATTGTATTATCATTACGAAATTCGTCTATTTTTTTAATAATATTATCTTTCGTTTTTATTTTTTTAATACTAGACCAATCTACACCTAATGAACTTAGACTATCTAATACACAAGAGATATAATCGATACCTTCCTTATTGTTTCCTTCTTTATCTAATGGATACCCTCTAAGAGAAGGTTTACATCTAGAAAAGGTTTTAGTAATAATATAGTCTGTTTCACTTGATTGTATAAATAGGAATAAAATAGAAGCTGTATAGAGTATAATAGTTCTGATTCTATAATTATTGTAAGCTGATTCTAAAAAGGAATTACTTGCTTTTTTCTGTTTCTGTTTTGCAGCACGTATCCACGCAGATTTATTTTTAATTTTAGATGTTTCAATTGAATTAGATAGAGTTAGAACACTTAGTTCATCGCTGTTAGACAATTTTATACCCATAATATTTGTTAGAACTCTAATAATTCTAATAACAGATAACCCCTGATTTTCTATCGATTTATCGTCACCTTCTAATAATGATTTTCTTAGAATCTCTACTATTTCACTATTTTCTTCTGATTTATAGTCATCTGACGTATCAATTAATTCATGAGTAATATCGCGAGCACCAGAATCGAGGAAACCTTCCTGTGTTTCAAATTCAGCACCATTTATTTGTTCGCCACAATTTTTACACCAAATAAATCCGTCATTTTCTACACCATATTCCATTATAGTTTTTTCTAATGCCTCGTCGTATGTTATAATTTTATTATTGTAATCAATAAAATTACTATGATGTTTGCATATAATTTTTTTATTACCTGGTCTACTATAATAAAATTTTTCATTTTCCCCATCAGTTATAGAACCAGACCGACCATATTTATCAAGTAGTAAAGATAAAGATGTATAGAATTTGTTTAACGGAAGAGATTTTATATTTTCTAGATATTTATCTATTCTATAATAGTGATATTGGTAAATATCTTCTTCACTTCTTTCGTTCTTTTTATATTCTTTTCTTGTAAATTCATTATTTATTTTCTTATTATTGTCTGATTCTAGTTCGTGTTTTAGAATTAGCAATTCATTTTCCTGTTCCTGTAGAATTTTATCTTTATTATTAATATCTTCAATATTTTTAGAAATATCTTCTAACTGTTTATTGTAGCTATCAATTTCATCCTTTAATTTTATAATCCGAATAGGTAAACATCTTTTATAGTGTTCTGAATATTTGCATCTATTTTTACCTTTTAAAAATGTAGTGTCGATTTCTTCTAGTGCCATGCCTTGCTGTACACAGAAATCAGTGTATGATGAAATTATCATATCAATATTAAGATCTTTTTCAATAACCCAAACATCTGTGTTCTGAACCTTTTGTCTTTTGTATATTTTCTTTCTATCGTAATCTTCAATTAGAATAGCATATTGTCCTGGTTGAACTTTATTAGTAGTTTCTCCTTCTATTAATTTGTCGTCTTCAATAAAAACATCACGGTTATTATCTAATTTAAGTTGGTCCATATCGGTATAAGTTTTAACTAAACGCATGCCTCCACATTTATTATCCTTTTCAATTTTAGAAAACTCTTTATCTAAATTTTCAACAAGTTTCTCTTTTGATTGTATAACTCTTTCCTGCACCTTAATCATAGATTCTATGCGTTTTGAATTTTCTTCCATGAATTTCTTTGTAACATTATGGGTAATAGTTTTAAAAAACAAATGTCCATTGTCATATGATTTCCTTAACCAATCTAATCTATTATTTTCTGTATCGCGGGATGTTTTATAGTCTGGGTAATCTCCATAATAATAATTTACCTGGTCTAAACTATAATTGTTTACTAATGGATAATTCATTTTATCGAGTACTTCTGTATCCTTCTTTTCTTTTGTAGTTGTTAATGTTTTTTGTGATTTATTATTATTAGATAAAATCGTTTTTATGGTTTTAAAATGGTTAGATGGTATATTTTCTAGAGTGTATCCATATCTAAATAATTTTTTTTCGAATTGTTCTAATGATGTATATTTGTCCTTACCATCTATACTATTAATAATATTTCCTAAGTCCGGTAGAATCTTAGTTAGGTAATTATCTAAATCAGTTTCGTCTAATTCTAGTTTATCGTATAGATAGACAGAAAGTGAATCGGTATCAAGATCTAAGCAGGACGGAACTATTTTAGTAATTCTTACATTACTATCCTTTTTATTAATACGTAATGTTTCTACTGGGTCTGTATTTATATCAATAATATAGTCTACATCATTAATGTTAGTAATTTTTCCCTGAATCGTTTGTTTATTTTCTATACAAATATTTACAGTATCTCCTAAATTATATTCACTAGTAATAATTTCTGACTGTATATTTTCTTCGAGGTGTTTCATATTAAGATGTATGGGTGTATTGGAATTTTCTATAAGAGATTTATTATTTTTGTATAACTCTTCATTAAGTTTATTTTTTGGTAGTTTTACGAATCCAACGTTAGAGATTTTATTACCCTTTACTATTAATTCATCATTAAAAATAGTATTACCTAACAACACATGTCTATTTATATTAGTATTATCTCCTAACATTTGTTTACAAGATTCTTTAAAACAATTGCTATAAACTTCCATATCATTTCTAAGATGTGTGACAAATCCTTTATTACTACTTTCGTATGCATCCATTAGTTCATATTGTTCTCTGGTTTCATTTTTATAAGAATAATTAACTCGTGAATCTCCCATTTTATATTTATGATTTATATCAAAGACTTTCGTAACATGGTCTTCGAAACTTTCCATTATTATTTTGTCATCATCACTTAATATGTTTATTTTATCAAGAGGTAATCCGGTTGTTTTAAGGTCATCTATATTATCAATTTTAAAGTATTTCTTTTTTTCAGAAACAATTGGTTTGTATAATGCATGACGATTGAATTTTTTTAGGTGGTCTTTTAATGGTTTGTATGATGCTCCTTTCAATTCAAATCCAGTTATATTTTTATCGTCATCAAAAGTAGAATTATTCTGTTTAAGATACATAAAATTTTTAATACGTTTTTTGATACTCTTACTATTATTTGGGTCTAATTTGATTAGTTCATTTAATAAATCATCTTCCTGAATTTTATCATTATAGATCACTTGGTCTTCGGGTATAATACTTTCTTCATAAATAACCATATTTTCTGAATTTTCCATTTCTATATTATTTTCTTCAAGTTCATACACATTACTATTATCATCTTCTTCATTATTATTCTCTACTTCTACTTCTTCATTATTATTCTCTACTTCTACTTCTTCGTTACTATTCTCTACTTCTTCATTATTATTCTCTACTTCTACTTCTTTATTATTATTCTCTACTTCTACTTCTTCATTATTATTATCTATTGCATCTTCTTCTGGGTCTATATCTTCTTCAGGGTCTATATCTTCTTCATCGTTATCTCCTTCGTTATTGGTATCATTAGTTACATCACCCCAACTAAAGTCTGAATTTGAATCAGCTCCTCCTGATAGTGGTTCATCTTCAACATACTGTTCATTATCAAGTACAAATATTTCTTCGTTATCTTCTTGGTCGTTTTCTTCTTCATCATTGGGGTAGTAGTTATCATTAAAATCATATTCATTACCTACAACATTATTATTATTAAATTCTTCATCTTCTTCTTGAGATTCTTTATTTAAATATTTTGGATGTTTTTCAAGAGTGTGAAAAATATTAGAAATATTATTAAAATTAATTTTGGTTTTATTTTTTCCTACATAAAAATCATCTTTATTTTTTAGAATAATTCTTATATAAATAGAATTATCATCGTCTTTTCCAACGACACAATACTTATTTGTGTCATTTTTAATTTCTATTATTGAATATATTTTTACGTCATCTAAAAACTTATTCATATAATTAAAGGTTATATTTTATTTAATAAAATATTTTACAGATACTTAAAAAAAAGACAATAGTATATATAAATGGAAGTCCTAGATTTTATTACCCATGAACCTTTTTCTTCTACTAAAACTAAACTAACTGAGTTGGGTCTTATTGTAAAGGAATACCCAGTTCACGACCTATATCTCGTAAAATATAATAAAGATACATCAGATATGGACAATAAATATGTAAAAATGTGTAGAGGTCTGATTGCTAAAATGTCAACGAATGAATTGGTATGTTTGCCTCCGACTAAATCGTGCGAACTAGAAGAGGTCTATAATTCTATAGAGCAGTGGGATAGGTTGAGTGTAGAAGATTTTTTGGATGGTACAATGATTAGTATGTTTTATCACAATGATAACTGGATGATTTCTACAAGGAGTAATATTGGAGCAAATTGTAAATGGATTGGGAATAAATCTTTTAATGAAATGTTTAAAGAGGCTTGTAATTTGGAGTTTTCATCATTGGATGAGTCAAAATTCTATACATTTGTTCTAATGCATCCAGATAATATTATTGTTACACAGTATCATGTTCCAGAAATTGTATTGGTTTCTGTTGGGTCTGTTGTAGATAGTAAAGTAGTGTGTCATGATATTTATAAGGAACCGCTTGATATTAAAAGGCCTATTAAATATTCATTTAATAATATTTCAGAAATTCGTGATTTTGTTAGGACAATGGATTTTCAAAAACAAGGAATTGTTATTAAGGATAAAGAAAATAGAAGGGTAAAAATCAGGAATGAGAATTATAATTATGCTAAATCTCTTAAAGGAAATACTAATAATGTAAAATATCTATACTATGAAAATAAAAAACATAAACACATTCAGGAATATTTGTCTTTTTTCCCGAATGAAACAGAAATGTATAATATTTTTAATAGTGAATTTATTAAATTGGTTTCGGATACACTAAACTATTACAAAAAATATCATATTAAAAAGGGTATTAAAATCAATGAAATTCCGTTCCAACTTAGACCTCTTTGTTATGACCTACATGGTATCTATATGATTAGGAGGACACCATTGCAGTTTAATGATGTCTATAATTATATTAGTTCGCTGGATAGTGCTAAGATTCTATTTATTCTAAAGCCTAATAAAGAAGTAGATTTGTCTTATAAACTATAGTTTTTTATGAACCGTTTTCTTAAACCCTTCTAGAATGGCTATAATTTTGTCACAGGTAATAGTAATAATTTCCTGGATTTCTTCAGGTGTGTTATTTTGTGTACTAATTTTTATTTCAATTAGATCCTTGAGTGGGTGAGGATTTTTATATCCAATATACATCAGTTTTTTTCTATCGAAAAAGTTTAGAGCGTGGAATTGAATAAGATTACCAAGAGTATGAGATTCATTTTTGGCAGTAATCGTATACGCCTTCATATTTTCAACAGAAACATCTAGACTAATTCTTTCATCTTCGGATTTGTTTCCAACAATATTAGTAATCGCAGTTTTGAAATTTTCAAGTTTTTGCGTTAGAATATCTAGACATCCATGTAGAATTTTTTCGGGTGATTCAATTCCTAGAGATTCTATATACATTTCATATTGGTCACAGATACCTTGTTTATTTGTATGAAAATATCTATCAGCTTTAGAAAGTTCGAACTGTCTTTCTAAAGATTCTTTATTTTCACTATCTTTATTTTCCTTTAGATAAAGTTCTAGACCTTTCTGAACTTTTTCTGGATCTCTTTTATTGTTATAGGTAATGCAAGAAATAGGTTGGTATCTGGCATGTTTTTTACCATTATTGATTGATGCTTTTCCTTCAATATGTATTTCTTCACCTTTGTTATTTGGATTAGATTTTAGTTTAGTAATAAGAATATAAGAGTTTCTTTCATTGGGTGGAAAGAATTTTTTAGAATCTACATTTTTACCGGTTTCAGTATCAATAACTTCAAAATCTTCGGTAGTAACATTAATAGTACTGGTTCCTTCATTCTTTTTTTTAAGAATAAAATTATATCTATTTACATCAAATGTTTCTTTGTTGGCATGAATGGGTACCATTCCAATACGATGTAACAAGAATTCATTGTGTAGACCACACGTATTTTTAATAACCTTTAGATCCGAATTTATATAGTCTTCTGTATTAAATGCAACTGTTTTATATTCAGATATACAAACACGTCTAATACCATTGACTATGCTTGTATCGACATCTTTAATTTCAAGATGAAGTTCATTTGAAGTTTTTTTTGACGAAAGTGAAATAGACATTTTATTTATATTAATTAGTTATAAAATTTAAATCAATTTTAAGTTTAATTAAAATAAATTTTTTATAAAAAATATCTAATGAATAAAGATCTTCTATTTTATAGCAATAAAGACGATTATTCTAAGGAAATAATAGAAATAATTAATAAGAATAATATAAAAGATATATTTCCGGTGTGTATTGATGATAGTAAAATAAAGATACCTGGTTTTATTAAGTTAATACCAACAATATACTTAAGTAAATCTAAAGAATTAATTATAGATGAAAAAATAAAGGAGCATGTAAATGGATTAATAAAAAAGGAAACAATTGAAAATGATTCTATAGAAGCATATTCGTCTGATACTATGGGAAATTTACACGATATAGATCTTAGTAAAAAAGAAGATAGTAATTTAGATTTTTTCTTTACAGAAAATGAGAAAATAGATGAGGATAAAGTTTTAGAAAATAGGGCCAAAAATGTTGATGGTCTTATGAAACTCAGAAATAGTGATATTAATACCTTTTTTGAAAAATAGAATATTATAAGTTAATTTATAGAATAAAATATATTTGTATAGAATAATAAACTATGTCTGTCCTTTCTGCTTTCAATAATATTATTTTGAATTTTTTAGATGATTGTATATTAATTTTTAATGATGATAAAGATTTCAAGGTTTACAAAAGAGGTCTTGGAGTAGTTGTAAAGTATAATCCTAAACAAGTGCATACTGTTTTTAAGGAGTATTTAGAACAGTATAGGCCTTATATTGAATCGAGAGATGATAAATTCTTCCTACAAAACAATTTTGATGAAGTAAAAAAATACAATAACGAAGAAATTTTTACAGTAATTTCTAAAATTAAGACTTACTGGACTACTTTAGATGACCATAATAAGAACAAAGTGTGGGACTATTTTAATATTTTGACACAATTATCTGATAAGATATAGTTGCGGTCTATATTTTTAAAATTTTTATTTTTTATTATTAATGGAAAAAACTAATATTGAACATTTCAATAGTTTTTTGAAACAGTTTATAGAAAACATTATAGAATCATTTGACGAATACAAAGAAGTTATCACTAATTATTATAAAGACCTATTGGAATCTGATACTTGCAATGATGATAAATATGTTAAACGATTTCTAAATAAAACAAAGGATTATAAACAATTTATTTCAGAAGAAAATAATGATTTGTTTAAAGAAGATATTTATCTTCTAAAGAATGTGAATTTTAAAGATATTTGGAATTCTGGTGAAATTAGTGATAATAACAAAAAGAAGATATGGGAATATCTGCAGACTTTATATGTTTTGTCCGAAACTATTATTAATGATACTAAAACAATTTCGGAATTAGTGAATCAGTTTAAGAATATTAATGAACCTGAAGAGGAAAGTGATTCCCAGACTGATCCTAATATAGATAAAGATGTTTTTAAAATGTTAAAGAATCTTTCTAATAGTAATAATGAAAATGTTGATAATATCTTTAATGAGTCTGGTATGATTGGTAAACTAGCCAGTGAATTAACCGAAGAATTAGATATTAATAATTTAGATTTAGGTATAGATCTTGAAAGTGGTGATGGAAATATGGAAGACCTTTTTTCAAATCTTATTAGTGGGGATAATTCGTTAAAATTTATGAACCTTATACAAACGGTTGGTAATAAAATCCAAAATAAAATTCAGAGTGGTGAATTAGATGCTTCTTCTCTTCTAAGTGAAGCACAGAGTGTTATGTCTAATTTAAATAATAATCCAGACCTTGCAAATATGGCGAACATGCCTAATATGGCAAATATGGCCAATATGGCCAATATGGCCAATATGGCCAATATGGCCAATACCCCATTAAATCCTACTCAGGAGAGATTAAGGAAAAAACTAGAAAAAAGAAATCAAAATAAAAATGAATAATAATATATATGAGTGATATATTTTGGTTTGATGACTTTAAAGTATTATTAGATAAAGAACTTGTTAAAGAATATTTTCCAACAAAGGAAATGAGTATAGAAAAAAAATTAAATTCGTTAGTACGTTTTTCTTTATATCTATCGTTTCTGTTATCCCTACTAACAAATAATATAAACTATATTTTTATACTAATAGTAACTCTATTTCTGACCTATTTAATATATATATTTAGAAAAAGTGAAGAAACTAATTAAGTTAATTATAAAAAAATTTATATTTCTATAGTATATGGATAGACAAACATTAAGAATTAATGAATTAACATCTTTACAACAGGATGGTAATTTTAAAAAATATAACACCGTTCAGGCACTTAGTGGTGGAGAATATATGTTAAAGGATTTTACTGAAGTACATCCGAATAATACTAAAATAGCAACAAATCAACCTTATCTTAATTTTGATGATGGATTTGGAGTAAATTCTGATTTAATTGACGAAGAAAAACGTGAAGGTAAAGTAAATAATTTTAGAGGTGATGCGAACCAATTATTTCCAAGACCATATCTTACTATTCCATATACTGGTAAGGGTAAGTATCATGTAGATATTGATAGCGAGATTCGGTCAGCGAATATTGCTAGTGATGACAGAGCTTGCAATTCCCTCTCTGGAGTTTCTATTGAACATCAATATACACCACTTGTTCCTAATCTTAAAGAAACTATACAAAATCCTAAAAATCTAATCCCAGAAGATTCTGTTCCAGATTGGTTTAGAGGTGGTGTTGATACAACACAAATAAGAAAAGATATAGATTTTTTTGAAAGATGTCTTGATGACCAGAAGGTTAGAGATATCTTAACAAAGAAGAAGACCTATTTGACAACTGAACCAGTTCTTAGAACTGATAATTAATTTTTTATTTTATTTCTTTTATTTTTCTGTTAAAAAAAAATGTTTTTTAATGGTATATGAGTAGCAATAGATTAATGTACGATACTTGTGCAGAACAGACTAGAATTAATCAGAGTGCGGGAACTGCTGGTTATCTTTTAGATAGTGATAAATATGAAAATGTTAATAAATGTAGAAATGGATTCGGACTTATTGGAGGATCTAATGTAAGTCATATTTCAGGTAATATTGTAGATTTAGAATCGGATTTATATGGTATAACAAGGAAAGCTTCTATGTGTCCAGATGAAAAATTTTTTTCTAAATGCTCTTTAGAAGATATTAATAATTGTCAACCTAATGATATCGTAATTAGAGGGAATGAGTCAACAGAAGAAAGGGTTATTTCAACTGATTTATTACATTTACCAACTTGTAATATCGTAGACTATCCACCAGTTGTTCTTCCAAAAAAAATTAAAATAAATAAAATTATTAAATAATTTATTAAAATAATATCTATATATATATATGAGTTTTACTAATTTAAATTACGATAACGCTGCTTATGACCAGTCATTAAAGGAATCACTAGGTAGTATAAAATATCAGTTAAACACCCCACAACATTCGCAATGTTTTGTCGAAGATCCTAATATTGCTATGCAAAAATCTGGTGTTAGTGTAGATGTAACTAACGCAATGATAGATGTTGATTCAGAATTACTTGGTATAACAAGAAAACATAGTAATGATCCACACAAACAATATCTACCAAAAATGGATAAAGATGGAAATGTTTGTTTAGAAACAAAAAAAATGAATTATAATCCTTGTAAAAATGTTAAAACCGAACACACAAGATTAAGTAACCCAAGTTTTAATCTTAGAGGTACTGGTTGGAACAGATGGGAATGGTTATGCCAGAACCCACAGGATAAATTAGAAATCGATTTTTCTATGAATACAGATACTAAAAATTTAGCTAAAGATTCTCATAGACCAATTATTCCATCTCCTTTAGGTTCGAGTAATTCTTTACCTAAAGAAAATAAAGAAAATAAAAATGAAGAAGTATATGTTTTTGATGAAGTCCCAACAAATCCAGTAAGTGTTAGGTGGGAAAGACCAGTCAATGAACCATTAGATTATGACGGATGGCAACCTAAGAATGTTCTTAGTAACGAAGCCCAAGTTCCTACAGGTCCTGTCAGTACTCAATGGCAGACACATAACACATTAGATAATTATTAATGAGCGAAAGCAATTTCAGCCGCACCCGTTTTAATTCTTAGAATATTATAGGATACAGCATAAACCTTGACTTCAGAAACAACCTTCTGGGCCTCTTCTGTTAATGTAATTATAATTTCTGCATCAGATATTCTTGAGAAATTACATGTCCCTGAAGGTTGATGATCTTCTGGGTCTATAGCAAAAGAATAAACATTTATTCCACTACATGGAACATTAGTATGGTGTTGATATGGTTGTATAACATTAAAATAGAAACCTTCCCTCTCATCGAATCTTCTTACACCATTAAGGAACAATGAAGCATTTTTAGTTGGATTATCACCATTATAAGTAATTCTTTGAGCATTCTCAAATCCCGGTTTATTCCATAATCCATTTACATCGGGAACATGGAGACTTGTATCATTATCTATTGTTGTAGGCTGATTGAACATATGAGACATAGTAAAATTTTTATATAAACTACTTTCTGCCTCAGTAGTTTCTGTTCTTGTAGAATTAAAATATTGTGATATAAAATCAAATCCGGTTGAAGCACATTGAGTAATTCCTTCTGCAGTAAAATCAGCTATTAGATTATTCTGTCCATCCCAGCTAGTAGAGGTCGTTAATTGATTGTCTAAAAAGTTAGGAGTATGTTGGGTTTTATTTGGGTCCGATGAAGATTTATATGATAACTTAGCCGCAGGTAAACGTGTAAAGAAATTTTCATTCGTTCTACCACCCACCATACCACAACCACCCTTTGGACTAGGAACACCTGTATACCCAGTAAAATCAAATTTATCTGTATAATTATATCTTTGTATACCACCTCTTGATTGGCAGAACCTTTTATCTACAAGGTTAACCGGTCGAATTCTCCATATTAATTCTTTAACGGGATTAAAAAAATTTAGGTCAACTGTATGGGTTTGACTGTTAGCTGATGTGAATGAAGTACCACGTGTCTGAATTTTTTCTATAAGATATTCGTGTGTGTTATTTGCGAATCTTTTTTTTTCATCATTATCAAGATAGATATAATCCGCATATATAAATGCGTTTCTTAAAGATGGTTTACTATTTGATTGGAAAATATTAGTGGAGATAGAATGACGAACTGTATTTACTCTAGATCCAGATGCAGGCAATAACTCTGCACCCAAATCACCAGTAACGACTTGTTCAGATGCCCATATTAATTCTTCTAAATCTTCAAATTCTATATCTACCATTACTTCAGCCTTTTCTAATGATATTAATGGTAAAGCTTGCCCAGGATTTTTACAGAACCAAAATTGTAAAGGTATATACAAGTTTCTTGCATCTGTCATTTTAAAATTATTAATGTCATTGCCGATCTGGCCAGTCCCCTCATTAATCATACCACGAACAGTATGAATCTGTGTTAATTCAGGGATATTTCCTACCATTTCAGCATACGCATGTTTTTTCCCTTCCTTTTGTGATAATTCATTCCAAATATGAAGCCATTCTCCATCTTGTTCATCAATAATAGTCTGTCCTATAGAAATAGACGAGTTTTTAATAATAGAATGACCTACCCAATTTAACCATCGGAAAGCCTTATATGATCCTGCTGAAACATCGACATTTATTTCTGGTAATTCAATATATAAGTATAGTTTATGTAAAAGGTCAGGTCCTTTAGGGATTCTACAGTTAACTGGATCACCGAAATCAGGCTTAGATGTAAAATTTAATTTTCTAGATTCTATAGCAAAATTAGTATGCCTTCTATAAACACTTTTAAAAAATGTAATCTGAGGATTTCCTGTTAGATAATTATTTTCTGTAGCTTCTGCTATTAATTGTAATGAAGCTCCACCCATAATACTATTTATAAATATTATTTCTTAAGTTATAATTTAAAGAAGTTATTTAAAATACATTATATTAAAAATATAATTATGTCATTTAAAAATAAAAATAATAAACGAATACATTACGATACAAAGGTAACATTAGAATCAAAACACAATACTTTTGTAAACAATTTTAGAAAAAAGGAAGATATTTTAGAAATGGAAGTAGAAAAAAAAGAATTAGAATTGCAACTTAAAAAAACAAATAATATCGTAGATGAACTAAAAATCAAAGACCGAATTATTTTGTTGAAAGAAGATATAAGCAATTATAAAAACAATAATAATAATAGGAATGAAATAGAATATTTTTTAGATAATGGAAATCTAATTTTTCAGTATTATGATAATAGTTCGTCAACACCTGTACAGAAACAATCATCTATTAATGATAACACGCAAAATATAATGTCATTCTTTAATGAAACAAAATCAAATAGTAAAGATAACTCTAATATTGATAACGATTCTAATAATAATAGAAAACATTTATTAAATAGTTATTTACTGAATACTAAAGAAAATTATCAAATAGATTTTGATGAATTTAAACATAATGTAGAATTATGTAATAACTGTCATATAAATAAAATTGTTTATATGTCTGAAGGAAAACAAATATGTCCACAGTGTGGCGAAGAATCATTTATTTTAATAGAATCCGATAAACCATCATATAAGGATCCTCCAAGAGAAATTACTTATTTCTCATATAAACGTATTAATCATTTTAACGAATGGTTAGAACAATTCCAAGCAAAGGAAACAACTGATATTCCTAAAGATATTTATGAAAAAATATTATTGGAAATAAAAAAGGAAAGACTTGATATTAACGTATTAAAACCTACAAAGTTAAGATGTATTCTTAAAAAGATTGGGAAAAATAAGTATTATGAACACATACCTCATATCTTAAATAAACTGAATGGGAAGACGCCACCGGTGATGTCGGTTGAAACGGAAGAAGAACTACGACGCATGTTTAAAGAAATCCAGATACCATTTCATAAATTCTGTCCTAAAAATAGAAAGAATTTTTTGTCTTATTCTTATGTATTACACAAATTCGTTGAATTATTGGGGTTACATGAATTTGAGAATAGTTTTATATTACTTAAAAGTAGAGAAAAATTACACCAACAAGATATTATCTGGAAAGATATATGCAATTATTTAAAGTGGGAATATATTTCGAGTATTTAATTATTTTTATCATTAATATTTATCGATGGGAATAAAATATCTATTATACTAAACATTATAATATTTACAGTAATAATTTTAATTTTATTAGATGGGGAAATATCTAGTGTATTTAGTAATAGATAGTTTATAAGAAAAAGAAAGGATATTTTTAGAACCTTTCTGATTAGCTCTCTTGGATTAACAAGTTTAAAAGTCATTAATATTAATAAACATATTTTTTTTAAATTTCTATTTAAACAAATAATTCTTTAGAATACTATTATGTCAGATGATAATGAAACATTTCTTGAAGGCGATAACAATATTCCGGGGCAAAACTTCGTGTGTCTCTCGTTCCTCTCTCCTGAAGAGGTTATGAAAAGCAAAGAAGTTTATATGTTCCACCGTTATATGACACAACGGTTTGGAGAACTAGAACAATCTATTGATAAAATTACTAAAAATGCAGGTGATGAACTTAAGACAAAAATTAACAAGGAACTAAAGGAGAAGCTCCGTCTTGAGCTTCAGTTTACATATGACCAGTTTAAAGGTAGGTTCGAGGATTTTACCTACAAATTCCACGATGACCTTAATAAGGAATTCAGTGAAAAGAACGAGTTCCGGACGAGTGTTCGTGGCGTGAAAATCAGGGGTGTGTATGAGACTCAAAAGGAAGCTGAGATTAAGGCGAAACAGCTACAGAAGCGCGACCGTACATTCCATGTGTTTGTTGGTTCAGTGGGTCAGTGGCTTCCTTGGGACCCATGTGCAGATAGGGTCCAGAGCGAGGAGTATCTTGAGGATGAACTCAATAACCTAATGAGGGAGTACAAAAAGAACGAGGTGAATAAGGATATATTCTATGAGGATCAGAAACGTGAGCGCAAGGATGATGCAATGAAGGAACGTATTAATGCCGAAAAGGAGATGACAAAACAAGATGAGGAGAACAAGAAGAATATGGCTACTATTGAGGAGCACATTGAGAGTAACGATCCGTGGATGGAGCGCAAAACCGAGGAGGCGGTTGAAGACACCAAAGGTGGTGACGATGCCGATGGTTCTAAGTAAGCTATAAAATTTATGATTATACCACAATATAAAATATACTATCAACTTATATGAGAAGTTTAGCTTCGCTTTTATTTTTAATAATAATTATGTTTCCTATTTTTATTTTTTATAATAAAAAATTAGAAAACATTAAACCTCCTAAACTGATTAAATACAGACCGATAGATACAAATATTATTGATATGCAATTCGACACATATAAAATTAAAAAGGAAAGTATCAAAAATATACGTAAATATGAAACTAGTCGTGAACAACGAGACCGTATTGCTTTAGAACGCAGACACGCTTACCTTGTTGATAAATGTTCAAGTTCGATAGTTGAACCCAGTTCTAACATAGTTGTAGGCTAGACTATTATAACTATTCAAGATGATTTAATCTATAAAAATTTATATCTATAATATAATATGAAATCATTAACACTAGTTTTTTTAACTTTATCTATAGCCTGTATTGTAATCGGATATATGGAACTTAAAATAGAATCTAAAAGACAAAAAAATAATTTTGACATAGAATATAGATTTGTTCCAAGAGAGATTTATGATTCACAATTTAATCAACTAGATCTTGAAAAAACATTTAGTGATATATTCGAAAATAAACTATTAATCTAAAATGTTGTTTTTTTAACATTTACAGTAGGACCTCCTTTTCTTTTTTTTTGTTGGGAATATGCTAAATCAAAAGGTTCTTGTTCTTCTTCTGAATCGTAACCACTATTAAAATTATTAGAGTGGTGTTTCCAAAATTCTGGTGCCCCTATTTTAAAATCAGAATGGGGGTTAGCTTTATACCAGAAAACCTGTTCTTCTAGTTTATTACTTTTAGCATTATTATTAATAACTAAACAATTAAAATCTTCTGTACATTGGTCCATCACCTGGCAGAATATTTCAAACGTTGGAAACATGCCCGCATAGTGTTCATATAATTTTTTTCTGTTTGATACATAATTTTCTCTTAGAATAAATACGTAATCAATATTTGTTCTTAGATTCGGTGGTATACCTAAAGCATACTGCATTGTAATTATAAACAACATTTTGTAATGTCGTCCATTCATAAATAATGAACGAATATTTACATCCTTTACCCAAGAATTATCATATAAACAATCATCTAAAATTAAAAAAGCGGAAGGATTTATATTACTTTTCCCATATAAATGTTCCTCTTTCATTTTTTTCTTTACTACTAATTTTTGCCTTTTTACAGCATTTGCTACAACCACTGGCGTATATTCGTCATGGATAAATAAACTAGGAACCATTTTCCCATAGAATTGATTAGCACCTTCTGTCCCTGAAATTACTGTGCCTATAGGTATCTTTCTATGAAAATATAACAGATCTTTTACTAAAAAACTTTTACCAGTCTCACGCTTTCCTATAAACACACAAACTTTGTCTGGCTTTATTGTAGAAATATCGAATTTTTTTAATTCTAAATTCATTATTATATTTGGATAATTTTATTTTGTTTTTTTAACAAGCAACGCGTAATTATAAATAAACAAAAATATACCACAATCATAAATGAATAATATACTTTTCGATAATAAAAATTTTAAGTTTACAAAAAAAAACATAGAAACACACATGAATGTTAGTAATTTACAATCATATTTCCCTATATTAGATAATTATATCGATGAGTCTAATTTTGATTATGAAGACAATTCTAATTTAATTTTAAAATCAAGATTTATTATAAAAAACCTTAGTGAAAATAATACCGATATATATACACAAAAACAATCTCATTATATAAAAACTTTCTATAAGTCTAATATTTATGATAGATTTGCAAAAAAAGAAATAACAAAAGATATATTTATTAAAAAAAATCCTATAGTTGATGTTTTAGGATACAGTATGAATCATTATAGTTTAACTCCTAAAATTCTCCCAAATATTACATCATGTATTACATCTGACTATATTAATAATTATAATAATGAAGCATATATTGATTCATTTTTTACATTCTTAGGAAGTAAATTAACCGAAAGTAGAAGATGTCCCACATTCCCATTATTCTATGGTACATATAATTGTTTATCTAATAATCTAAAATTTGACATTACTGAAGATTATGAGGATATTAAATTTAATAAATCATTTAGTGATAATATTAACAAAAAATTCGCAATTGAATCTATTGCTATTGATATTGATTCTGATAATGAACCAGAACCAGATTTAGAAATTATTGAGAATAATCTGGATATCGATACATTAGAGATTGATACCAGTTATGAAGATACACAAGATAAACTAGAACATTTAAATAGTTTAGAAGACTTACCAGACTCGTTTGTTAGTAATATAGATGTTATGGATATAGATGAATTAGACAATTTCTCAGAACTTGAAGAAGAGGATGATGACACATTTAAATATATTAATGTTACAAATTTTCCCACTCAACTAATATTTATGGAAAAACTAGAATATACTTTAGATGATTTATTAGAAGAAACTAATTTAAGTGATAGAGAATGGACCTCTATTCTATTTCAGATTTGTTTTGGTCTTGCTGTAGCACAAAATAAATTTCATTTCGTCCATAATGATCTACATTCAAGTAATATAATGTTTACAACTACAGATAACCCATTCATGTACTTCGAAGTAAATAACGTTTTTTATAAAATACCAACATATGGAAAAATTACTAAAATAATTGATTTTGGTAGAGCTACATTCACTCATAACAAAACACTATATTTTAGCAGCACATTTGATGAAAATGGTGATGCAGATGGTCAATATGATTACCCTATAAATAACTCTTTAAAAAATTGTAAAATTAAACCTAATAAAAGTTTTGATTTAGCCAGATTAGCTACAACCATTATAGAACACTTCAATCCTAATACTAAACTATTTAACCTTCTAAAAATATGGATGACTGATAAAAATAACCAGTTTATTATTAATGAAGAAGACGATTTTGATTTATATAAAAAAATCGCAAAGGATATTAAAAATGCTGTACCACTTAACCAATTTAAAAATAAAATTTTTAAAAGGTTTATTGTAAACAAAAAAGACATAAAAAATGAATATAGTATATTTAAATATTAATATGTTTATTTATTAGATAGAGCAAATATAAACAAAAAGATATCATAGGATGGACATTAAATACTATAACTATAACAAATAACATAATAGCTTCTTTTAATTTATTAAATTCAATAGATTCTTCATTTTTAAACAAAAATAAGATCAAATACAAAGTAAATGGTATTATTATATAAACCAAATCTTTCTTTGATAGAGTCATCATTATATTATACAATTATTAAAAAGTAGGTGTTCCAACAATAATATCATTATATTCTGGAGTTCCTGTATCTGTAATATTTTCTATACTAACAGAAGTGTTTGCAAACATGTTATCTAAAACCTTTTTTTTTAGATAAAGCAGAACTAAAATTATAATACTATTAATTATAAAGGTTTTAAGGTGAGTTTTTATAGACACTCCGTCTTTATTATCGCGATTTAAGTAATTCATAACTAATGAAATAACTAGAGATGTAACGAGAGCACAAGCAAATTCCAAATTCATATATTTCATAATATTTTATTAAAATATATTTAATTTTTTAATTTTACTTATTAAAAAAATTTAATATCAGATTTATTTTTATATTTTTCCAGAACTTCCTCCTTTGTTGATTCTTTATTCACCACAACATCACTTAAATTCACAATCTCTGTTATTTTTTTGTTATTATTTGTATCAGTTATAGAAATAGTTTTAATATCACTTTCCGTTGGTTCTTCTGACTTTACTTCAAATGGTTCATCATATACCTCCTCGTAATTACCAAAGTCATCCAGATTTAACTCCTCTATCTGCAACACATCTTCTAAAGAATCAACCACAACACTAGGTTCCTCCTTAGGTTCTTCCTTAGTTTCCTCCTTAGGTTCCTCTTTAGTTTCCTCTTTAGGTTCCTCTTTAGTTTCCTCCTTAGTTTCCTCTTTAGTTTCCTCCTTAGGTTCCTCTTTAGTTTCCTCCTTAGGTTCTTCTTTAGTTTCCTCTTTAGGTTCCTCTTTAGGTTCTTCTTTAGTTTCCTTCTTAGGTTCTTCTTTAGTTTCCTCTTTAGTTTCCTTCTTAGGTTCTTCTTTAGTTTCCTCTTTAGGTTCCTCTTTAGGTTCCTCTTTAGGTTCTTCCTTAGGTTCTTCTTTAGTTTCCTCTTTAGGTTCTTCCTTAGGTTCCGTTTCTAAAAGTGTCTTTATTTCCGTTAATTTTTCATCAGAATAGTTGCTAAGTTTATTAATTATAGATGTCCTAATAGGATTAACCGTATTATTAATATAATCATTTCCTAAATATTCCTTTAGAATATCTTTTAGAGGTAGTTCTTTCCTGATAGTTTCTATAATAGATTTTTCTATAATTTTATCACATTCTCTTCGATTCTTTTGTTTATCTTTATTGGATACACGATCATCAAATAGGAAAGAATTTTTCCAAATATTTCTTGCAACATCAATATAACATTTATGAATAAAATGACTGGTTTTAGGTATTTTAAGATTAAGTTTACCTTTATCTTTATTCATATTGATTGATGTTAAAATACGCGTATGACTAACAAAAACCGCAGTAATAAGTTCATCTAACCAGTCACAATTAGAAACAGAAACAATATTATTGTATTCTTTATCTATTATATCTTGATTCCATATAGGTATTTGACTTAGTTCTTCTTGGAATTTTTTCAAAACATAGGTGGATTCCTTAGATTTTATAAAAAGTTTATGGACCGTTTTATAGACACTTGGTTTTATAATGTGTATAAATTGTTGGGTATATTCGGTCTTAGCGTCGACTAAAACGGCTAAACTTCCTTCTTCCATATTATAAAAAAAATATAAATAAAAAATGTTTATAACGCAAATTATAATTTATTAATCTCTTCTTGGATTTTTTGTTCCATAGTTAGTTCAGTACTTTCCTTAGGTTTAAAATTGTTAGATTTATCATCTATTTCTACAATAGGATAATCATATTTTCCAGCTGTTTTTATATGATATGGATTATCTGTTAATGAAGATAATAATTCCGGGTTTATTCTATCTGAATTATCGCTATAAGAATGGTCCCTGTAATTAGATAGGTTTATTTTAGTTTGTCCTTTGCTAACTTTAACAGAACTTCTAGGTCTTTGTGTTTTAGTTTCAGCCATTTGTTTTTTATGGGTAATTTGTACATCTTTACTACCTATACTTTTCTTAGCACCAGATAAAGTTGGAGCTCGACCCTTTGAGATTAGTTCTTTATTAATATTTAGTGAAGCGTTGTAGGAAGCATCGTATGATGAAGGTAATTTGTTTTTAGAACCAGCAATACCTGAATACTTATGATTAGATGTAAACTGGCGATTCGTATTTGGTGCCGTTGTATTAGAAATCTGGTAACCTCCGTCTTTGTTGAATTTAGGTTGTCCATGGTTCTTTTGTTCTATAGTTGTTTGTTTAATAGTAACTTTAATAGGTTGATTAGAAAATTGTTTTAATTTGGGTGTTTTTGTGCCTATGTTCAAATTAGTATCTACAGTATCGAGTGTATTTCTAATAGTTATTTTGGGTAGTGTATCATATTCATAAATTTTATTTTTCTCACCACTTTTAATATTACCTTCCCGTTTGTTATGAATCGTAGTTTCTTTGATTGTAGTTCTAGCAATATCATTTGGATCATAAACAGTTTGTTTGTTAGGTACACTCATACCAAGGTTACCTTCTGGACGGATATTACCTTCGAAATTTTCTTTCTTTGTTCTTTTCAATTTATCTAATAATGGAGAAATGATAGACTTAACCGTGGTATTTAAGTTAGATTTATATGTTCTCTGTTGGGTTACATCTCTTTCATTTGGATAGGCCATAAAGGTATGTTTCCCGTAATCCGAAATTTTTTCTACAGAGTTCCATGTTCCTTTAGAATGAATATTTCTAACGCCATCATTTTTATAGTTATTTTTAGTAGATTTTTTAACATTAGGGTTTAATTTATGATAATTTTTATCAGATTTTGCATGACCTAAAAATGCTCGACTTCTTGTTCTGTTTGTTGTTTTTTCATCAACATTAAAATTCAATCTTTTTTTATCTTTAAGATAAGCACCAGTAGTCTTGAAATACCGCGACTGGTCATTTTTATAGAACGTATCTGGTCTTCTTTTGCTAATTCTACCAATATGTTTACGTTTACCATTAATAGATTTACCTTTAATAACTACACCTTTATAACTGATTTGTTGATTATTTTTAGTTCTTAATTGGTCTATAGTTTTAGGTCTAATAATATCCTGAATTTCTGTCTGATGGAATCCACCAGTTGGTTTATTACCATATTCTTGTCCTAAACCAGGACCAACTTTAATTTGGTCGAAAGGAAGTTCGCCTCGTCTTATACTAGACCTATGGAGACGGTCCTTTTCATATTCATTAATATTTGGGGCACCATTAACATGTGTAAGGTTTTTAACTGGTTTAAAAAAAGGTCTGGATTCAGATTTCTTATAATTAAATTCACTTTTCCCACTTAATGCCTGAAAGACTCTATTTTCTCTTTGCATCAATCGTTCTTTATTTGGATCTTCTATAGTTTTATCTTTTTCGGAATACATAGGAACCATCCCATTATCATCCATTAAAAAATTTTCCTTAGTTAAAAATTTACTCTTCGGAGTTAATCCATTAGAGAACTGTTGACCTATATACGATTCATTCTTTTGTCTTTTTAAAACTGGTTGTTTATTAAGTAAATTTAGTTTTCTTTGTTCTTCAGTTCCCTTAATTTCATTATCTTGAACACTGAGTTGTTTCGGGTTAGAATTAAATGACTCTTTTACCTCCTTAGTTTCATCATCTTTTTTATTATTGACGTATAAAAATCCTAATAATCCCAATGCCATATACAGCTGTATCATTTATATATTATAATATATTATTTAAAAGAAAAAACACATTAAATAAAATGGCATCACTAATTTATAATACTGATACATTTTTTGAAATAAAAAAGAATTATGTTCTTAAAAATACTGAAATTGATAAATTATTTAGCGACTTGTTTAATTTAAAAAAAAAAACATACTTTAAACAGGATTTTTCTATGATTGATAAGAAAAAAAATGAACTGGTTAGTTATCTAAATAAAATTACACCAAATAACTATAATAATATGTTTAAAATAATGTTTGAAATATGCACAGAACATAAACTAACACTATTCCTTATTGAAAATATGTTTAAATTATCTACGTCACAATCTATTTATTGTACCTATTATGTTAAAATTATTAAACAATTTCTAGAAAAAACCGAAAATAAGAAAGAAATTATGGATTATATTGTAGAAAAAAGTAGTGAATTTAAAAATGTTTCTATAAAAAATAATATAAAGGACAATTTTGGTCTAACCTATGATGAATTTTGTGAGAATAATAAACTTAAATTATTTAAAAAGGGTTATTCACAATTCCTAGGAGAACTTTATCTAAATAATATTATTGAATATTCATTGGTTATTGATACACTTAATACCATTATATCTAATCTTAAAACCATTCTTAAAACTTCAAATACAGATTTTATTGAAGATTCAATCTTGTGTATAGAAAAGATTTGTAGCACTATTTCTAAGAAAATGAACGTTTATGACAGAAAAAAAATTATAACTGATTTTGAAGAGATACAAAAACATGAAGCTATTTCAAAAAGACTAAAGTTTAAAATTATGGATTTAAAGGAGAGTCTTTAATATTTTATCAATGGGTGAAGTTCAAGACCGTTTGTTATCTATTTATGAAAATAAAAAGACTGAATTAATACAATTATATATTACAGAAAGGCAAAGATGTAATGAATTGGGAGCTCTATTTAGTTTTACTAAGGGTGATGAGTTAAAGTCTGTATTTTATCCAATATCTGATCCTATTGTTTCAGAAGAAACAAAAAAGGACATTATTGAAAAAAACAATTACAGGAATACCTATGCTTTCTTTTTTTTTACAGATGTCCCTACAAACACAACCATTCTTACAATAGAAGATTTAGATTCAAAAGTTTAATTAAAACATACTTAAGAATGAATTAATCAATACATTTATAATGTGTGGCATTCTAGGTGTTCTTGGTGACATTCGAGAACGTGAGTATTACCTTAATAAAAGTAAATTGATGCGTCATCGTGGTCCAGATTGGAATGGGATGTACTATTCTCCTGATGAAAAAATTGCAATTTGTCATGAACGACTTTCTATTATTGGTGTTGATAATGGATCACAACCAATTATTTCAGAGTGTGGTAATTATATTCTATCTGTTAATGGAGAAATCTATAACTATAAAACACTACTTAGTGAAGTTTTGGGTGATAAGTATAAAGGTAATACCGAAAGTGATTGTGAGGTAATTATTTATCTCTATAAAGAATTTGGTATTAATTTTATTAAAATGTTAGATGGTATTTTTTCATTTATTCTGTATGATATTGAAAATAAAAAAGTTATTGTCGCAAGAGATCCGATTGGTATTATCCCACTCTACCATGGACTTGATTCCTCTGGTTCTTTTACGATTGCTTCAGAACTAAAATGTTTTCATGATGTAGAGAAGGCAGAAGTAGTTAACCCTGGGTCTTATTTGTGTTATGATTTTACTACTAAATGGGAACAGGTTGAATCAGGTATTTATTATACACCAGAATGGAAAACTTCTAAATACTCACAAGATATGGACGAAGAAAAAATCAAAGATACTATCAGAACTTCTCTGATTGAAGCAGTTGAAAAACGTCTAATGTCAGATGTTCCTTTTGGAGTTCTTCTTAGTGGAGGTCTTGATTCAAGTCTTATTGCGTCTATTGCCAATAAAAGCATTAAAGCAAAAGAGAATTCGTTTTGTGGGAAACTACATACATTTTCTATCGGTCTAAAAAATTCACCCGATATTCTTGCTGCTCGTAAAGTTGCAGATTATCTAAAATCCGAACATCATGAATTGAGTTTTACGGTACAAGATGGGTTGGATTCTATTAAAGATTTGATTTACCATTTGGAAACGTTTGATGTTACAACTATTCGTGCTAGTACACCTATGTTTCTAATGTCTAGAAAAATTAAATCATATGGTGTTAAAATGGTTCTTTCTGGTGAAGGAGCTGATGAGATTTTTGGGGGATATTTGTATTTTCACCAGGCACCAAATAATGATGAATTCCATAGCGAATGTGTTAAACGTGTAGATGAATTGCATCATTTCGACTGTCTTCGTGCAAATAAATCTACTATGTCATGGGGAATAGAGGCAAGGGTTCCCTTTTTGGATAAGAAAGTTATTTCTAAATGTATTACGATTCATCCAGAACTTAAATGTAAAAAGATTGAGAAATATATTCTAAGGGCTGCTTTTGATAAAGACTATCTTCCGGATGATATTCTATGGAGACAGAAAGAACAATTTACCGACGGGGTTGGTTATAATTGGCTCGATACTCTTGTTGAACACTGTAATAGTTCTGTGTCAGATGTAGAATTCGCTTCCCTACAAAAGAAGTATGGAGTTAAAAATAAAGAAGAGGGGTACTACCGAAAAATCTTTGAAGAACTGTTTCCAAACAAAGGTAGTATTGTTCCAAGGTGGATTCCTAAAACGGAATGGGATGGTGTAAGTTATGACCCATCAGGAAGGTCACAACTTGTCCATAACTCAAATTAAATAAATTAAATAAATAAATTAACATAAAATTTTAAAAAGGAAACATTTTCCTTTCTTCTTTAGCACAATATTTTTCTTATCAACCTTTATAAGATTATCTATTATAGAAGGTGCTATACTTTTTAGGATAGGATCAACAATTGCATCATCACCAAATCCATCGGTTTTATCAATAAACCGCATCAATAATTCTAAAACTAATTCTTTTTTTTCTGAACCATTTAATGCTTTGTATTTTTCAACACATTTAATAAGAGGTGGGATTATATCAACTAAAGTTGTTAAACTTAAATTACTTAATTCCTTAGTAAACATTTTTTCTATTTTTTCGTAATCATTATTTATTACAGCATTCGCTTTATATCTGTGGACGGACATTATAATATAATACAACATAAAAATTAAATAAAATATGAACTAATAGATACGATTAGTAACAACATAAATTCTTTGTTACGTTCTGTTAAATTGTATAAATCTTCTCCGATTAACCTAATATCCTTTATACTTTCCTTGTATTTTTTGTAATAGTTAAGTAGGTAGTATCCAATAGTAAATGTAAGAATAGGTTTTAATAGACTCATTATTATATGATTATATATTTATACTGATTGCTTCTCTTTTAATTCAGATTTAGATCTTTCTAATGCAGCTTTTTCTGCTGCAGCAAGACCAACATAAAATCCCAGAGCAAAAGAAATAAATGGTTTTAGTAAAAGCATTATATTAATAAAATATTTTTATACAGCCATTTCAGCTTTGATATTTGGATATGGTTCATAACCAATAACCTCGAAATCTTCAAATTCAAAATCCATAATATTATTACGTTTTTTATTAACCTTTAGCATAGGATATGGGCGTGGTTCTCTTTTAAGATTTTCTTCTACATGTTTAATATGTGAAGTATAAATATGGGTATCTCCTGTTACAACCGTCAACATCCCTGGTGTATAGTTAATACCTTCTAGATTACAAATCATATAAACCAGAAAAGCACCAGTACAAACATTCCAGTTATTAGCCAGAAAGAAATCGGAACTTCTAAGATATATCATCAAATCCAACTTCTTATCCGTACTATTTACATAGAACTGATATTTACATAGACAAGGTGGTAGTGCCGCATTAGCGAGTGTAGAACCATTCCACAGGTCAATAATAATTCTTCTACTGGAAGGGTTATTTTTAATTAGATCAATAACATATTCTAACTGGTCAAATCCCTTTCCAGTATAATCTTCTTTACATGTTTTGTATTCTGCACCATAGTGCCTAAAATTAAATCCATATGACTCACCCATATCATTTTCTGGATAATGAGATAGACCTCTTGAATCTAAAAACTCTCGGGTTGTATTTCCCTTCCAAATTGTAATACCTTTATCATTTAGAATCTGATTATCTGTTTTACCACTTAGATAAAATTTAAGTTCCTCAAAAATAGCTCTTACCCACATCCTTTTAGTAGTAAGGAGAGGGAACGTTTTACTAATATCATATTTAAAAGTTAATCCAAATTGTGATAAGGTTCCAATACCAGTCCTATCTATATTTTTATAACCCAGTTTGATAATATTATTTAGACTACACATATATTGTTGTTCTTCCTGATTTTTCCATTTTTTAGAACCATTTTTATCATAAACAAATTTACGATAATAAATATCCTTTTCTTCACAAAAATCAGATACAGTATTTAGAACAAAATCTTCTGGGATTTTAGGAAAAAATACATCACACTCATATTTTTTATAAACTTTAGTCATAAATATTTTATCACACATTTCTTTATCCAAACATTCTTTATAAAGAGACCCACCACCAATTAAAAACACATTTGTTTTACTACTATTATCTATAGAATTAATAAGAGTATCCACCTCTTCAAGAGAATTACAAGTAAATACACCATCAGGAACTTTATAATCTTGATTTCTTGTTAGAACAATATTAATACGATCACTTAGAGGTCTATGTTTTTCAGGAATAGATTCCCAAGTTTTTCTACCCATAACAACTACATTTTTATAAATAGTTGTAGTAGTATGTGTGGTGATCTTTTTAAAATAGACAAGTTCTCCACTAAGATACCAAGGGATAGTATTACCTTTACCAATACCATTTTTATTGCAGCAAGCGACAATAATTTGAAAACCCATTATAGAATAATTTATATACTAAAACTTTAAATAATCAAATTATTTTTTTAATAAATATGAAAATAATGATTCAGAATTACTTGAAACTGAAAAGGTATCTGAAAGATTATATTCAGAATACCACCACCCATATGGTATATAAATCATTTGTTTCTCCTTTAGTATAACTTCAATATATTTCAACTTGTAAAAGTTTGGTACAGATGATTTATCCTTATCCCAAAAATCCAGATTACTATAACCATTATGTATATATAAGTTCGGTTCCTGTAATGGATTAAATATTATAATTTTTTTCATACCCTTTAAATTTACCTTTAAAAACCTATAACTTTTTACTTGAACAATCGGTTTATATGAATCTTCTTCTTCACTTTCTATTTTAAAATTATACGTAAATGAAATTGGTATATGATAGTATTTAAAATAATCATGAAGAATATTCTTGTTTTCATTATTTGTTCTGTTTAATTTATTACTATCCAAATCGGTAAAAATGTTTGTAAATACTGCAACTGATTTATTCATTAAAACTGTCTCGTATTCATCTTTAATCGGATTATTACCTTGTAGAATCTCATAATTATTATTGGGGCTATTTATAAAAATATATTGACTATAAATTATAATTAAAACTACAAAAAATAGTAAAATAAATAAATTATTCATATTACAACTTTATTTTTTTATTTTATTTTTTCAACTTATTAATTAATAATAGACAAATTTATATTTATATTTAAAGTTATACTAACTATTATAATTATAATGGAAACTCCTGTCTCGAACGTCCCTGTTTTTACCGATTCTTATGGAACTCAAGTGGGAAGGGTGAAATGGTTTAGATCCAAACTTGGATATGGATTTATTACAACATGGGATAATGAAAAGTCCCAAGAAGTTGATGTGTTTGTTCATCAGTCTCACATTAAAACCCAGCATAGTCAATACCGAACACTAAAGGAAGGGGAATATGTTTCTCTAAATGTTAGTGTTGGTGATGATTCTCAACAGGCTGTTGATGTTACGGGTGTCCATGGCGGACCACTCATGTGCGACAATCAACACGCTCGTCAGAGTCATAATGATCACCATGAAGATGACCACCACACCTCTGAGGTTGTTGCACATGAATAAATTATAAATCTACTATTATCATAGAATGATCACTTAGGTCAAAATTAGAATAGTTATAATACTGTTTTACGTCAACCCCTTTATAAAATATATAATCTACCCTTCTTTTATGAATATGTGTGTACTTATTAGTATTATTTAGTTCATGACTATCTTTATAATTTTGTTTTATTATTTCTACTACTTTGTTATCCTCTGGAGTATGAATATATTCATAATTTTTCATATACCTCATTTCGGTATCAGTATAATCGCTTGATGTTAATGAATTAAAATCACCTAATATAATCGATTTGTTATTATGAACATTATTAAGTATTCTTTTGACTTGTTTAAATCTAATATCTTCTTCTTTCTGGTTGTTATTTTTAAATTTATATGTATCTGTAAATAAATGCGTGTTTACAACAGTAATCGTTTCATTTAATTTTATATCAAATAGTAATGCCTTCCTATTATATTTAAGATCTAATACCTGTTTATTTTCTAATTTTATTTTGGATGCAACAAACAGAAATGATTTCTTATCAAATATAAAATAGCTATATCCTATTTTAGTAAATGTTTTCTTTACTGTTTCATAATTATATAAATAGACCCCTTCTACCATTTTTCTTGGTACTACTACTTCCTGTAAACATAAAACATCTATATCCTTTGTTTTAATGTAATCTGAAAGTCTATCCAGTGTTACATTATCTGAGGTATCCCTAAAATAATGAATGTTATATGTTGCTATTCTAAGACTACCTTTCTTTTTAATTTGTTGTTTGTTGTTATATAACTGTTTAAATTCAACTAAATCAGTTAATTCATTTTTTTTTATATTATTTGTTATATTCTTTACACTTTTATCGAATATGAAATTAAAAAACATCAAACATATTAAGAATATATAATAAACTGTAATAGAATAAGATATATTAATTTTAGGTGTGTCTATCTTCTTAACATCAAATGGCGTAGTTTCATCTATTAATATTAGATAGACATTAGAAGTAATGTTTTTAAAACTTTTTTCAGTAAAAAACCCATTTAGTTTATTTTTTTTAAGAAAATAGATAAGTTTCTGGTTACTTAATTTCATTTGTAGGATATTTAGAATTAATTCATCGTCTATTTTAAGCAACTTAAGTTTAGTTTTATTATTAAATACAAACATAGATGAATTGTCCCCATAATTACCAAATGCCTTTAGTAGGAAATTAAGACCTTTTATTTGATTTATTTGATAATCTGTATTATCTGATAAATAGATTAATCTACCATTAATTATATTTTTGAATGAATTTGAAATATGATAAAAATTCATAGGACTTATATTTTTTATATACATATAATATGTATAACAATTTTTTATCGACTATTTTAGCAGTAATACATACTATTGCATTTCTATCTGTAATAATACCCTTCGTTTCTAATAATATATTTATACTAAAATTATACCTATATTGGCTCATATTTATCTATGCTGGGTGGATATTTTTTAAAGATAAATGCTGGCTTTCAATAATAGAAAATAATGTTTCAGATAATAGCAAAGATGAATGGGCGCTACACCTATATATTACAAAAATATTCCCTAATTTCAAAAAAAAACACACCGCTATCTTCTTCTATTTGTTAAATTATACCGCTCTTATATTGGTAACTTATAAATTAGATATACTACATTTAGGAATATTATGGGTATTTTTTTATGAGTTTTTTAAAACACTAATAAATAAAAATTGATATAAAATAAGTTAATTAATTAATTAAACAAACAAAGATCCAGGATGATACACCCCACAGTTCAAAGAAGAATAGATTCCGCTATCACTGATAAATTACAAGAAAATATTGGTATTCCTAAAGACTTCAAAAAATATATTACGAATGTATCAGGTAAACAGGATAGTAATAGAATAGTAGTTGAAGTAGAGTTTTGTTATAAACATGATGGCTATTATTTTGAAAATCTTCCCCCAGAAATAAATAATAAAATTAATGATTATTTAGATGATACACTTAAATTATCCTTTGTTCTTAACATACCACATGATTATCCATTTAATCCTCCAATATGGATGCTTTCTAACATATCTACTTCTATTTCTAATTTAAATTTACTAATATCTTATTATAGTAGTAAAGTTGTTTATCATAATGAAACACTTTTAAAAAATTGGTCTCCAGCTATACTAATAGACAAGGACATACTATTATTTATGACTAAAATACTAAATTTTGACGATATTATAAATAATATTTACGTTTAAAATACCGTATCACATTTACCACTTATAACACGTAATACATTGTAATTAATTGCATATATATTATCGGCATTTGTAAGAGGAGAATCTGTAACTAATTTAACCGTTTTTATATTCGAAAAATTACATGCTCCAGAAGGCATTGGATCTTCTGGTTTAAGAGAAAACGAATAGCAATTAATTTTTTTTGATAATTTAGTGACATTATAACCGTCTGTGTCTAGTTTATAGATAGATGAAATATTTATAAGACCTGCTGATTGTCTCATTGTGGGAATATCAGTACCTTTATTTATACCAAAATGAGTATTAGCCTCATTTGGATTATTATTATTAATTTTATTATATATTGGTACCGATAGTCTAAATCCAATAGCAACACCTTCTTTAATTTTTGCTTCATGCTCTGTTATATTTGGTGATTCAACACCTTTATCTATATCTATAATTTTTGATATAATATTAATACTTTTAGTTGTACTGGTCGAGGTGTAATTCGCACCGTCATAAGATAGTCGATTACCTAAAGTTTGTTTTCCAAAAACAGTAAATAGTAATGTATCTCCTATAGATAATTCATTAAACTTATGCTTCTCATCTGCTGAAAAAAAATAATAATCTGGTTTATTTTCATTATTTTCATTAGTTGGTAAAACTTGTTTATATCTTTTCGGTTCATCATTTATATTTATTACTCTACCTATTGAAAATGTATCACGGCCAGCTGTATCATTTAATGGAATTCCCTCGGTGGGCGTAGAATTAGAAGCTCCAACATCGTCATTTACTGTTTTAGATAAATCATTATGTGCAAATATAAGTTGTGATGATAGTGTATTACTTATAATAGATGTGTTATTTTCTGTGTCTAATGGAGTTGTTGTTATATTCTGGAATGGTATAGTAGTATGATAGTCATAGGTCTGTCTTAACTGAAAATATTCTTCTGGTTGGCTAGAAAATCTATCTTCATCATCAAATGTTAGTTTGGCACTACCATAGGCATTAACTAGATTACTGGTCCAAATAATTTCTTTAACAGGTTGAAAGAAATTTAGTATAGTTGAAGTCTTATTACTTGCCTGTTGAACTTGTACTTGTTCTATAAGATATTCGTGTGATATAGTTGAAAATCGCCTTTTTTCATCTACATCTAAATGTATATAATCAGCATGTACTTCCAAAGAAGCATTTGTTCCAACATCATTACCTATACCCCAAGTAAAATTTAAAACAACTGACTGTGTTTGTATTGCTATTAGTGGTAGAGCCTGTCCTGGACTTTTACAGAACCAGAAATTTAAAGGTATTTGTGTTGTTTCTATAGTATTCGGAAATAATGTTTCATTTAAAGTATTACCTACATTGTTAAGCATAGATTTAAATCCCCTTAATTTAGAGCCAGGTGTAGTTAATTCGTTTTCTATATCCATCCATTCTTGTGTTTTTTTACATATAATTTTTCCACCTATTTCTAATTCTACTGTATTTATTATTTTTGATCCATTTGTTATATTACTATCATGTGATACTACATATACATTTTTTAGAAGGTCTCCATCTCTGGATATAACTACATTACATTTAGTATTATTTGTTGGATGTAATTCAAAGTATCCAGTAATAAATTGTTTTACTGTATCTATTGTAAAATTAGTATGGCGTCTATATACAACTTTAAAAAAACTTATCTGTGGATTACCAACAATATATAAATCATTATTATTAGATGCGGATTGTATAAATGAACCATTAATATTTTTACGTAATTTATTATTAAGATTTTCACTAGATTTCATATTATATAATTTGTTTATATAATATTATTTAAATTAAATTAAAAGGAAAAAATAAAAACTATAAGTTTAGTTGGAGTATGCGAGACCACCCATACCACTCATGATACGGAGGACGTTGTAGTTAATAGCATAGCAATCAACATTAGCCAGTAAATCATCACTTGAAACTAGGTGAGCACTATCAATTCTCGAGAAGTTGCATGTGCCAGATGGCTGGTGTTCCTCCGGCTTAAGAGCAAAGGAATACACGCAAATACCATTAAGACAACCACCACCATTAGACACCTGCCTGGCGGTGTTCGTGCCATCCACATTAAGACCACCATAGCCCGAATGGTATTCGTTAACCTGGAGACGCGAGAAATATGTAGACTCACGAGGAGAAAAGCGGTCGTGACCATTTAGTTTTAAATGAAACGTGCAGTCCGCGTTGGTAGTAACATTTCTAATACTAGTACCACACAACCCAACACCGCCGTTGGCGGCCGGGGCGGGCTTATCTTCGTCGTTACCTGCCCAAATCAATTCTTTAACCGGATGATTAAAGTTTAGTTCGTGATCACCAGCTGGTGTTTGGAGTCTACGTTCCTGGACCTGTTCGATAAGGTATTCGTGCGAAACCTGTGCGAAACGTCTGCGTTCATCTGTATCAAGATAGATATAGTCAACCCATAGTTTATTAGCTTCGACACCCTGGTTGAATAGAGTGGCAATTCTGTGGTTCAAATTAACCTTGACCTCGTGGTACTGGAGGGCAATAAGCGGGAGAGCAAGACCTGGGTTTTTGCAGAACCAGAATCTAAGTGGGATATGCATGTGGCGGAGTAACGTTTCGCCATTCATATCGGCGGCGGCCTCGGTATAACCACCAAGTTGACCACCCATACCAGCCATATTCTGGAACAAAGTACCCATACCATTGGCACCCTTTCTATGTCCAGAACTAACCATACCATTAGGGTTTCTCTCAGTTAACTCAGCCCAAACCTCTAAGAATTTACCACTATGTTTATCAATTTTCTGACCACCAATTTCAATCTCAACATCAGTAATCCAAGCCGAACCAGGATTAAAACATTTTCCAGCAAGATTGCCTGTCTCAGTAGACATACCGGTGGTTCCTTCAATTTCTAAATACATTCTGTGAACAAGGTCACCATTGCGAGAAATCGTTGCCGTGCAGCGACCATCAGTCCTCGAAGAACCATTCCACGTCTGCTCTATAGACTCCATCGAGAAGTTAGTGTGTCTGCGGTAGACCACTTTAAAGAAAGTAATTTGCGGATTACCAGTAAGGTAAACGTCCTGTGCGCCGTAAGCTACGAGTTGCATTAATCCTCCACCCATTTTGTATACTATATACCAAGAAAAAAATTCTGAGAAATTAATTTAATTAAAAAAAATTAATATAATCCTATAACTATAATAACTATAATAACTATAATAACTAATAAATATATATTAAAATCTATAATATATAATTACATTTGTAATAAATTAAATAAAATAAAATAAAATAAAAACTATAAGTTTAGTTAGAGTATGCGAGACCACCCATACCACTCATAATACGAAGAACATTATAGTTAATCGCGAATAGAACAGAATTTGCTACGAAGGTGTTCGATGACTCAAGAACAGCGGTGTCTATTCTCGAAAAGTTGCACGTGCCAGATGGCTGGTGCTCCTCAGGCTTAAGTGCGAACGAATACACGCAGATAGCATCATTAAGGCTTGAAATATTCGCGGTCGTGGGGGTGTTGGTGGTGTTGTGACCACCAGAACCGGAATGGTGGTCAATTACCTGGACTCTACTGAAATATCTATAGTGTCTTCTGGCAAAGCGTTCATGACCATTAAGTTTAAGCATAAATGTACCGTTCGTCGCGGCCGCGTTGTTTACGTCCGTAGGAACAACTAGCGACTTAGCATTATCAGTACCACTAGCACCTTCAGCAGCGGTCCAGAATAGTTCTTTAACTGGGTGATTTAAGTTAAGCTCCACCTCTCGCGCATTGTCCTCAATAGTCTGTTCCTGGACCTGTTCGATAAGGTATTCGTGCGAAACCTGTGCGAAACGGCGGCGTTCATCAGTATCAAGATAGATATAGTCAACGTAAAGTCTGTTGACAACCTGGTCATCCCAAACAGTAGAAACTCGATGCTGTAAATTTACTTTAACCTCGTGGTACTGAAGAGCAATTAGAGGTAAGGCAAGACCAGCATTTCTGCAAAACCAGAACTGAAGAGGAACATAAAAATGATCAATGTTGTCATCTTCACCAGCAACACATCCCATACCAGACATATTCTGGAACACAGTACCAGTAGGAACGTCGTCGGCACCTGTACCTTTACCACCGATAATACCACCCGGGTTTTTCTGCGTTAATTCAGCATAAGCTTCCATAAAAACACCACTCTGTCTATCAATTCTCTGACCACCTATCTCAAGTTCAACATTATCAATCCATGCCGCACCAGGGTTTTTGACATCCCCGTTACGTTCGCCTCCAACCTCGATAAACATCTTGTGAATAAGGTCACCATTGCGAGAAATGGTAGCCGTGCAGCGACCATCAGTCGTAGAAGAACCATTCCACGTCTGCTCTATAGCTTCCATCGAGAAGTTAGTGTGTCTGCGGTAGACCACTTTAAAGAAAGTAATTTGCGGATTACCAGTAAGGTAAACGTCCTGTGCGCCGTAAGCTACGAGTTGCATTAATCCTCCACCCATTTTGTATACTATATACCAAGAAAAAAATTCTATAGATTTAATTTAATTAATTTAAAATTTATAATTAGAAATTTATTGTATAATAGGACGATATGCTTATATTTATAATTAATAAAATTGAATATATAAAGGTTTGTTAGGTATAATTACCATACCAATCATGAACCTCTGTATCTACGCAAGCGAACTCGCGGTTATCACCGGACACAACCAGTATAAAGACGTTAGTGAGATTATTGTTAAAATCTGGCAGAAAAACTTTCCAGATGACTATGAAGCTATTATTAAAGAAGCAGGGGTTGTTGTTGAATCAACCGATGAATTTATTAATCGTATTTCTAAGGAGAATAATATTAACATCAAGGAAAAAATGAAAGCATGTCTCGGATCTAATGATGTTGTTGATATGAATAAAGCTAAACAGGAAATTCTAAAGAAGTTCGATACAATTCCAGAAAAAGATAAGAAACTAGTCCAGAGCTGCATTACAGAAAAAACAAACACTAATTTTGGAATAAAACACGAAAATTCTGGAGTTGCTAAGTATACAGAAATTTATGGAGATAAAGTAAATACAGTAGATACCTTTTTCAAAAGGCATATGTTTAAAACCGAACACAACTGGTTTGTTGGTGGTAAAATTGATGGGATTAATGATGATAATGTACTGATTGAGGTCAAAAATCGTATGAACAGATTGTTTTATAAACTTAGGGATTATGAAAAGGTTCAGATTTATGCCTATATGTATATCCTAGAATTGGAAAATGCCAAACTGGTCGAATGTTTCAAAAAAAGCAAGGAATGTACGATTAATGTAATTGATGTAGAATTTGAACAAGATTTTTGGGAGAATGAAATCTCGATGAAAGTGGAAAAATTTATTAAACAATTTGAATCATTCCTAAAAAGTAAATCGCGAAAGTTGGAACTAGTTAACATATTGTTTAGCGCCTAATCCACTAGTTATTTTAAGTATATTATAATGAACTGCATATATATTGAAATTGTAGCTATAATAAAATGAATTATCTGCTTTTTTTGGTATTTCCTTCACATTTTGCCTCAATCCTAAATCTATATTCATTTTGAAATTATCTATTCTTGAAAAATTACAGGCTCCTGATGGCTGAAAATCATTCGGATTTAGAGAGAATGAATAGACATGTATACCATTTTTTATTTTACGTTTATGATGTTGGAATGGTTGTTGTAAATTAAAATAATCTGAATCCTTTTTGTCTAATCTTACCTGACCATTAAATATTAATTGTAAATTTTCAATGATATTTTTATTAAAAAATTCCTTTTTATATTCATCAGCTGCTCGTGCTGGATTATACCTATTGTAATGGTAAAACTGACTTAGACTTTGACTATAATATGCGTTTTCTATATTATGATATCTATAACTTGTTGGAGATACATCTTCTATAGTCCAATTAGAATAATTATTCCAGTTATTCACATATTCCATATCTGAACGTTGTGATACTACGATTAGTTCTTTTACCGGATGGTGTAATATAATATTATGGTCCTTAGTTGAAGTAATTCCCTTAATAGTTGGGGGTTTAAAAACATCTTCTATAAGATATTCGTGACTATTTATAGCAAATCTATTTCTTTCATCTTTATCTAAATACACATATTCTGCTTCTAAAGATGGTTTTATATCAAAGGTTGTATTTTCTATAAATCTATTAATAGTTACTCCAGAACCATCCTGACTAACTGATTTTAACCTTGCTATCTGTTTATTATTATCTGCACCAACACTATCGATATAATCTAAATAGGTATATAAGTCTCTTAATGGATTAAGTTTAACTTCTACTCTTACTTCTGTATATTGTAGCGCTATTAATGGTAAAGCTAATCCAGATGATTTTGAAAAAAAGAAATTCAAAGGAACTTTAATTTTTCTTTTTTTAATAGAAGGTATTAGATCACTCGTATTCGTAATTCTGGTTGTATGTCTATATATTACTTCCGAATTTAATGGTGAATTGATATTATGTTGAACTGATACGACGTCAATATCTTCTGAACCTCTAACATGTGGATAATGTGAATAATGTAATTTTACCTTTGCCTGATATGATGAGTCATCTAAATAATCATCTGTCGGCCACCTCAGTGGATGTAAATTATTTGTTATAGTATATGTGTTCCCATCCTTAAAATGTATACTATCTCCATTCATAGTACCAGAATAAAGACCCAAACTATCATATTGACCATAGAAATGATAATTATTGTGATTATTTTGAGAATTTATAGCCCAGTTATATAACGAAACTACTGTTGCCTGCACTTGACTATTAAATGCTTGTTGTGATATCGTGATGTCGAGCCCCGTTGGGACATCTGCTGGGTCGATACTACTGGGATTAATTGAATTTTTTACATTGTAAATGTATTTTGTCATATTAGTATCGTCTTGTTTTGTCATATTACCCACTGGGTCATATACCGGGCCGTTTGGCCATTTATTTCCACCATTAGTTATAATTGGATAATATTCACCTTTGCTTTTATTATTAATTTCATTGTGAAGTCCTGGGTTATATAGCTCAGGCACATTTCCAGTCATTTCATCATATATTTTCTTTTTAGAATCATCATAGATTAATTCAGACATTACCTGGAGATATTCACCCGTATAAGAATTAATCACAGAATCATTTAAAAACAATTTTGTATTGTTAATAATATTGGTACCTATATTTTCAACCCATCTAAATTCATAAGGAACACTATTAGCTGTGTTACTTAGTTCATTTCTAGCACCTGAAAATATTTCTGGTAATTCAAATGTAAAATATAAATTAGATAGAAGGTCACCATCTCTTTTTATATCACATTCAAGTGTAACCTGTTCTGTATTACTGATTTTATTTCCTATTAATTTTATTTTTTTTGAATCTACTGAGAAATTAGAATATCTTCTATATACTATTTTATAAAAAGATATTTGTGGATTACCTATAAGATTAAAATCTTGTGCACCGGTTGCTAAAAGTTGGATATAACCCATATTAATATTAAAATATTATATATAATTATTTTTAAATTTGAATAAATAAAAACATTAATATATAATCAAAATATGTTTGTTTATAATGAACAGCAAGAACACGCCTCTAAATCTATTATACAGTTTCTTGAATCTAATGATAAGTTCTTCTTATTGGAGGGCGATCCAGGTACCGGAAAAACTACTATTATATCTAAAATTTTGGATAATGAAATTTATAAAAAAAAGAAAATAGCATTTTGTGCTACAACCAATAAAGCAGTTACTATTTTAGAACAATATAGTTCACTAAAGGGGAAAAATATTGTTTATACTACCATTCAAAAACTCCTAAATATAAAACGTAATATAGATGAAATGGGTAGAGAATTATATACTTATAATAGTCAACAAAACCTATGTAATAAATATAATATCAAACATTTTCACATTGTTCTTATTGATGAAAGTTCTATGATTTGTCAAGATATGTTAGAAGGAATTGTGCAAAATTCAAGATATTCTAAAACAAAAATAATATTTATTGGAGATAGAAACCAACTCCCACCTGTTAATGAAAAAATAAGCAATGTTTTTACAATTGATTTTGGTATAAATAAAGTAAAATTAGATATTATTGAAAGGTTCAAAAACGATATTTTGAAATATACAAATTCTATTAAAAATAACAAAAGACCTCCAAAAGAACTATGTAAAGATAATATCAGATTTATGAAAGAGTATAAAAACTGGATCTCTAATTATATGAAAAATATAAATGAATCTATTATTCTTACTTATACTAATAAGAAAAAACGATTTATTAATAATTCTATTCGTTCTTTGCTTTTCAAGGATAACAAAGAAAAGTATAATGTTAGTGAAAAAATCATTTTTAATAACTACTATAGTTCTATTGAAAATAAATTCTATTCATCACAACACGCTACTATTACTGATATTAAAGTGCACGACTTCAAATTTAACCCTCTACCACTTAACAAATTACTGAATCTTAAAGCGTCATTCGGTTATAATATTCGGACTCTTAAGGAAAAAGACAAAATATGTCCGATTTGTCTAGAAGATAATATTAATGAACAATCTCAGCTAAAATGTGACCATATGTATTGTGATTCTTGTATTAAACAATGGTTAAAAGAAAATAACTGTTGTCCATTATGTAGATTTGTTGTAGATGAGAACACCTTTATGGTGAAAGATAATACAAAAATTACATCATTAATTAATGAGATTATTGAATTCGTTTCTGATATTACATTTAAAACCTGGAAAATCGGAATTATTGCTAAGAAAAAAAATGAAGATAACCAACTAGAAACCTTTCATGACTACATCTATATTATGTCTGATGAAAGTAAAGATGATTATGAATTATTGTGTAGTTCTATTAAACAAAAATTTTCAGAAATAAAAAAACTTATCTCTAATAAAAATAAATATAACAATATTATTCTTAAAAGATTGTGGGAATTCTTTTATAGCAACTATATTGATGTTTTGGCAGATATTGATTATGGTTATTGTATTACAGTTCATAAGTCGCAAGGTTCTACATATAAAAGAGTATATGTAAACATTATGGATATTGTGAAAAATAATACGAACGATACTAAATCTTGTGTATATACTGCTGTAACCAGAGCATCTGATTGTTTAATTGTTCTTAAAACATAATTTAAAATGATATAGAGTAATATATACTATATCTTTATAATGGGAAATTGTTTAAAGAAACTCATTCCAGAAGAATATTCTTTAATAGAAAATTCTGATGAAATTATGCATAAAATAGAAACAAATGCTGAAGAGATTGAAAAACTTATAAATGAATCCCAACAAATTAATAAAACAAATATTGAAAATTTTGAACTTATTCAAAAGGATATGGATAAACTTATGTTGTTGAATAAAAATTTAAAACAAGAACTTAACTATTTTAACCACCAGTCATCATCCAAATATGGCGGTTCAACACCAGAAGATTCCGACATTTTTGTAGATGGTCCGTCTGAAACCATGTTTTCTACTTCTGAATAACTTAGTGCTCTCCTTGTATATTTCAATTTAGATAGGTAACCGTCAAATCCACCAAAGAGATTTATCCAGACATTACCAAAATTCTGTCTTGGTATAGACTCAAGTCTTTTACTTTTTTTTATATTACCATTTACATATATTGTTACTACCTTCTGTTTTACAACAAGAGATAGATGTACCCATTTATTTACAGGCATATTATCTATATCTATAATATTATCCTTTGAGTCTATTGTATTCATATTAATTCTTATAGTATTTTTATCAGGATGTATCCACACGGCCGGAGTATAAGATACTTCTGCTTTACTATCCCCTTTATGAAAAACATGTTTCATATTTTTGTCCTTAAATGTAAAGTCGTTTACTAAAATCCAAAAACTATAAGAAAATTCAATTCCTCCATCTTCATTATCTGATCTATAAAGTATAATATTTTCATCATTATCTGGATTCTGTTCTATTACCAAACTCTTTTTCGCATTTTTCATATCCTTTATAAGATATGGGGAATCCTTCCTAAAGGATTTAAGATATTCTATATATTTTTTTGTAAATACTGCGAAGAATAATGTTGCAATCCCTATTATCACAAGTGTTGCTATCTGTCCTATGGTTGAACTATCTGAAAATATCATAGGTATAACAAACAATGATACCATTAACGTCAAAAGACTATATATCAGATATATAATCGAATTTTTAAAATGTTTATTCAATGTTTTATAAAACAAAGACAAAATCACTAAAGATAGTAAAAACATTATACCTACCGCTAATCTAATAATCTTATTTACTGTCTTACTTTTTGATACTCCATGAAGTTTTTTAGCACTATTTTTAAGTTTTAAAAACACATCTGATGATAAATTCTTCATTTTATTTAATGTTTTTTTTACACGTGTATTGTTTGAATTACTATAACTAGGTGGTGGTGATTCAGGTACAACATAATTTGTTTTATTAGAAGAATCTGTAGTTGTTACTTTCTTAGGTAATGTTACTCTTTGTTGTGGTGGTGGCGGAGTTACCTTCTTAGGTAATGTTACTCTTTGTTGTGGTGGTGGCGGAGTTACCTTCTTAGGTAATGTTACTCTTTGTTGTGGTGGTGGCGGAGTTACCTTCTTAGGTAATGTTACTCTTTGTTGCGGTGGTGGCGGAGTTACCTTCTTAGGTAATGTTACTCTTTGTTGCGGTGGTGGCGGAGTTACCGATTTATTTACATTAAGAGTATTAATTTTTTTTTTAATATTAGCGACATTATTAGTCGTTAAAGAAACTGATTTATTTACATTAAGATTATTAATTTTTTTTTTAATATTATTAATGTTATTACTCATTATAATAAATTAAGAAATTTAATTAGAGATGTTCTGGACCATTTTTATAAACGTTATAGATTTTTTTGTAAGAAAATCCTTTATTTGTATATGTTAGATTAGAAATACGACCATTAAATCCTCCATTAGGAGTAATAACAAGACCACCTTCATTAATTTTTGGAAATCCTTTTAGTATAAAACTACTTACAAGTTTTCCATCTAAATATACATCTATACTATTATCAACAAATGTAAGATTTATATTTACCCACCTTTGTAGTTTAATATTATTTATAGTAAATTCTTCAGGTTCATCGAGATCTAGAACCATATCATTATCATTTTCTATATTATTAAAATAACTGGTCGATACTTTTATTTTAAGGTTATTACTATTTTTAGCTAGCATTATAATAGGATTAACCCCATTTGTGTCTCCCTTTTGAACTATAATTTTATCTTGGTTCATACGATACTTATAGTCATTTACAAATATCCAAAAATTAATATTATATTCTAGTCCTTGTGTTGAAGGTGGGATAGATTGTTTTGCAACTCTGAGTTCCTTTTTAGCATTATGGATATACGGGATAAGATTTTTAATAGAGATGTTTTTTCTTGGTTTAACTAAATATTTTTGGGTTAAAAAATATATAAAAATAGAAATAATGATACAAATTATTGTAAATATCATTAGATTTTTTTTTAAATTAAAATTTTTTTTAATATATGGATACATTACTATATTTTAATAAAATAAATTATATTAGTTGCGATTTATCCTTTTTATAAAGTTTCATTACTTCTTTATATGATATGGCTGTATTATAGTATATAGCATTAGATATATATCCATTAAAATCATTATTTTTATCCCCAATAAATAGATTTTTGTTATAAATAAATGGTACAGAAGGTATTAGGATATGTTTTATTAATTTACCATCTATATAAACATTTGTATGTCTTCCATCTAAGCTAACCACTAAATGATTCCACTTCTGAAGTTTAATATTATCTATATTAATATCATGAATAGTTACTTCATCATTTTTATCTCTATATGATATTTCAATAACAAGTGTGTTGGTAAATGGTATATATTTTATATTAGGTGACCCATATTTTTTAATAATATTTTTTTTGTATTTATAACTGGTATTCCATAGTGCATTTTCCGGAATATTATTAATATATAGCCATAATGAATATGTGAATTTTATTCCAATATTAGAAGGTGGTAATTTTATGTTTGAAATAAATTTGGTTTCTTTTATATCTAATCTATTTTCAAGGAATTTATTTTTTGTAATACTATTACTCTGATTTGTTGGTGGTTTTTTATTGAATAACTGTGTTATAAGTGTTTTGTCTGTAATTCTTGGTAGATATAAAAAATTGTAAATAGTTCCATTATATGAATATGGAAAATTAAAGTACATTGGTTTAGTGTTAATAGATATTTTATTACCGAAAACTTTTGTAGTTACTAATTTAGTATTAATATAAACATTTAGTGTTTTGTTAGAAATAGTAATACTAATATGAACTGATTCATTCTGCGAAATATCATCAATATCTGTATATTCTATAATATTATCTTCTGTTTTAGCACATATTCTTAAATTGTTAGAATAAGGATGCATCCATACCCCGATACTTTGTTCTGGTATTTCAGCCTCTATATTATTCCAATAAGAATAATCTAATTGTTTGTTTTCTATATTAGTTCCTTTATGGAAAATATGTTTCCATTTTGAAAAATTATAATAGAATTCTTTCAAATAAATCCAGAATGAATAAGAAATATTATTATCAATTGTTGGTGGTCTAATATCATCTGAAATAACATTATATGAAGTATGTTCTAGTTTGTCTAACGATACTCCATCTTTAATATAATTTGATTTCGTTTGTCTAAAATAAAAAAAGATGGAAATAATAATTACAATAATAATTACTATCTTAATCATATATAATAATAGTGTAAATTTATTTAACAAAAAACATAAAAAGTAATAAAATAACTATAATTAATCCTAATAAAATAGATAAATTCTTATAATTTAATTTATTATATAAATCATTTTTGAATATACTCGTGTATTTTTCAATTAGTTCCTCATAACTCCATTCTCTTTTATTATTTATTTTATTAACATTATTGTGACACTTGAGAACCCATCTTATAATACTGTCCTTGCTATCAAGACTGTTTTCCACTGGATTATCAATTAGGAATTCTTCATAATGTTTTTTACAAGTATTGCATGGTATAATATGTTTTAAAGAGTTAAAAAAAATGGCATATTCTTTTTTAGAATTAGGTGTAGGTTCGTATTCAAATGATATAGTATGAAGGAAGTACCATAACTTAGGCCCCCATAATTCGGGATCCATATATAATAATAACATATTAATTATAAAAATAATAACTTATATTTAAAAGTTTAAACACAATAAATAAAAATGAAAAAAAATGAAATTATTTATTGCTGTAATTGTGGAAAAAAGGGACACAATTACAAAACTTGCCTATCCCCTATTATTAGTTATGGTGTTATTTTATACAATAAATGTGCAAATGGTCAACTAAAGTATCTAATGATACAACGGAAAGACACGATTGGATTTATTGAATTTATGCGAGGAAAATATAATATAGAACATTTCGAATATATTTGTAATATTTTCAAGATTATGACAAAACAAGAAAGAACATTGATAGTAAATAATGATTTTGATTATCTATGGGATATGTTATGGTTTAAAAACAGAACCAAACAAACAAAAAATAATATTAGCGAATATAATATTTCTAAAGACAAATTTAATCATCTAAAAAGAGGTCTTTTTGTGGACGGAAGATATATTACACTAGACCTAATTAACAAAGAAACTCCTGTTGTTTATGGTTCTCCAGAATGGGGATTTCCTAAGGGTAGAAGGAATTTATATGAGACAGACATTAGGTGTGCTGTGAGAGAATTTGAAGAAGAAACCAATATTTCACCAGAATATTATAAAATTGCAGACTATAACAAAACATTTGTCGAAACGTTTCATGGAACAAATCATATTAAATACAAACATGTCTACTACCTTGCAGAACTAACAGAGGATATTAATATTTCTATTGATAAAAACAATATCAATCAAATCTCTGAAATTAGTAACATAAAATGGTATAGTTTTGGCGATGGTTCTCGAATTATAAGGCCATATAATACAGAAAAAAAAAAGGTGTTCCGATATATTAATAACTATATTCGTAACACGGTTGAAAATAAATAATATGTAATATTAAATGTCTAACAATACTTTTAGTTTTTATCCAAGTCTTGATGATAAAGATTTTAATAAAAAAATATACAATAAAAAGGAGTTTTATTTAAACAGAACTAAAAAAATAAAAAATTTAACAAATTTAGATAATATCACAAAAAAATTGTGTAAGTTTAATCTTTCTAATAACCAAAAATTCTTAAAAACATTCATGTCTCCAAATACACCATACAACAGTATATTATTGTTCCATGGAACAGGTGTAGGTAAAACATGTTCTAGTATTTCTATAGCTGAAAATTTTAGAGATTATCTTGTTTCTAATAATAAAAAAATTAATGTTATGCTTAATCCATCCATTAAAGAAAATTTTAAAAATAATATTTTTAATATAGAAAAATTTAAAAGTGGAAATGGTAAAGATCAATGTACTAAATCTAAATTTTCAGATGAATCTAAGATATCTCCAGATGATAGTAGAGAAGTTATTACAAAAAAAATCAATAAAATAATAAATAATAGATATAAATTTTTTGGTTACATAGAATTCTCTAATACTATACGTAATCTTAAAAAGTTTAATAATGAACTCTATATAAAAAAGGTAAAGGAAATGTTTTCTAATACTGTTATGATTATTGATGAAGTTCATAATATTAAAGAAGGTGGTAGTAAAGATGGTAAAAAATTACCCGCATATTTACTAGAAGTTTTAGGTATAGCAGATAATATGAAACTTATTTTGCTATCTGCAACACCTATGTTTGATAAAGCAGAAGAAATTATTTTTATACTTAATTTACTTCTAACAAATGATAAAAGAGAAACGATTACTAAAACTAATATGTTTGATAAAGATGGTAGAATCACTCCTTATGGGAAAAATGTTCTTTTAGATAAATCCCGAGGTTATATCTCTTATCTTAGAGGAGAACATCCATTAAAATTTCCCAAAAGATTATATCCAGATATTTATGGCGATAAACAGCTACTTAAACCATCAGATTTCCCTAAAAAAGATATTAATAATAATGAAATACCAGAAGATAAACGTATACAAAATTTAAAAATAATTGGTTGTGAAATGAAAGATTATCAGCTTAAACAATATGAATCTATGGACATTAAAACAAGTGATGATGACTATGGTTCATTTAATATTAATGGATTAATGGCTTCTAATATTGTATTTCCAAATATAAACAAATCAGAAACTATAAAGGAATTAATTGGAGATAGTGGATTAAATACGATTGTAAAAAAAAAGAAAAATAAATATAGTTTTTTGAAAGAAGAATATAAAGAATTTTTTGATAAAAAAAAAATAGGAGAATACTCTACCAAAATTTCCAATATACTAGATAATATAGATAAAAGTGAAGGTATAGTATTTATCTATTCAAGATTTTTAGGTTCAGGCATTATACCACTAGCACTAACACTAGAACTGAATGGATATAGTAATTATGGTGGTTCTTTATTAGAGAATGGAAAGACCCAAGATAAACAGTATATACTTATTACAGGTGATAATGAATTATCTAAAAATAGTTATCTTAATTATCTAAAAATAGAAAATGAAAACGAAGATGGTAAAAAGGTTAAGGTAATTATAGGCAGTGAAACCGCGGCAGAAGGTTTAGATTTTAAGTTTATTAGACAAGTACATATATTGGATCCTTGGTTTCATATGAATAAATTGGAACAGGTTATAGGTAGAGCGATTCGTAATTGTTCACATATAAAACTACCTTTTAAACATAGAAATGTATTAGTATATCAGTATGCCTCTGTTGCACCAAAAAAATATGAAACGATTGATTTGAAAATGTATAGAATTTCAGAACAAAAACAAAAAAATATTGCAGAAGTTGAATATCTAATTAAAACGAATGCTATAGATTGTGGACTGAATAAAGAACTTAATAGGTTTACCGATGCTATTTATAAACAAAAATTTAAAATAAAAATATCTAGAAAGGATATTAAAAAAGAAATAGAAATCGGATTACATGATTTAGATAATAGTAAGATTTGTAATTTTAAAAACTGTGATTTTAAATGTCTTCCAGATAGTGAGAGTTCTGCAAGTAACTCTAATACATTAGATTATAGATTTATAGAAGATAATATTGATGAAATTAAAACCTTTATAAAAACATTCTATACTAAACAATTCTATTATACTCTAAATGATATTAAGAAGTTTTACAAAGCCGAATACGATGAAGATTATAATCTACTTTACTATAGTTTAAATGAACTTGTAGAGAATAGTGAACTTCTTAAAGATCCATATAATAGAGAAAGTGTTTTGTCAAGAGTTGGTACTAAATATATAGTAAAACCTAAGATTGTTAAAGGTCAACACACATCTATTAATAATTTACGATTTCCATATACTAAAAAAAGACGCTATATAGACACAACTAATGAACGTATTAAAATAACTAGAAAAAATAAAGTAAAAACGGATTTAGATACAGATAAATTTCAAAAAAAATTAAATAAAATTTACAACTCAAAATTAAAAATTATAACGGATAGATTAAAAATAAATGTTCCTAAGGGTAATGAACTTATTAATTATATAGATAATCTTAAAAAAAAAATAGGATTGAATATACCATATTCCTATCTAGACCCAATAAATAAAGAAATACTAATAGAAATAATTATAAAAAAACAAAAAAATAATAGTTTATCAAGTGTAGAAAATCAGATGTTTAAGTTATTAGATTCTCATATTTTGTTTAATAGTAGGGATCTTGGTATTACAGAAAATGGGGAAGATATATTTGGTTATAAAATAGCAACATCTGAAACGAATGTAAAATATATGGCTTATAAAGATGACAAATTTAGTTTAGTAGATATGACAAACAAATTAAAAATACTAAAAAATATTAAGAATAAAATAAAATCAGAACTACCACCGAACAAATTAATTATTTACATGTTTAATAAAAATAATAAAATGAATATAAAAATTAAAGAAAAAAATACAGAAACTAAATTAACAAAAGTTAAAACGGGTAGTATTTGTGGTAATGAAGGTATGAAAAAAGATACTATAGTAGAATATATTAATAAGATTAAAAGGGGTACATATAAAGAAGGTTCTTTACCAAGTAAAGATTTATTATGTTTAGAATTAGACATATATATTAGACTTAATGAATTAAATAGCACTACAAATAATGCAAGATGGTTTTATACTGCGGAAGAAGCAATTGAGAGAGAGATTAATTTAAAAAAAAATTAAAATTGATTTATATATAATAGTAATTATATATACATAATGACTATCTATTTCGAAAATGAACAAACTTACACAACCGCAATTGATTCTAATCAACTTTCAAATGATATTAATACAGTGCTAAAAGAAAAGATCCAATCAGAAATTGAAGGAAAATGTGTAAATAATGGATATGTTAAACTTGATAGTGTTAGATTGCTAAAACGTAGTATGGGGAAACTAATGATGTCTCAATTTAATGGTAATATTATTTATAATATCACCTATTCCGCTCAAGTTTGTAATCCTCAAGAAGGTGATATTATCAAATGTAAAGTAAAGAGTATTAATAAAATGGGTATTATGGCTTATATTGATGATGAAGATTCTCCTATGAGTATTCTTCTTGCCAAACAACACCATCAAGAAAATGAAAATTTTACTAAACTACAAGAAAATGAGGATATTTCTGTTAAAATTATAGCTAAACGATTTGAATTTGGTGATAATAAGATTTCTGTTATAGGTGCACTTGAAGATACAACTATAGAACCAATCCAACTTGAAGCCGATCTTATCGGAGAACAGACTGATGATTCCGAGAATCTAGGAGTAGATAATCTTATGTATTCGACTAAAACCAAAACTTACAAATGGTTGTCTAATTATAACATTTCAGAACCCTTTAGTTATAATGGACGAAAATTCGTTTCACTTGAACATGCTCTTAATTCAACAAAAAACAAGGATGATGATTTTAAAGACCTATTTACACATGACTCCGAAACCTATGTAGGCGATCTTCCGAATCTTGCAAAGAAAACAGGTAATAAAACAAATATGAAAAAGATGAAAAAGACACTTAACGCAGATTGGGAAGAAAATAAACTTGAAATCCTCGAAGAAATTATGAGAGACTATTTCACACAAAACACAGAACTAAAGGAAAAACTACTCAAGACAGGTAATAATAATCTAATCTTTAGGGATACTGATAAATATTGGGGTATGGACAAAGATGATAATGGCGAAAATAATCACGGAAAACTTCTAATGAAACTTAGAAGCGAATTTAAAGCGTAATTAGGTTATAATATTTATAGTAGATGTGATACAATTATATAGTAAATTTTTTAATAATGGTGTAGGTGCTTGTGTTTTTGTTTTAACAACACCTAAAAACGCCAATATCATAATAAGTTGTTTTCTTGTTATAATTTTAATAAATTTATTAGATAGTTTTACATCATTTGTTCTAATAATTTCTCGAAATAATTTTAATAGATTTACTTTATTTACCGAACTAATCGGTTGTTCATTATTTATTTTATAAAAAATTTTATCTATCATATTTTTACCAAGTGATTTGGATTTAACCTTAGATTTAATATTCTTTTTTGTCCTTTTTTTAATAGGGTTAATATGATTAAATTGTTCTTTAAATTTAGTTTCTGTATTTTTTCTAGACTTCTTTTCTATATAATTTTTTAATTTATCTGGATTTTCTATAAGATTTTTATAAACAGAATATTTATTATTTGTAGGTGACTTATTCATTTTAATGGCGTCATCTAGTTTTACAATTCTTACTTTAGTCATAAGTATATATATAGAATTAAATTATAATTTTTTAACAAAATATTATAATATATTAGTAATGACTACGACAACAGTTCAACCAATGGAAAAAGACAATAATTATTATATTTTTCGTGATAAAAAGAAAACAGAGGAAGTATTACCTATTTTATATCTTGATAATGGTCTTACTATTTATACTGATAAAACATCACACTCATTTTATAACAATAAAGAGAATACGGATAATATTAGTCCGGAAAAAATGAATAGAATGGTTAAAAAATATGGTCGAAATAATATTCCAAAAACAAAAGCAGAATTAGAAGTTTCTAAATTGGATGCACTTATTGTTGATTTTAAAAAAAATAAAAAGGGTACCAAAGTTATATTAACGGCAAATCCGAACTATAAATTACCACACCTAAATAAACATAAGGATACCTTAAATAAAGAAGAAGTTAATGAATTAATAGACATAGGTAATTCTTACACCTACTGTCCTGATATTGAAACCCCTAAATGTCTACTTGGATTTTCTTTAAAAACAGATGAACTAGAGTGTTCGTATGCTGTTTGTAACGAAAAAAGAATAGGCACTCTACTAATAGATGTATTATTAATATCTATTGGTTTAGCTATAATTTATATCAGTTACAAAGGACTATATAGACATTTTAAAAAATAATATAATACTATAATAAATGACTGATTATACTTGTGTTAAATTGTTATCTAACTGTAAAATGTTTGATGTAAATAATCTAGCAAAAGACACCTCTATGTATGATATACATTATAGAAAATGTTCTATCCATAAAGGAGAATTATTAAAAAAAAATGAAGAACTAAAATTCTGTGAAGAAGCACAAACAGTTCTTAATGAAAATGATATAAAATTATTATTAGATAGAGATATAATAGATTCTATAAGACACGATTCTGTAAATAGATTTGTTCAACTATTAAATGATTCGAATAGAATTAATGATCTTTCTAAATCGATAGACTATAACTATGAAGGCAACACCCTCTTACATGAAGCAATCTACTGGAATTCTAATAAATGTATCCTTTTTCTTTTAAAAAACTGTACAAATTTCCTCGATGCTAAAAATAAAGATGGTAATACTGTTATGCATATCGCTTGTATTAAAGGACATAGTTTTTTAATTAATGAGTTGTATAAACTGGGTATGGATATAAATCTATTAAATAATAAAGATGAAACTATTTTACATTCTGCTGTAAAATGTGGAAATCTTGATATAGTAAAACAAGTCTATAGTCTAATAAATGCCCCGTGTTGTTTAAGTAAAACTGATAATTTAGGAAGAAAGGTATTACATACCGCTGTTATATCAAAAAATAGGGATTTAGATATAATAAAATTTCTTGTTAATGAAGGTAGTGATATTATAAATGTTGATACCTCCTGTAATTCTATTATGAATAATTTAAATAGACTTGAAAAAAGTTCACTAAATATCCAGATTAAAACTTTCTTAAAAAAATCTGTATACGATATCTATCAAGACCAACCACAGGAGCCTTTAGAGGGTGAAGCAACAGATGAAGGTGTATGCCAAAATAAACCTTTATTCTATAGTTATGACCAAATAATACAAAATAATCCAGAATATGCACCATTTATAGTTGATAACGGTGATACAACCGTAATTAATGAATATAAGGTCTCATACCCAAATAGCAATACCGAAGATAAACTAGATACTTCGGATTTATTACCCAAGAAAAAATTACCAATTAAAATAAGAAGTCTATTTAATTATGTAGAACCATTTGAAAATAATACTAATAATAAACAAAAAGATACACCTTTATATAAAGAACTATTAGCGATAGGTTTGTTATTTATTATTTTATTTATTTTTTATTATGAATAATTTTAAAAATTGATTTAAAACAGAGCGTATAAATTTAATAAATGTCTAAAATGAATCAGGATGATGTTTGGTGCGTTATCAAGTCCATGCTTGACTCGGACAAAAAAAAATATCTTATCAAACATCATATTGATTCATTTAACGATTTTATCGAAAACAAAATACCTTGTATAATCAAAAATTCTAATCCACTATCTATTTATCATGATTATAATACAGAACTGAATAATTATAAATATGAAATTGTTGTAAACTTTGTAAACACCTATTATACAAAACCACAAATTAGCGAAAATGATGGTAGTATAAAAAAAATGTTTCCACAAGATGCACGAAACAGGAATCTTAATTACACCTCAACACTCTATGTAGATATTGAAGTTATTGTATGGGAGAACCCAAATAGTGACGATAAGAAACGTGTAAGCTATAAGGAAATTAAGGGAATTAATATTGCCGATATTCCTATTATGGTAAAATCAAAATACTGTATGCTTAATGATTTCCCTTCTGATGAAGAATGTAAAATGGATTTAGGTGGTTATTTCATTGTTAATGGTAATGAAAAGGTTATTGTTTGTCAAGAAAAGATTGCAGAAAATAAACTATTCGTATTTAAAACTTCCAAAACGAATTCTAAATATTCTCATGTATCGGAAATCAAATCTTGTTGTTCTGATGGTTCTAATAATACAAAGAATGTTAGTATCAAACTCTTAAGTAAAGAAAACAATTTTGGTTATACTCTTAAAATCACGATTCCTCACGTGAAAATAGATGTACCAGTCTTTATACTATTCAAGGCATTAGGTATTACAAATGATAAAGATATTATTAAATATATTATCTATGATATTGATGATCCTAAAAAAAAGGAAATTCTTAAGTGGATTATTCCTTCTATTGAAGAATCGTCCGTTCTTTATACACAGGATGAAGCTATTAACTACCTTCTAAAATATTCGATGATTCTAGGTCAACCTAAAGATATCAGACTTTCTGAAGAAAGACGGATTGAATTGTTTAAAGGTATGATTGAACGTGATGTACTATCTCACGTTGGTAAGAATTTCAAGAAGAAAGCATTCTATCTAGGATATATGATTTATAAACTAGCACTATGTGTATTGTATAATCACCCATATGACGATAGAGATAGTTACTGTAACAAACGCGTCTCTACAACTGGAGAAGAACTAAGAGTTCTATTCAAACAATATCATAGCAAATTTACGAAAGAATCGAGGAATACTTTGATGAAAGAACTAAATAGTAATCCTTGGAAGAATAACCATTCTATTGAAAATATTATCAATCCGACAAATGTCAATAAAATTTTCAAATCTACAACGATTACTGCTGGATTGAAACATGGATTGGCTACCGGTAACTGGGGTAAATATAATTCATCCAAGGTAGGTATTTCACAAGTCCTAAGTCGACTAACATATAATAGCACTCTTTCACATCTAAGACGTGTAAACACGCCAACCGAAAAAACTGGAAAATTATTGCCCCCTAGGAAATTGCATAACACACAATTTGGAGTAATCTGTGCCCCAGAAACTCCAGAAGGAGGTTCTATTGGTCTTGTAAAAAATCTTGCTGTTTCAACTTATGTTACAAAATATTCTAGTGTTTCACCTATTATTAAACTATTGGAAGGTCGAATTCATCAAATTTATGATAAAGAAAAGGATACATTCTTAGATTTTAGTGATATTAAAAATAAAACTAAGGTGTTTGTTAATGGAGACTGGCTCGGTATCTCTGACAATTCCTACGATTTGTTCAAATATCTAAAATCTCAGAAAAGATTGGGTGTTATTAATATCTACACTTCTATTGTATTTAACTATGAATTGAATGAAATACACATTCTAACAGATTCTGGTAGATGTATGCGACCACTCTTTGTCGTAAAGAAAAATAAAGTTACTATCACCAAATCTGATATTTCTAAAATTAAATCTGGACAATTTGGATGGAATAATCTACTTGTTAAAACTCTTAATGAAAACGAAATGTTCTCAGAAAGAGAATCTATAACAAAAACCACAGAGGAAGGTGTAATAGAATATGTAGATGTAGAAGAATGTTTCCATTCATATATCTCTATGAGTCTGAATATGGACAAGAAAGGCAAGAATCAATACCAATACTGTGAAATTCATCCTTCTCTTATTCTTGGTGTTCTGTCTTCGTGTATTCCTCTACTTAATCATAATCAGTCTCCTAGAAATACCTATCAATCTGCTATGGGTAAACAGGCTATGGGTATACACTGTACTAATCTAAAATATCGTATGGATACAATGTCGCATCTGTTGCACTATTCAAATAAACCTATCGTGAATACACGTATTTCACAGTATCTCCCATCTAATAATCTTCCAAATGGTATGAATGTTATTGTTGCGATCGCATCCTATACTGGATATAACCAGGAAGATTCCATCCTTATTAATAGACAAGCAGTTGAAAGAGGATTGTTTAATTCAACATTCTATAGAACATACAGAGAAGAAGAAAAGAAAATTCATACTTCTGGTCATGATGATAAATTTATTAAACCAGATAGTAATATTACTAAGGGTATGAAACATGGTTCTTACGCTAAACTTAATAATAATGGACTTGTTTATGTAAATACCTATGTGGATTCTAATGATGTTATTATTGGGAAAGTGTGTCCTATTAAAAACAAAGATAAAAGACAGAAAAATATGTATAAAGACAGTAGTGTAATGCTAAGACAAAACGAAGAAGGATGGATTGATAATGTAAATGTAAATGTTAATGGAGAAGGCAATAAATGCTGTAAGGTAAAGGTCCGCTCTGTTAGAAATCCAACTATCGGTGATAAGTTGTCTTCAAGACACGGTCAGAAGGGAACGATTGGTATGATTGTTAACCAGGAAGACATGCCCTTCTCTAAAGATGGTATTACCCCTGATATTATTATTAATCCCCATGCTATTCCCAGTCGTATGACTATTGCACAGCTGGTGGAATGTATTCTTGGAAAATTAACTTGTAAAATAGGTGGTTATGGTGATGGAACACCTTTTAATGACCTAGATATTAAGGATATTGAAAAAAATCTGATGAAAAATGGTATCGAGAAATCTGGTAATGAAATTCTTACTTCTGGAATTACCGGACAACAGATGGACGCTTCAATCTTTATGGGTCCAACCTATTACCAACGTCTTAAGCATATGGTGGAAGATAAAGTCCATTCCAGGGCAAAGGGACCACGCGTTCTACTAACAAGACAGCCACCTGAAGGTAGGTCTCGTGATGGTGGTCTACGATTTGGTGAGATGGAACGTGATTGTATGATTGCGCACGGAACTATGCAGTTCCTAAAGGAACGGACGATGGATGTTTCTGATAACTATAAAACATTTATCTGTAATAAATGTAATCTAATTGCACCAGTAAATTATGGTGATAATATTTCTAAATGTGTGAAATGTCAAAATTATATAGATTTCTCTGAAATCAGAGTCCCCTATGCTTGTAAACTAATGTTCCAGGAACTTGAAAGTATGGCCTTATATCCAAGAATTAATGTAGAATAAGTATATATTGTATAGTTAGGATATTATACATTTATTATTTTTTATAAAGTTTACATATAGGCAAGTCCGCACTGACCACCTATAATTCGTAAAATATTATAATTTATCGCATATATATTATCAGTATTTTGTAGATTAGAACTGACTACTAATTTTGCTGTATCTATTTTTGAAAAATTACATGTCCCTGATGGCTGGTATTCTTCTGGGTTTAGAGAAAATGAAAAACAATTTATTTTTTTTGTCATCCTGGATGTATATGCGGCGGATCTTAAAATTAAATTCATCGTATTTATTGCTATTCTTAAATTAGCACCTCCATTTATAGTTTCAGCAAGTAGTGGTTTATTAAATTGTAGAGCTATATGGGTTTCAGCAATTGCGTCTTCTCCTACAAAATGTCCGCTATCTGCCACTGCACCACCCGCTACAGAACTACCAAAGGATGTTTGTACTAGTGTTACTGTTGTTAATATAGTTGAAAATTCTGTATCACTTCCTGAAACTGAATTTTCTCCAGAAACATTTATTTCTACCAAATCACCTACCTGTATAAGGTCTTCTGTGTTCATTTCTGTAAACATAAAAAAATAGGTTACTCTCTGGGTATCCTGTGTATCTACCACAGGCACGAATACAGTTGTATTATCTATATTTGTTATTTCATTAGCAGTTAGAATTGTGAACTGTGCTTCAGTTATTAATGTATTCCCGGCGGTTTCATCTATATCTGTTATAGCGTAACCATTCGGGAATGTGTTATCTGCTGCGAAAGAACTTGTTACTAAGGGTAATTCAATATTTATACCATTTTTTTTTTGTGATTCTACTGTTAAATTATTATTTGGTATAGTTGTATGATATTGATATGGTTGTCTTAACTGAAAATATTCTTCTTCTTGTAATGCAAACAAGTCATGATTATTAAGAACAATTTTAGCGGAATTATAGACATTTGTCATATTACTTGTCCATATTATTTCTTTAACAGGGTGGTTAAAATTTAGTAGAATAGGGGATTGGTTATTATTCGTAAGTGGTTGTTTCTGTACCTGTTCTATAAGATATTCGTGTGAAATCTTTGCGAATCTTTTACGTTCATCTGTATCCAGATAAATATAATCTACAGTAACCCCTAGATTTGCTTCTACACCGACCTCTGAAGTTATACCCCATGTAAAATTAAGGTTAATATCACTATGTTGTAACGAAATAATAGGAAGTGCAAGCCCTGGATTACGACAGAACCAAAAATGTAAAGGTATCTGAACATTCGGTATAATGTTCATAGAATCTCCTATCATTGTTTTAAGTCCAAATGTTTTTGAATAGGGTGTAGTTAATTCGTTAAAAATATCCATCCATTCTTGTGTATGTGTATCTATAACACTTTTTCCTATTTTTAGTTCTACACTATTAATAATTTTAGAACCACACATAATATTGGGTGTATCGGATGTTACATATATTTTATGTATAAGGTCGCCTAATTTAGTAATATTTACATTACCATATGTATTATTTGTATTGATGGTAGAACTACCATTAATAGTTTGTTCTACTGTTTCTATTGAATAGTTAGTGTATCTACGATATACTACTTTAAAAAAGGTCATTTGTGGATTTCCGGTAAGAAATGAATCTTGTTCACCATAAGAAACCAACTGTATTAATGCTCCCATTATATTTATTATATAAATATAAATTATTTTTAATATTAATATTAATATTAATATTAATATTAAAAATAAATGAATTAAATCTAAAAGAAAAAAGGAAAAAACTAAATAAATATTTAGTTGGAGTAAGCAAGACCACCCATACCACTCATAATACGGAGAACGTTGTAGTTCACAGCGTAAATACGGTCGGTCACCCCGAGGTCGGCTTCCGTTTGAAGAGTAGCGGTATCAATGCGGGAGAAGTTGCAGGTGCCAGAAGGCTGGTGCTCCTCAGGCTTAAGTGCGAAAGAATAGCAGTTAATCTTCTTAGTCATTTTCGACGTTAGTGCCTCGGTTTCGGTTTCGGTACTGTTAAGAATGTCAATACGTGAGATACCGAAATCGGCGGTGTCTCCGGCGCGCGCGGCGGAGGAAAGTAGTGGTTTAGATAAAGCGAATACTTGTCCACCGTTCCCCGCGTCCCCCTTTATGGTGCCATCACCAGCGTTCGCAGCAGTGACCGTCAGGTGTCTCATCACTGTTGCAACAACAGTTCCAGCACCAGACGTCCCGGTGGTTACTACTCTCACCAAATCACCAACCTCAAGAGTTTCAAGGTCGGCGTCCGGTATAATATAATGGACAATTGACTCGTCACGGTTGTTTGTAGCCGTAATATTGGAAAAGGCGGAAGTGACAAGCAGTGTAGGGTCAGTGTTGGTACCAATAGCCACTGCATTTGTAGTTGGAGTGATCTGACCGCCGGTGTGGTCCCCATCCATCTCCAGATCACCGCCAGTAAGAGCAGCTGTCGTCGACGAGCGAACAGAAGCGGCAGCAGCAACAGAAAGGTTCTGGTTAGGAATGGCGGTGTGGTAGTCAAATGGCTGACGGAGCTGGAAGTATTCTTCCTGCTGGCTGGAAAAGCGATCATGTCCATTAAGAACTAGTTTAGCGCTGAGGTAGGAATTTTCACGATTACTGGTCCAGATAAGCTCTTTCACTGGGTGGTTAAAGTTAAGTCGGTTGGTCACCGACGCCCTGGCAGTGTGCACCTGAACCTGTTCAATGAGGTATTCGTGCGAAACCTGGGCGAAACGGCGGCGTTCATCAGTGTCAAGGTAGATGTAGTCAGCCCAAACATTAACGCTCGCAAGAGCACCAACATCAGCCAACGTTCCCCAAGTAAGCTTAATCTTAACTTCGTGGTACTGAAGAGCAATAAGAGGGAGGGCAAGACCAGGGTTACGGCAGAACCAAAACTGGAGAGGCACCTGAACCATACCACTATCAGTCGCATCATTACTAGTTCTACCAACATCGCCAACCATATTCTTCAAACCAGTAGCCTTGGAACGGGGAGTAGTAAGTTCGTTAACAATATTCATCCACTCTTGCGACTGGCGGTCAATCATCTGACCACCGATTTCAAGCTCGGCCTGATTGACCATCTCCGAACCACTGGTAATACCCTCAGTGTCCGAAGTGACATAAACCTTGTGGACAAGATCACCATTTCTGGAGATAGTCACGGTACCAGAGCTATTGCTAGACGTCGAGATAGCACTAGAACCATTAATAGTCTGCTGAATAGTCTCCATCGAGAAGTTAGTGTGTCTGCGGTAGACAACCTTGAAAAAAGTAATTTGCGGGTTACCTGTAAGGTAAACGTCCTGTGCGCCATAAGCTACGAGTTGCATTAATCCTCCACCCATTTTTGTATACTATATACTAAGAAAATAATTCTAGAGAATTAATTTAATTAAAACGAAATAATAAATATAATCTTATATATATTTTACAAATATTACCAACACCACAAGTAAATATGATTCGTTAATCTTTTGTCATTATCGATTATATATTTATCTACACGATTCGTTATATCTAATTTTACTTTATCTACATATTCAGATATTAGATCAAAATTATATTGGTCCATAGTTAAATTAGTTATAATAAATATTTGTTTTATACTTAAATGTTATTAAATATTCATAAAAAATATAAAGTATAATTAATTTAAGCAGCACGTTTCAAAAATTTGACCCGTAACTAAATATGGGTCACACGAAGAAGAAGGTCGTCTGTCTTCAATATAACCATACTGATTTTTAAAGGTTTCATTAGGTATTCTTATAGATACGTTCCTATTACCAACGCCATATGTAAATGTATTCAGATCAGATGTTTCGTGTTTTCCAGTTAGTCTTTCACTATTATCATTTCCATATATTTCTATATGTTTCTTGTGATTTAATTTTAATTTTTCTATATATTCTAAAATGATTTCATAGTTATTGTGTTTCATAGTTTCTGTTGTGCTAAAATTAACATGACAGCCACTACCATTCCAATCACCCTTTACTGGTTTTGAACCAAATTCGATTAATACTTTATGTTTTTCCCCTAATCTATTCAGAACATATCTGGTTAACATTAAATAATCTGCTGCTAAAATACCATCTGCACAAACCTGTAACTCCATCTGACCAGGACAAACTTCCATATTATATCCAGTTAGTGGAACACCCATTTCTAATAATATTTCTAAAGCTTCATCTAAAAAATTCCTTTTAAAACATCTATCATAACCAACAGAACAATAATATTTACCTTGTTCTTCTGGAAGACCTACTTCTGGGAATCCAATAGGTTTGTTTGTTTCTGGATTAATAAGAAAGAACTCCTGTTCTATACCAAATTTTGGTTTTAATTCTAGTTTTTTGTTAAAAATATTTAGTGCATCTCTTCGTGTATCTATAGGGTCTCCATTATTTGTTATTGTTTCACATAGAACAAATGAGGCATTTGTTTCCCCAAAAAAAGGATTTTTTGTAAGTAAAATAGGTTTTAAAATTATTTCAGAATCTTTGCTTTCTGATTGATATGTGCTTGAACCATCATAATTCCATAATGGGACATCATCTATACTTTTAATTAGTTTATCAGTAACCTTTACTTTAGATCTGAAATTTCCGATACCGTCTAACCATATATATTCAATAATCATTAGATTTGTAATAAAATAATACTTAAGTTAAATTTATTAATAATTTTTAAAATATTAAACAATCAAAGTAATTTACTTAAATAGATTTATTATAATAGTTTCTAGATTAAAGTAATGTTACTGATTATATTGTTAAATTTATTTAGATTTGGTTATTCATCTGAAATTCAAGTAAAAAAATTAGTTTTTGAAAATTATACAAGGGATATATTACCGAATACTACGGTAAATATAAAATTAGGAATTGCTATTCGTTCGCTAAATAATATTAATCAGGTAGATGGGACTATAACATCAAATATATGGCTTAGGCATTGGTGGAATGATAAAAATATAAAATGGAATAAATCTATATGGAATGTTTCTAAAATTACTGCATACACTGAACCAGAACTAGAAAGATCTATATGGACGCCTGATATATTTATTTATAACACCGCCGAAAAACCTATGGATGAATTACTAAAAACGAATGCTATAATTTATAGTAATGGTGATATAATCTGGTCTAGACCTGGTATGATAAAAACCAGTTGTGTTTTCGATTTGGAAAATTTCCCATTTGACACTCAAATTTGTTCTTATAAGTTTGGAAGTTGGAGTTATGATACATCACAAATAAATTTATCAAATGCTGATTTTCCTATAGATTTAACTAATTATCAGTCAAACCAAGAATGGACTATAGTAAAAACGGAACATTATATAGAAGAAAAAGTTTATGAATGTTGTGCTGAAACCTTTCAGTCTTCATTTTATAAAATTACATTAAAACGAAAATATGGATATTATGTTTTAAATATAATACTCCCAACATTTGCTACTTCAACTCTTATGATTATATGTCTACTTATACCGTGGGATTCTGGTGAACGTATCTCATATGCTGTTACTGTAATGCTTTCTATAATAGTTTTCCTTCTTATACTATCAGAAAATCTACCGAAAACTGATACTAAACCACTATTATCTAAAATGTTAATAGGATTAGTATTTTTCGCATTATTTATCGTTTATTCAACTGTATTTATAGGGGTTATGCATGATTATACTAACAAAAATAGCAAAATAGCTAAATATATTATTTCACTTTTAGATAAATACAATCTATCATGTAAAATAAAAAGAAAAGGAAACAATGAAGCTGATTCTATAGATTCTGTAGAATCTAATCAGTCTGAAGAAGAATTACATAAAAAGGATTGTGATAATTTAGCTATTATAGTAGAACGAATTTGTACTTCCTTTTTCTTTATTATTTTTGTCATTTATTGTGCTATAATATTTTCATTAAGACCCTAAAGATTTACGAATCTTGTTTTTGTATTGAAATAGTGTATTGTAAGATTCCTTTGTAGTATACTTTTTCTAAGGTCAGTCGGATACCTTGTCATTTTTACTGTTTGTTCAAGCATTTTCAAAGCAACTATTTCCTTCCGTATCTTATAAACCTTCGTTCCGCCAATAATATATTTGATTTGGTATGGGTACTTGTTCCTTGAGGGTTCCATCTTGCGTCATTAATATTTTAACAAGGTTTTTTTTTAATTCAATTTTTTTTATGTAAAATATAGTTTATTTTTTATTAATTTTACCTAAAATACTATTTAATTTTAGTTTCTCTTTGTTTAATCTAAATTCTTCTTCGCGTAATCTTTTTAGTGTTTCCATATTTTTTTCAAAAACAGATTCCTTTAGTGTAACATCCTTTACATTTATTTTCTTCTCTTTCTCAAGTAACATCTTTAATTTTTTGTTAATATTATTTACTCTATCTGTTATACTAAATACAATCGTTTTACTTCTATTACTTAGAATATTTTTAAATTTCTCAAACCGATCTATTTCAGACGATACTAATTTATATTCTAAAGCCAGATCTTTATCATTATAGTAAGTATTTCTACAAACACCCTTTTTTATATTACCATACCATTTACACGGTTTACTACATCCATAAAAGGATTTATCCATACATTTTTTCTCCAATCTAATTGCACTTGGTACACACATACCATTACCCAAATTTGATTCCCATCTACATGGAGCACTACAACTATTCTTATCGTTAGTTAAACAATCTATAGTCTGTGTATTATTAGAAATCAATCTCAATTGTTTATCCTTTTTACACTTATTGTTATTATTATTATTATTATTATTATTATTATTATTATTATTATTATTATTATTATTATTATTATTATTATTGTTATTGTTATTGTTATTGTTATTGTTATTGTTATTGTTATTGTTATTGTTATTGTTATTATTATTATTGTTATTGTTATTGTTATTATTGTTATTGTTATTGTTATTATTGTTATTGTTGTTGTTGTTGTTGTTGTTGTTGTTGTTGTTGTTGTTGTTGTTATTATTATTATTGTTGGTGTTATTATTGTTATTGTTAAAATGATTTTCGTCGTAATAACTTACTTGCAAATATAAATCAAGTTCTTTTTGTTCGTCTTTTGTAAGTTTTCTTCTAAGAATATTTAATAGTTTTTTTCTAAATGAGTTGGGTGTTTTTTTCTTAGAAGCTTTATTTAATTTACTTACTAATCCCTTTCTTTTACTAGACTTAATTTTTTTAGAGGTAAGTATAAGTCGTTCCACCATTTTCCGTTGTTTGTCTGAGAATTGTGGAATAAATTTTTTGACTCTACGTTCCTTTTCTCTTTCCCTTTCCTTTTTTTCTAATGATTTAAACTGTAAATTCTTAAGTTTTTGGGTAGTTTTTTTAAGAATTTTATTTGTTTTTACTTTATTTTTAAATGTTTTATTAAAACGAGCATTTATACTTTTGGAATAGCTATTAAGAGATGAAGGGGGTTTAAACTGTTGAAATGACTGCCCAAAGGATGATTTTTGTGGTCTAAAGCGATTCTGATAATTATATAATCCTTGATACATATACTATAAAGTTATAAAAAAATATATACTATCCTATATTTATAACTATTTATTTATATATGATAGAGGACTTTTTAATGTAAATAATTTCGTCTAACTTTTTTTGTGAGGTCGTGTCCTTTTTAATTGTATCTATATTGTTATGGATTACATTATTGATAAAATGATAAGAATCATATATTTGTCTTGTGGTGTTTGCACCGGTGATAATAATACTTCCACTTTGGAACGCAGACACAGTAACTTTCTTACATTCCATTTCACCGCATCCACTACCTTTTCCTAAACAATAACCATCACAATAACATGCTCCCCTGTGTTTATATTTAATCTCTAACTTAATATTATTTTCTTTAATATTGTTATCGATTCTATTGATAATAGCGTCAATATCTGTATTCTCAAACAAACTAGAGGTTTTTACATCAACCGAAAGATACTCATGATCTGTATTCAAAGCAATATCATTATGACCTACGTCAAGTTTTATTATATTCGATATCATTTTAGCTATATCCATTTTATACTGTACACAATTAAGGTCATTAAATAGTTTCTCTTGAATATCGGCACTTAACATATTAAAATTTATTGATAGATAATTAAATCTAAAACTATGTCCAGTTGCGAACGTGATTTTATCCATATACTTACTGTTCCAATAATATTTACTATTTACACCAGGATAGATACATGGTTCATATGAAGAATAAATACCATGTTCATTAACGAGAATTTGGTGTAGTTCAGAACGCTTTATCTCAAAATCTAATTTAAAATCACTGTTAATAAGAACTATTTTGAAAAACATAATTTCTGGTTCAGGAGCACTAAACACAGATGTATCCTTAGACAAAAGGTATCGGAATAGAATATTAATAGAATTTTGTCCGATTTCTATATCTTTAATACCAGTCATAGAAATAGACCCATTATTAAACAGTTTAATATTGTTAGTAACACCATTACAACAAACTTCTATAGTAATCTGATTAAAGAAAACCTTCTTGTTTTTCTTTTTTTTCTCAGAAATATGTTTTTGCGATGTACCTTTGTTTGGTTGATTACCGTATTCTATATATTTAAAATGGTCATTTATTTCAAGTGATTCATAGACCTTCCCTATGTCTACAAGACAATTAATTTTACTTGTAGCTGTAATTGTAGATATTCTGAGGTTAGGTGGCAATTCCATCCCCTCCATTGTTATTATATTTATTATCATCTTTAAATGATATTTCAATTTTATTTAAAAAGGATATTTTTATTACATATAACCTTATGAATTCTTATGATATATTAGGAGTAAAAGAGGATGATAGTATAGAACATATTACTAAAAGATATAAAGAACTCGCAAAAAAATTCCATCCTGATAGAAATCCTTTAAATGCGGAAGAATCAACCGAAAAATTTAAGGAGATAAATGTTGCATTTATTTATATTAAAAAAAATCATAATAAATTTAGTAGATTTAATAATAATGATAATAACGATGATTTTAGGGAATTTACAGAATCATTTATAAATAAAGGAGAGTTTTTAAATAATATTTTTAAAAAGGCTAAAAATATTGATATTAATGAATTGTTTGACACAATGTATTCAAATATTAAAAAAATTAGATTCTATTATGATAATATATTTAGTGAAGTTGTAACAGACAATATTAATATTAATGTAAATGTTGAGTTGGAAGATATTTATAATAGTGAAGAAAAACTTATAAATTTGGTTAGGAAAAGGAAATGTCTTAAATGTTTCTCTAATAAAGGAACATTTTGTAATATTTGTAATAATAAAATTTATTTCGATCAGGAAAAATGTTTTGTATTTAATTGTAGTGAAAAAATTGTAGCATTCTCTGGTGAATCTAATGAAGTAAAACACAAAAGACCCGGTGATATTATTGTACGTATTATTTCAAAACCACATAAATACTTCCATATATTTGATAATTACGATATTTTGTATTATATTGTTAGTGATGATAAAAATGATATCAAGCATGAATTTGAGTTTCTGGATAAAAATAAATATACATTTGAATGCAACTATCCATTTAATGAGTCATATACAATTGAACATAAAGGATTATATATACCATACTCAGAGAAAAGAGGTAATCTTATTATAAAAATTATTCAAACCAAGACAGAAAATAATAGTAATTTTAAATTATATTTAAATACTACAAATAAACTATAACTAATGAGTTGGTTAGTAATCGGTTCTTGTGCCAGAGAACTTGCTATTATAAAAAAACTAAAAAAGGATGACCCTAAAGTAAAACTGTATTGTGTTGGGAATAATAAAAACCCAGAAATTTTATCTATCGTGGAAAATTTTTCGGTTATTTCCAATCTCGATAATTTACTAAAATTTTGTAAATTATATAAGATAAAATATGCTGTAATTGGTCCAGAAAAATACTTGGCTATTGGAATTGTTGATTTACTCGAATCTCATAATATTAAATGTATTGGACCTAGTCAAAAATTAGCTAGAATAGAAACAAATAAATTTTATGCAAGGCAACTTCTTGAGAAAAATGGGTCATCTCCGTATAATCCCATTTACAAACATTTTACATCACTTAATACCCATGAACAGATAAAAGATTACTATAAATTTTGTGAAAAACTCGATTTTAAGTATGTTATTAAATCTACTAAATTGTGTTCTGGTAAGGGAGTTAAAGTATCAGGTGTTCATTTCAAAAATGATCTTGAAGGATTTATGTATACTCTTGATTTACTAAATAATAACCACACTGTTCTTATTGAAGAAAAACTTGAAGGAGATGAATTTACATTAATGAGTTACAGTGATGGTACCTATTTTTCTCATATGCCTGTAATAACAGATTTTAAACAACTAGAAAAGGAAAATAGTCCAAATACAGGTAGTATGGGATGTATTTCTTATTCTAATCATCGTGCTCCATTTTTAACAGAATCCGACATTGTGGCCGCTAGGGAAATTAATTGTAAAACAGTCGAATATTTGACCAAAGATAATAAAGAACTCTACAAAGGTATTATTTATGGTAGTTATATAAAGTGTTATAGTGGAGAAATAAAAATAATTGAATTTAATTCTAGATATGGTGACCCAGAATGTATTAATGCACTAGAATTGCTTGAAACTAGTTTATATGATATCTATAAAGGTATTATATATAATAGATTAGTTTATATTACACCTATTTATTCTAATTTGAATATGGTTTCTAAATATCTTGTTCCCAATTTTTATCCAGAAAAGAATGAGAGTATTTATGAAATTGAACCCAATTGGTACAACGCAAATAAATCTAATATTATTCTGTCTTCTGTAAATAAATACGAAAATCTAATTATTTCAACTTCATCAAGAACCCTTGTGTTTTTTGAAAAGGGTAATGATTTAAATCTTATATCTAAAAAAATTAATTCTAAACTAGAACTCACTAATTTTAAATTTAGGAATGATATAGGTCTTGAAGCGGAAGAGGATAATTCATATCTTGGTAGTGGTGTAGATATAGACAAAGCACAAAACATAGTTGAATCTATGTCACCATTTATTAAGAAAACCTTTAATAATAACTGTTTCCATAGTATTGGTGATTATAGTGGTATTATTGGTATACCTAAACAGTATAAAGAACCCGTGTTTATTTCTAGTATTGATGGGGTAGGTAGCAAACCTTCTTTCCTGTCTAAATTGACGAAAGATGTTTATAAAATTGCTGGCGAAGATATTGTTGCACATAGTATTAATGATATTCTTGTAAAGGGAGCTGATCCATTCTATTTTCTAGATTATATTGCTTGTGAAAAATTAGATAAAACACACATCCTAGATGTTATCGAAGGTATGTCCCGCACTTGTACCAAATACAGATGTCCATTAGTAGGTGGCGAAACAGCAGAAATGCCTAATATATACAATAAAAATGAAATAGATATTGCAGGGTGTATAACGGGTATAGCAGAAAAAGAGGATATTATCGATGGTAAAAAAAATATTAAAGTAGATGATCATGTTATTGGACTTTATTCTTATGGATTACATACAAATGGGTTTTCGTTGCTTAGAAAAATATTCAAAGATGTAGAATTGAATAAATCTTTTGTAGACTGGGTAAAACAACCACACAGATGCTATTATGATGAGATAAAACTATTAGATGATATTACTATTAATGGACTTGTTCATATTACTGGCGGTGGTCTTATTGATAATCCACCTAGAGTTTTGTCAGACGATAAGTGTATGAACATTTATAAGGAAAATCTTATTACACAGCATTTTAGTTATATTCAAACTCAGGGAAATATTTCAGATGAAGAGATGTACCGAACACTAAATTGTGGTATTGGGTTTATGATTGTTTTAGATGATGAAAATTACAAAAAGGCAAAATATATATTCCATAAAAATAAAATCGAATACTGTAGGGCTGGTTATATTAGTAAAAGAACAGGAGAAACTGTAAATTTTATATAACTTTATATTAATGATTGAAGGATATGTTAAGAGTATATTAATGGTTGTATTATCACTGAGTGGTAATTTTTTTGCTGAGATACTTGGATGCAATACACAACAACTTTTATCAAGTAGTATGTTTTTTAAACATCTATTACAGCTAATATCTATTTATATTTCTATGGATATTTATGATTCTAAAATAAAACACCCTATTACTAAACTAAAAAATACATTACTACTTTATTCTATCTTTATAATGTTTAACAAAATGAATATATACTTTACAGCGATTGTTTCTCTATTAATACTCACTATTTTCATTATTAATAACTATATAGAATACTATAAAACAATAAGAAAGGAAACGAAGTTTTTAGAAAAAATAAATAAAATAATATCGAATGTTTCCCTATTTACTATACTAATTGGGTTTATTATTTATTATTTAGATAAAAAAGGAGAATATACTAAAAATTGGGATATGTACAAATTTATATTTGGAATACCTAATTGTAAAGGATTAAAAAATTGAAATTAATATTTAAAATTATGAACTCACACACACATATAAACACACCATGGCTTACTACGAATCACAGAACCCCTCAGTTATCGAAGAGGCCTTTATGGGTCTTGCTGATAGGATGTGGGATATAGAAGAAAAATATTATTCTAAAATCTACAAATTAGATATTGATACTATACATAATACACCCTCTGCTGAACTAAACCAATCTGCATATAAATCACTTAGACTACTCGAACAAGAAATATCATTTAAGCCTTATAAAATGTGGTGTAGTAGTTGTAAAGATGTTATTGTTATAGAAGAAACTGCTATCAGAGCCAAACGAGAACTGTGTTATAATTTATCTTTTGTAAAGTGAAGGATAGACCCTTCTGGCTTCCAGTTCTAATAGTTCTTGTGTATGTTTTTGTTCAAGTAGGCGGCGTTCTTCACTATAATTCTCTTGAATACTAAGATTAGGATATTTTTTTTGTATACTATATGGAGTTGGTGTATTTACAACCGGTCCATGATATCTTACTTGTTTCCTTTGTTTAGGAACATAATATACCTGGGGTGGTGGTTGTGTGAAATTTATATTTATAGTATTTTTACCTCCATTATTTTTTTTACTATGTTGGTTACTGATTTCTTTACGACTATTATAGAGACTATCAAGCATATCATAGTCTTCATAATTTTCTGATTCTCTTATTGAACTAGAACTTCTGTGTTTATCGTAGTTTACGCAAGGTGTATGACTATCTTGTCGAACTTGTTTTCCGTAGTTTATAGGTTTAGGATTCGCATAATTTTCGGGGGTTTTACGATACGGTGGCGGAGGATAATTTCCGCTTGCTGACATACTGTTATAATATTTATTATTATAAATTTTTAAATAATCAATTTATTTATTTATAATTAATTAATTACATTTTGCCGAATTATTTTATTGCTATATATTATATGGGTGGAGGATTAATGCAATTAGTAGCTTACGGCGCACAGGATGTCTACCTTACTGGTAATCCGCAGATCACTTTCTTCAAGGTTGTCTACCGCAGACACACTAACTTCTCTATGGAATGTATCCAGCAGACATGGGATGGTTCTAATATTGCTGATGGCAGATGTGTGGCTACTATTTCCCGTAATGGTGATTTAGTTCATAAAATGTACCTTCAGTTAGAATGCACCGCCGCGAATGCAGCGTTCCCCTCAATTTCTGATCTTATTGTTGATGCTGAAGTTGAAATCGGCGGTCAGTCGATTGACAAACAGAGTGGTGCTTTTATGCAGGCGTGGAATGAACTTACACACACATGTGGTATTGATGAAGAAAATAAAAACAATGGAACTTTATTCCAGAAAATGGCTGGTACAGTTGTTGTTGGTACCAACTCAAGATTTGTTCCACTCAATTTCTGGTTCTGTAAAAACGCTGGATTGGCGCTTCCTCTTATCGCCCTCCAGTATCACGAAGTTAAGGTTTCTTTAAATCATACTTTAAGAGCTGCTTATACTACTACTATTACCGGCAACAACCTATGGGTCGACTATATCTACCTAGATACCGACGAGCGCAGACGTTTCGCACAGGTTTCGCACGAATACCTTATTGAACAGGTCCAGGAACAGACCCTCCAACCAGGGGATACTGATCACAAGTTGCGTTTTAACCACCCGGTTAAGGAACTCATCTGGTTTGCCACCGCCACCGATATCGACGTCGGTAGCCCACGTGTTACACTACCGGTTGTTCAACATAGTGATCTCCCAGAAGCGACATACACATTAAAGCTTAATGGACATGATAGGTTTAGTGCTAGACCTCACACCTATTTCTCACGTGTGCAGGTATACCAGCACCACAGTGGTGATGGCGGTGATAATAGTTTTTATAATTATAGTACTAATATTGTTGAACGAGGTAATGTCAACGAGGGCTCCGATTGTCAAAATAAAATCGGATATATCTCTGATAGTATTTGCGTGTATTCTTTTGCTCTTAACCCTGAAGAACACCAGCCTTCGGGCACGTGTAACTTCTCGAGAATAGATACGGCCGAGTTAAACTCCAGTCAAGATATCGCCACTGATACTGATGATAATTTACAAAGACAGGTCAACACCGCCGCCGACGACATTGCCTTGACATCAAGAATTGTAGCGATTAACTACAATGTTTTAAGAATAATGAGTGGTATGGGTGGTCTTGCCTACTCTAATTAAATGCTATAAATCGCATTTTTATTTCTTTCTATTTTTTAGATTTTTATTTAATTAATTACATTTTGCAGAATTATTTTCTTGCTATATATTATATGGGTGGAGGATTAATGCAACTAGTAGCTTACGGCGCACAGGATGTCTACCTTACTGGTAATCCGCAGATCACTTTCTTCAAGGTTGTCTACCGCAGACACACTAACTTCTCTATGGAATGTATCCAGCAGACATGGAGAGGTTCTAATATTGCTAATGGCAGATGTGTGGCTACTATTTCCCGTAATGGTGATTTAGTTCATAAAATGTACCTTCAAATAGACGTTGGTAACGGTGGGTTTGCTGAACGGTCTATTTTGGACCTTATTGATGATGTTACAGTTGAAATCGGCGGTCAGTCGATTGACAAACAGAGTGGTGCTTTTATGATGGCCTGGAATGAACTTACACACACTTGCGGTGTAACCACCCGTGCTGCAGCCGGAGGTGGATTCGGCACGCCGGCGGTTGGTACGGCTGGAACTCTATTCCAGAAAATGTCTGGAAGCGTCCTGTTTACTAACCAATCTAGATTTGTTCCACTCAATTTCTGGTTCTGTAAAAACGCTGGTTTGGCGCTTCCTCTTATCGCCCTCCAGTATCACGAAGTTAAGGTTATTTTAAACCATACTTTAACTACTGCTTATGGTGATAATGTTACCGACAACCGCCTATGGGTCGACTATATCTATCTTGATACCGACGAGCGCAGACGTTTCGCACAGGTTTCGCACGAATACCTTATTGAACAGGTCCAGGAGCAGATCCTCCAGACAGGGGATGGTGATCACACTTTGCGTTTTAACCACCCGGTTAAGGAACTCATCTGGTTTGCTACAGGGACGAGACCCTTATTGAATATCGCGGCGGCCACACTACCGGTTGTTGAACATAGCGATCTCGCAGAAGCGACATACACTCTAAGGCTTAATGGACATGATAGGTTTAGTGCTAGACCTCACACCTATTTCTCGCGTGTGCAGGTATACCAGCACCACAGTGGTGATGGCGGTGATAATAGTTATTATAAGATTGCAGAGAACGACCGAGAGCAGGGGTTAGTGGCCCTGGCTTGGAGGCGTGCTGTCCAAGATATAATGGGATATATCTCTGATAGTATTTGCGTGTATTCTTTTGCTCTTAACCCTGAAGAACACCAGCCATCTGGTACATGTAACTTCTCGAGAATAGACACAGCCGTGTTAAACACAAGCGCAGCAGTTGTCGCTGATGTTCAGGAAAATTTATCGTTCCACGACGGCCAGAACTTTGGGGGGGCGGGGCTCGACAACCCACAGGTACCGAGAATTGTAGCGATTAACTACAATGTCCTCCGTATCATGAGTGGTATGGGTGGTCTTGCCTACTCTAATTAAATGCTATAAATCGCATTTTTATTTAAATATAAAAGAATAATATTAATAATTATCTATGATGACCGATTTAGAAGTTATAGGAAAACAGATAGATGAAACAAGACATCTACTTTTAGATAATACTAATAAATTAATAGAAAGAGATTCTCATTTAGATGATATAGAAAGACAAACTGCAAATCTCGAACTAAATTCATATCTATTCAAAAAAAATTCTAGAAAACTAAAACATAAAATGATTTGTAACAACTATTTATATATTTTCTTCTTTATTGGTGGTATTACTGCTTTAATTTTTATTATATTACTTATTAATAAATAATTTAAAAACAGTTTTAATATTATTTATAGAATGAATAGAACTCAAACATTTATTGAATCTATGTATACATTTATAGAATATTTAAGAATTTTTATTGGAAGTAGTTTTATTTTTATTTTAAGTAAACTTCCAGTGCCCCCAATTATTATTACCCCAAATAAAGTAAGAAAGGTTTCCTTTTCACCGGACAACGATGATGTAAGTGTTATGAGTTATAATATACATAATGGTCGCGACCAACTTTATAGGAATAGTATAGATAAAATTATTGAAGATATAGAAGGAAATAGAAAATCAATTTTGTGTCTGCAAGAAGTTAGCAAAGAGTTGTTCGTACATATAAAGGATTCGCTCGGTTATAAGTATGGTTATCACGAAGATGATAAATGTGTTCTAAGTGACCATGTTTTGCTGGATAATGATATTTATTATTTTAATAATGTAGGTATATATAAAACTACAAGCTTCCTTATTTCTGGAATTAAAATTGGAGAAGAAGAATTGTATATTTTAAACACACAACTGTCGTATGATATTGCATTATATAATCAATTATACGAATTAGAAGAATTACAACAATATATTAGTAAAAAAGATCTTGGTGATAAAAAATTAATTGTTATAGGAGATTTTAATTGCGCGGATATTAATCTAAAAAATTATCAATTAAATATTACAGATATACTAAAGTTAGATAAAATCAAACTAGATAATACATATCCATCGGTTCTTCCGCTTGTTCCCATCGATAAGTGTTTTACAACAAATATTGATGTTAAAAACTCAAGTGTTGTAACAACTACAAATAGCACACATTTTCCGATTTGTATTGAATTGTAATAAAATGTAATTATTTTTTTATTTATTTGTTAATTAATTTTAATTTTAGGGTCATTAGTATAATGGTTAGTATGGTTGCCTTCCAAGCAATCGGTCAGGGTTCGATTCCCTGGTGACTCAAATTATATTACACGATATAGAATTATTTTCTTGTAATATATTATAAAAATGTTTGGTCTGTTGAAGAATGTGAAAAAGAGTGTGAAAAAGGGTGTGAATAAAGTGAGAAAGAGTGTTAGGTACGGCCGTGGTGGTAGCAGTTGTGGTTCCCACCCCAAGAAACCCACTGGTGGTGCCCACTGTGGTAAGAACCACCCCAAGAAGAATAATGGTGGTATGAGACACTACAAAAAGAAGGGTAAGAGTCACAAGAAGGGTAAGAGTCTTAAGAAGAAAGGTAAGAGTCTTAAGAAGAAAGGTAAGAAGAGTCTCAAGAATAAGAGTGGTGGTAAGGGACACAATAACAAGAAGGGTCTCCACATGTAAGTAATTTATTAATATAGTTTATTTGTTTAATTTTAGTATTTTTAATAATTAAAAATATTAATCTATCAATGTTATCTAAAAAAAAATTTATACAAAAATTTAAAGCAAATTTAACAGCAGTTGTTTTAGGGTATTTAACTCGTAAATATAGTAGAAACATGCCTATTGATGAAAGATGTACGGATTGTGATCATAGAATATGTGGTATAATACATCGTAAAGAAAAGATAGAAGATAATTTTCATTTAATAATATTTAAATCTGATATCAAAGATGAGAATAAAGGTGTAACTAGTTTATCGTTTGAACCGATATCTACAAGTATTTCTATAAATGATAGACATTACTGTTCACACTGTTCTAAAAAACTGGGTCATTCAAATGAATGTCCTATTTGTCTTGAAACAATTGAAGAAAATATTTCTACAAAATGTAATCATAATTTCTGTTTAAAATGCATAATAAACTGGATACAAATGGATAATAAACAAAACATATTATTCCAAGCCAAATGTCCTATATGTAAATCAGAAATATAGTTATAAACAAAACATATTATTCCAAGCCAAATGTCCTATATGTAAATCAGAAATATAGTTATAGATAAATCGATATATTTTTATAAATGGATAAACCCTATTATCCGATATATGTAAAAAAAATAGCTAGACCTGTTTTGTATATTTCTGATTCGTCTGATGATGAGGAAGAGTAATAAATTAATATCTAAAATTAGTTCTCTTATTTTTTTTTGGTTTGAAAATATGGTTATCCTTTATCTTTTTAATTTTCCTAAAACTTTTATATGAATCTATAGTTAGTATAAAACAGTATATATTTTTTATAATAGATAGGTTAATTGAGAATCTACATTCTTCTTTTATTTTATATTTACCTTTACTGTTTTTTATAGTAATCATCTCTAAAATATACTCGTTAGGTTCAAGCATATTCCATTCATCTCTATCTTCCATAAATAGTGCTATTTCATAATTTGAATCTTGTTTTATACTTTCCTGTAAATGTTTTGGTACAATTGTTTCTTCAAAAAAATCCATAATCAATATAGTCTCTTCTAACTCGTCCTCTTCTTCTTCTTCTTCATCAATTTCAACTATACTCTTTCTACAAACTGGACAAGTTTTATTTTCAAGGAGCCAGTATGTAATACATTTGTTATGGAAACAATGTCCACAATCCAATTTGAATCCTTGGTCTACCTTTTCGATACAGATGCTACAATCTGACATGGTTATAATATAAATAATATGTTTAATACTTTATATATTCAATTTTTATGATGGTGCAAGTCCTTTTGATAGATTAATCTGTGTTGTACCCATTTGTTCTGTTGGTAGAATCATATTATCTAAAGAACACCCTGGACCAACCAGAGGCAAACAAATATCTCGTTCTATTTTAAATTCGCATAGAATCGGTCCATCTGTATAATTTACAAATTGTTCTATTGTTTCAACAAGATTACTACGATTATCACATAAAATAGATTTAATCCCAAATGAATTTGCCAGTGTGGTATAGCAAGGATTATTGTTATTGATTGTAGCGGTATTTCTACCTTCAAAATAGAGTTCTTCCCATACTGTAACCATCATCTGTGCACTATTATTCATTATAGCAATTTTTACTGGAAGGTTGTATTCTTTAATAGTTTTAAGATCAGAAAGTGTCATATTAAAACTCGAATCACCATCAATTAAAATTACCATATTGTTAGGATTGGCAATCTGTACACCTATCGCATAAGGAAGACCTACGCCCATAACACCAAGAGAACCGGATGAGATTACTTTATTAGGGTATTGTGATTTAATAAATTGGTAAGTTTGCATCTGATGATTCCCTACCCCGGTTGTAAATGTAACCTTCTTATTTTTTGTAGCTGTATTAAATTCATTAATAACATCCTCCATATGTAATTTTTTATCATCCGTTTTAATTACAAATGGATAGGTTTGTTTTAGATTATTTATATTATTAATCCATTCTGTTTTTTTAGTGTATGAAATATGTTGCATTATTTGTTTCAAAAATAATTCACAGTCCATATCAAAATTATAATCAGAGTTTACAACAAAATCTAATTCTGATTCTTCAATATTAACATGAATAATTCCACCTCTACCTTCCTTTGATGCTTTAAATGCTTCAGGTGCATATTCACTGATTTTACCGGTTGTTCTGTCATCAAATCTTGAACCAAGCGCAATAATCAGATCCGCGTCCTGTATCGCATAATTTGCTGCAGCACTACCATGCATACCACACCACCTTAATGATAATGATTGATTATCATCATAAATACCGCAACCATGAATAGTAGATGTTACAGGAATATTTGATTTATTTACGAATTCTGTTAGATAATTTGAAGCGTTACTACACCCTTTACCAACAATAATAATCGGTTTCTTACTTTTATTTATAACCGATGCTACTTGTTGGATATTATTTGTATAATCTTTAATGGGTTTAACATTTTTTTTATAGTTATTAACATTTATAGCAGGATTATAAGATTGATAAGAAACACATTTAGGAATATCAATATGAACTGGTCCTTTCTTCTTATCGTTAGCAATTCTGAATGCTTCATCTACAACATATTCCATTTCATTAATATCTGTAATCTGATAAGACCATTTAGTAACATTTTTTGTAAGTTCTACGGCGGGTGCTTCCTGAAATGAATTTAGTCCTTGTGCTTCTTGTGAAACTTGTCCGCTAAAGACAACAAGAGGTGTTGAATCGTTTTTAGCATCAAGAATAGGAGTAATCATATTTGTTATACCAGGACCACTCGTAACCATACAAACGCCAGTTTTATTGGAAGATTTTGCATAACCAGTAGCGGAATGACCTGTATTCTGTTCATGTGTATTAATAAAATAATTTATTTTAGAGTTATATAGACTATCAATAAGTGGCATAACACTACCACCAGAATAGATAAACATATCAGTAACATTATTTTTACGTAATGCTTTATAAATAATACTACCACCAGAGTTTACTAATTGTAGCATTTTGTTAGAAAAACGCATAGTTATATAATAATAATAATTAAAATTTAAATCAATTTTAAGCAAAAACAAACATCCTGCCATCGCAGGTCTTACAGTTCCCGCTTATCATAGAACGACCACGCTTGTTTAGTTTATGTTTTCTGTTATCCGGTTTCATAACGCAAGACTTTGTTTTCTTACCACTCGCATGAAAGCATCTCATACATAATGCTGCTAGTTTAGGGTCTTTCATCCTAACACCAATAGCCACTTTCGTTTTATTAGACGCCTTCTTAACCTTAATTTTTTTAGAACCAACTTTAACTTTCTTAGAAAGAAGCTTTCCCTTTTTCATACTCTTTGTTCTCGTACCTTTTTTTGCAACCTTTTTCGACAATCTTTTTGAAACCATATAATAGTATTGAATATTTTAATTATTAAGCATCATTCTATACATTAGAGCAACCGGGATAAGATCCTGTATAACTTTATTATCATTCTCTATACATTTTATTTGTTTATCTACATTATTATTGTTTTGTTTATCTTGAATTGTAAATTCATCATTAAAACATTCCAATTTATAATTTATATTTTCGATCATATTATTAATTTCAAGCAAACTAAGTTCAGTTTGTTTATCCATATTATCAATCGTTTTAAGATTATTTAACATTTTATCAAATGAACTCTGGAAATTTGAAAATTTCTTTTTCTCTGTTTTATAGAGTTCCATCTATTTATAATTTAGATAATATTAATTTAAATATACCGCAAATGTCTAATAGTATGCTATATAATGAATATATACCTAAAACATTTGATGATAGTATTATTCATAAAAATATTATAAAAAAATTAAAAAATATAAAAGAATTAAGAGAAAATATAATTCTACATGGACCTAATGGTACTGGAAAATATGTACTTGCTCTAATGTTGCTTGAGAATATTTTTGGTAAAGAAATATATACTAAAACCGAAAATGTTATTACAACTGGTAATAAATCATTTACATTATATAGTAGTAACTATCATTATGAATTATATCTCAAGAATTCTTATATTAAATATTCAGAAATTAATACAATCATAGAAACACTTGGTAAGAATAGAAATATTGTTAATAATGGAAAGAATGTAATTCTTATCAAGAATAGTCAATATCTAAATAATGAAAACTTATTTCTTATAAAAAAGTCTATTGAAAAACAAAAATTATATTTTATACTAACAACTAATAAAATAAATTCGTTGTTTATAGGGGTAAATTCAATTTTTATGTGTATTCGAATTCCTTGTATAGATTCCAAAGAATTATTAACACTTGTTAAAGAAACTAAAAAAAAAGAAAAAATAAAAATTTTAGTGAAGGATATCAAGGAAATTATATACAATAATAAATCAAATCTTACGATGATATTATATAATCTAAAAATTTATAGTTTAACTGGTGAATTAAACTATGAAAATATATTGCATACTAAACTAGATAAAATCCTAGAATTAGTTTATAATAGAAAAGAAGAAAATATAATACCTATAAGAAAACTCTTATACAATGTATGTACTCACAATATTAGTCGTTATGAAATTTTAAAATATTGTTTTAATGATGCTGTAAAAAAATTAGATACACCACAAAAAAAAATAGAACTACTTAATTTTACTAATGAAATTAATATAAAATTATCAAGTAGTTTTAAAACTACTATACACATTGAATACTATTTAATTCATCTTATGAGTATTATAAAATAGTACAGCAATTCTTTTTAATAATTTTTTCTTCTATTTCTAAGTCTGCTCTAATAGTTGTATTTATTTCAGTATCAAAATTTTTGGTTTTTAATATACGGTCTATAATAGCATCAAATGTTTCATCTACATTATCATTATCTTTTGCTGAACATTCCATTGTAATATAGTCATATTTTTTAGAAATATTTGTTACTTCATGTTTATGTATCATCCTATGTTTTTCAAGATCTGTTTTGGTTCCAACAATAATAATAGGAAGTTCTGATTTATTAAAGAAATTTATTTTATCTATCCATTTTTCTATACTATCATAACTATTTCGGTTTGTTATATCATAAATTATCATCGCTCCATCCAGATTCCTAAAATAAACATTAATCAGATTTGCAAATTTTTCTTGACCTGCCGTATCCCATAAATATATTTTTATATCTCTATTCCCCCTTCTAACTGATATATAATGAAAATCAACCCCTAGTGTTGATGAAAATGTAGGATTAAATATGTTATTATGTTTTCTATTCAGCAGTGCTGTTTTTCCAACATTTGTATCACCTACTAAAATAAGTTTTAATTTATTCTCCATATATATTACATATACCAAAAGTTTTTCTGTGATATTTTGTAATACCGTGTTTTTTAATAGCATCTATATGTTTTTTTGTACCATAACACATATTGTTTTTCCAGTCATATACATTTAATTCTTCATTTTCATCACATAGTTTTTCAATATATTGATCGTGATAAACCTTCGCAAGAATACTAGCGGCTGCTACTGGAACAAATTTTGAATCACCTTTAATTACACACGTATGAGGTATACTTGTATTTGTAGTATCTGTATACATTTTAAATTTATCACCATCTACAATAACATGGTCCACCAATACATTTAGTTTATCGAGCGAATTATGCATACATTTATAAGTTGCATTAAGAATATTAATTTTATCTATAACTGTATTATCCAATTTAGTTACTGAATAGTCAATCGCATATTCTTCAATATAATCCTTTAGCATAAGTCTCTTCCTACTTGATAATTTCTTTGAATCATCTACTATAATATTAGTATCACTTGGGTCTATTTCTTTCGGCCATACCACCGCCGCAGTAAATACCGGTCCAGCAAGACATCCGCGCGCTACTTCATCGACACCTGCTTCGACTTCATCTTCATAGAAATATGCTTTCATTTATAATTATATATAGTTATTTCTTTAATTCGTTTCCTTTTTTTTTAGCTTAATAATATAGTATAATCCAAAGTAGGGTGGCATATTATTGTGTGGTTTACCACCACCAACAGATTCAAAATCTACATCAATAGAACCTTGTAAATTATTTTCTGATACAGTAGGTATAAATGAATTACATTTAGTTGATATTCCTAATTTACTATCAGATAAACATGATTCGTTATAAACTGATTGAACTGGGTCAGTTTTTAAAATAGAACAATCTACCCTTTTATTATATACACTTGGGTCAAATGGTTTATTTTCGACAATACTCTTGACTTTACCATCTGTTCCTAATGGTGCACCATATGTATCTACACCTACTGTAAATTCTTTGTTATTTGGGCAGGTATAGGTAGTCTTTTTATAATTATCTCTTCTAGGCATCATACAAACATATGGATTTTTCCAAAAATCTATTTTCCTATAATCTTCAACCCATAGACCTCCTCCGCCCCTACAAGCCTTTATTGCGGCCTTTTGATCAAAGTCCTTCCTCCAGCCAGCATAACAACAAGGACCCCCGACCCACTTATTGTACCTCTCGGGTCCCCATTTAGGGTGGGTGAACAGTTTAAGTATCTTACTTGGACATCTCCCAGCATCTGGACCACCACTAATATGAAATCCTGGTGGACATACATTATTTATGTTTGGTATTTTTGTATCATTATAGAGTTTGTTTCCTGTGTCTAACATATATGGATTAAAGTTATGTGAATGTTTTGGCATATCACTTTCCTTTAATGTTACTGTCTCTTTACCTCCTGGAACTCCTAATTTAAAATTGTCTCCTGAACCTATAACAAATTTATCCCTTAGGTCTGGTGTCCCATTCTCTCCATCACATACCGCCCAACCTTTAGGTATTTTTTTTATATTACCATAATACCATACGACTTGTCCTTCAAACCAATAGTGATTTAATCTATATAAATCTTCTTCTGTTATTTTAAAATCAATACTATTATCTTTGTTTTTATATCTAATTTCAGTTTCATCTTTATATGGAATTTCCGACATAAAACCTAAATCTTTATCGGTTATACAGTATCCATCTATACAGAGTTCTTTAGTTTTTAACTGTCCGTCTAATTCTAATTTTTCTTTAAGGATAATTGTATTTGTTGTTGTTAGGTATTTCATTTTTAAATAATAGGACAAAGAGGTAAAATATTCGTTCGATAAATATCTTCTAAATAAAAATACTATAATTAGTATTATTACATAAATATACATTATAATAATAAAATATAAAATTAATCACAATTAAGATACACAGGTGGAACTCCAGCCTTTTGTAGTTTGTCAATTAGTTCCGTGCATCTATCTATTTTCTTAGTTTTTGGTTTTGTCTTCTGTTTTATTGTTGGTTTAGGGGGTGTTACTGGTGGTTTATAGTTTACATTTCTCATTAAAAATATAACTCTATAAAATGAAGGCATATTATCGTGTGGATTACCAACAGCAGTATCATTATTTAAACATGGTGTTCCTTCATATTTTGTTAGATAGCTAAAAATCCAATTCGGTGTTGGATAAAATCCTATTCTGGATTCATATAATTTTTGTTTAGGGGTTATTTTAGTAGTTGTTCCTGAGTAACAACATTTACAAGGACCACAATCACCACCTTTTTCATTATATTCATATTTTAGTCCGTCTTCTCTATCAGTTCTTTCACAAACTTCTTTGGGTTTTTTATCAAGAGCAAGTAAATTTAGGTCATCTTTCGACCATTTATAACACTTTTTTTTATCATCTTCTTCTTGACTCGGTTTATTCCAAAATAAATCATGAATTTCCTTGTATTTGTTATAACATACTTTATTGTCTAATGTTACTGAAATATTTTCAGGAGATAATTTAAAAATTCCCAAAGATTTTCTTGGGCCGCCTCGTTTCCCCTTTTTCTCCCACGTCCAGGGCACCGCTTGAAAGACATTATAGTTAATAGGTTGTGCCTCCGTCGCATCCGTATTATGGCAATTTTTACAGGCATTACCAGTAGGTCCAACATAATAATCATTGTTAGATTTTACGTTTGTTTTAACAAATTCTGGGTATAAATTTGTTTCTGTTCCTAGTTTATTTCCATTCTCGTCTTTAATAAGTATTGATTTCATCCACATTTTTGTTTTATCTTTTATATTAATTTCACTTTCCCAGTGTCTTGTATCTCTAAAATATATACAGGTATTACTACACACACCAGCAACACCACCAGAACCCACATTATCTTGTCTAAATCCAACCGCTTTAATTTTATCTTTATTTTCATATAAAATATCATAAAATGGAACTGGTTCATAAATATCAGTATCTATAAATTCTATTTCTTTTTTTAGGGATTCTTCTCCTATTTCTTTTTTTGGGGGTTCTTCTTCTATTCTTTTTTTTAGTTTTTCTTCTTCTATACTTTCTTTTGATTGTTTTGATATTTTATTTCTGTATTCAATTCTACCATTACTATCTTTCTTAGTTGCATAAATATTTGAAACACATTCCTGTAGATTATTTCCAGGTATATAATCCTTTCCTAATTTTAGTGGGTTTCCAAAACCATCAGTTTTACACATACTTGCAACTCCATCGCCGTATTTGCCTAAATGGTCTCCATGTCTTCCATATCTTATATCTCCTACCTTTTCTGGTTTACTCGTATCTAATTCCTTTGCCGAAGAAGGGAAAGCCATATTATGATTGTGTCTAGGTAATTCAGCTAATGTAAGAGAATGAGTTTTTTCTCCACCTGTATCATCCTGTTTATATTTTGTTCCGGCACCGACAATAAATCTATCCTTTAAATTGGGTGTACCATTTTCTCCATCGCATACATACCAGTTAGGTGGTATTTTAGATAGTTCTCCTGAATAGGCAATAATAGTTCCATCATTCCAGTAATTTTTTAGATTCTGTAAATCCGAAACATCAATACATTCTCCATCCTCATCTGGTAAACACATTTTGGAATTATAATGTAGAGGGAGTGATTTAAATGCAATAATATCTTCCTGGGAAATCTCTTTTTTACCTATAACCAGTTTATTACCTTTTTTTATGGTAATTCTATCCTTTGATATGATATGTTTATTATTAATCTCGCCTACTTCTAAATTAAGGGGTGTATTAAAGGTTTTATAGTTTTCTCTAAAACTACCAAATATTAGTAATAAAATAAATATAACTAAAATTGGTATTAATAATTTCATTATTATAATAATAGATAATTTTACATAAATTTAATCAAACAATTGTTTCTTTTACCGACGCCCATTGTTTTTCCAATTCCTCTAATTTATTAACCAAAGATAGGGATGGATCTTTATAATTCGGGTCTGTTTTCATAACATAGTATAAAGAATCGTATGGTGGTAAATTTTCATGACCTTTATTCTTTCCTGTATCTGATAATTTATTAGAAAAGGTATTTTTATGTTTATGAATATCACCTACATTATCTTTCGTACTTATTGCTGCTTTAATTCCTAATTTTTCATTTCCATCACCAGAACCTGGATTATTAGAAGGTAATACGTGATAATGTTCGGGTATTTCATCTATAGTTAAATGATGTTTATTGCTACCACCGGTTATTGTTTTTTTCCTACACATTCCATCACTTGGAGTTACTGTAAATAATTTCTTATCAGAAATATCATCATACCATAATAGACATGTGCCATCCTTTTTAACATTATATCCGGTACAGTGCATCAAATCATTACAATGTTCCTCGCAATTATTACTACTTAATTTACCATTATCTTGAATAAATCGGTTAATTAATCCAAATTTATTCCCACATAAACCGCTCCCTATTGTTTTATATTGTTTTCTATAATCTATATCAGAACCTAATATAAATTTATCTCTTAAATCAGGTGTTCCATTTTCACCATCACATATCTGCCATCCATCTGGCAACATACCTAAATCACCATTATAAATTGTTATAGTTCCTGGTGGCCATAGTTGTTTTAGATAACGTAACTTCTTTTTTTTTATACATTCCTGGTCAATACAAATAGAATCTTTTATTTTAATATGAAGTTTATCTAAACGAATAAGGTCGTCTTTAGAAAGACATGCATTATCTATACATATTTCTTTTGTATCAAAATTGTCACTAATAGAACATTCTTCTGCTTTGATAGTAATGTCTTTGTGAGTGTTTAGATCAACTAGAATTAAACCTGAACCAGTTAATTTCCCAACAAAACCTTCCCTATTATTAATATATACTAATCCGATTAGTATAATAGTAATAAGTAATATGAAAAAACGAAACATTTATAATAAGAGAATATTTTAAATCATATTTTTAATAAATAAAAATTCATGAATAAAATATGGAATAAGATATAACACAGCATTTAGATTTACAAGTGAAATAGTAAATACCAATAAAGCAACTAACTTACTAAATTGTTTAATTAATTTATTTGATACCATTTTTTTATGACTTACATAAAGTCTAACCAGTAGAAATAATGCAATAAACCATGACGCATCATGACCAAATTGACATATCATACTTTTTTTAGTTTTGGTATTATAAATAGGGTGGAACATATATCTATATTTAAAGTAAGATAAAGGGTGTGCTATACTATAGGTGGTTTTAAAATAATTTAAAACGTATACAACATAAACAGCTAATACTACCGACAAACAATAACTCATACTATTTACGAGTATATTTTTTTTTATTCGTCTTTTTCTTTAATTTAGTAATCCTTTTCTTCGTTTTCTTCTTCGTTTTTTTTAGATGAATTACTAATGAATCATAGCCACCAATAAAATCCCGTTTTTTTGGAGTTTCTTTTATAATTCTTGGAACTGTATAAAAATCACTTGGTATATCTTTTATATATTGTTTATAAAATTCTGAATCAGAATCATAAAACATATAGTTTATATTTTTTTTATCAAGTAACATAATTGAATTTTTACAGTACCAGCAATGGTCTTTCCCGAAAATAAGATACATATAGGTTTACTATATTATAATCCAAACTTACTAAAAAAACCATCAATGTAATAGCATATACCTTTATAAACCTGTTTAATTTGTTCTTTTACCACTTCTGGTTGTTTTGTAAACATATTATAGGTTTCATTTTCTTTTAATAACCATTCTTTTTCTTCTAAACTATTTTTAATTAATTTTAATTCTTCATCATCATATACATTATTTTTAGGAATAAATGTAGATTTTGAAATAAATTCTGGATTCTGATTATTATTTAGTTTATATTTTTGAATGTTAGGGTCTGGTCTTCTATATCTACCAGGGATACGACTAAAACTACCATCTTGTGTTATATCCTGAACGAAGTTTTCCTGTTGTTTTATATTAAACATATCCAAAAAAGTTTTAATTTCATCATTCCGTATATAGGATATAATATAAATACACACACAACTATATATTATATTAGAAATACAGAACCCATATAAATTTAGTATCATTAACATTATAAAACAGAGTTTGCACATATTTTTTACCATTTTACTAATTTCTGAATCCTTTTTATTTATTGTTAATAACTTATCTGCTAACAAGTATAAAAGATATAGAGTTATAAAATAGATCATTATAATACTATATTATAAATTATTATAATAAATATTTATAAAAAAAAATCATATTTATATAATGGATGATATTTGGAATACACATACATTACTTGTAAATAAAAATCTGATTAAAGAAAACAAAAAGAAGACGCTAAAGGAACATGGAAGTATAATAAAAAAACTTAAACCAAGTAATAATTATAAATTTGATGAACACCATGAGACTTTTACACACAATAAAGTTACTAAAAAAATATCAGATTTAATAAGAGAAGGTCGCTGTAACAAAGGGATGAAACAGAAAGATCTGGCTGGAAAATTAAATATACCTGCAAAAACAATTGTTCTATACGAAAATGGTTCTATTATACCTGATAATAATCTTATGGGTAAAATAGAACGTGTATTAAATATCAAAATCCGTGGTAAGTTTTAAAAAAAAAAATAGTTATATAAATGTATGGGAATAAATGGACTAAATTTATTTTTGAAAAACCATATCCCTGAAATAACAAACAAAACTGATTTATCTGAACTACGATATAAACGTGTAGGTATAGATACAAGTATTTATCTATATAAATATAAATATAATGATAATAATTTAATTGAATTATTTTTGAAACAAATATATCGTCTAAAACTTAATGGAATAATTCCTATATATATCTTTGATGGTATTCCTCCTATTGAAAAAAAAAATATAATATTAATGCGAAAAAAAAAAAGAGAAGGACAATTTTTAATGATAAAAAATTTAGAATTACAAAGAACTAAATGCAAAAATTTATTTGATACTATTCATATTAATACACAAATTGAAAATATTAAAAAAAAAATAGTAAAAATTAATAATCAAGATATTATTAAATTGAAGGAACTATTAAAACTATGTGGTGTAGATTATATACAATCTGAAACTGAATCGGATTTACTATTTAACACTCTTATTAAATATAGATATATTGACCTTGTTTTATCTGAAGATAATGATATTATTGTTAATAGTGACACTAAACTGATTAAATTTTTTAATGTTTATTCTAATAAAGTTATCATTTATGATAGAGAATTTATAATTAATCGACTTAAATTAAGTAGTTTGATGTGGATACATTTCTGTATATTTATGGGTTGTGATTATTTTAAAAAAATACCATATCCATCTGAGAGTATTTATAGAATGGTAAAAAAGAATGAAATAAACTATTTAATTAATAATAGACTTAAATTTGATTCTTATCAAAAAAAATCTTTTAAAAGAGCTGAAGAATTATTCCTTTTAGTACCAGAAATTATTAATGAAGTTATTTCCAGTAAATTTGATGAAAAATTACTAATTAAATTTATTAAACAAAACACCCATTTGAATAGGACAACTATTGATAATATGATTTCTGTTATTACCTAATTTACTTTTTTATCCATGATGTATACGTTTTTTCATTCTTTGTTAAAGGTTTGTTATCTACACTTAGGTATATACCCCCTTTATGTGATTCGGTTACTCCTTTACAAAGTTTCGAAGTAGAACAAACATCTAAAGCTTGTTTAACTGTATTATATTTTTTTCCAACTTGTTGTGGGAGTGTTGGATTTGCATTTTCTTCTTTATTTCGTTTCTTTACAGGAACTTTTAAAATTAAGTCTGTTTTTTTTCTACCAGGTAATGCACCATCAATTTTTTCCCATTTGCTATAATCGATTTCATCTATATCATGATCAACACAGATATCATAATCTATTTTAGGTTTTGTTCCTAACTTTTTATTGGTTTTTATTGGACAAACTAACCTATTCTTAGAACTATTTTGTTTAACTGTTTCGTTTGGTTTTCGAACTATACATTTGTTAAATATTTTCTCTTTTCCTGTATTAGACCTATTTTTAAATGGGAATATACATTTATTACCAGTTTTAGTCATTCTTTTATTTTCTGGGAAAGGATAGAACCCAACCGTTTTAATCTGGCCTTTTTTAACATTTAAATTTTCATTATTTATATCCTTATCATAAACACTTGTTGCACATATTAGACCTTTATCTGTTTCTTTATATTTATCATAACTAGTACCATCTGTATCAATATATGGGAAACAACAATACCCCGGTTTAGTAGGTATACCGTATACATTTTTATGTTTCTTTCCCATAGTGTCTACATCAGATCCAAATATATCACTGTTACATTTCCCATCATAACAGAACCCATATTTGGTCATCACATTATTATTATCTACTTCGGTCGCACATATATATCCATTATCTTTATCCTTATGTAATATACACTGTGTGTTTAGAAAACTATTACCCTTTACTCTGAATGGGAAAATACATTTACCTTCCTTTATATTTTTATCTTTTATTTCTTCGCCCTTAATATTTTTGATCTTTCCTACTTTATCTTCAAATTCATCATTCTGGTTTTTAGCAGCCTGTATTTCTTCATCCGAAAGGGTATATTTAATGTCTTCTATTTTAGTTAATGGTTTTTTTATCAAATCAAGGTCTATTAACTTAGAGTTACCTAATGTAATCGGCCACATATTTAATGTTGTGTTTTGTGAAAGATACATATTTTTTATATCAAAAATAGAGTTTACATATTTCATATATTTGTCTCCTTCAACTAATACATTAGTACCATTTTCATTATATAAATATTTACCCATTAGTATTTCTTCTCTTTCTAATAATGAAAATAAGATTTCTTCTGTTAATTTAGAGATATATCTTCTTTTTAATCCAGATTTTAATACTAAATTACATTTTGGGAAGTTAATTTCTATTTTTTTTCCATTTATTTCTATTTCCCCCTTTTTATTAGGGGAAGGAGTTGCATGTTTTGTTGCTCCACATTTTTTTGTTTTGTTAGTTAATCTATTATTATTTTTAACGGTTTTTATTGAACTTTTACTTATAGTTATATTATTAACTATAAAGGTTATAACTTTGAATAGTCCCTTTCTTTTTTTAGTAATATCTATTTGACTAATAATATTATAAATATCATCTCTTATTGTATCTATTTTTTTGGTTTTTGCTGAGAAAAATAATTTTAATTCACTTTTTAGGTTATTATACATTTCATCATCGGATTTATAGGATGACATAAATTTGGTTGAATTATTTTCATCTGAATTATTTGCATCAAGTTCAAATTCATAATTGAATTCTATAAAACGTAATTTATGTACGTCTTTATTATATTCTACTCTTTCTAATGGATGGAAACTTCCATCTGTTAATCCTATGGCAAAAATTATATTATCTTTTACAATTAATGAATTCGCCTCGCCACCAAGTAGTTTTATAAGTTTTCCATATTTTATAAGTTTCAATTCTGATATCTTTTTTTTAGAAATACCTTCGGTTTTATCTATACCATATGCTCTGGTAAACACGATTCTATCATTTTCTAACATAACCCCAATACCCTTGAAATTTTCATCAATTATATGATGTTTAATTTTGTCTTTTATAGATGAAACTGGTTTAAATTTTTTATAATTAATTTTGTCATAAACTGTTTTGTATAATGAATCGTCTAATTTCCAATCACAGTTATTTTTAGTAAAGTAATATAATCGTTTTACGTAATTTAATAAAATTCCATTGGTATAATTATTTATCTTTTTGTCAAATACAGTTACGAATGTTGGTTCAAATACATCCTTCGATGATTTTGCTATAATAATAGGTTCATAGTATTGATTATATTTATATAAAATACAAATCTTATTCTCATCCTTGAATGTATCTTCATAAACAGGACAATGTGTATAGAGGTATTCTACCTTGTTTTTTATTACCTTTTCAAAAATAATTATATTTAGTCCTTTTTCAGAAGAAAACCAATCTTGTTTTCTTGATAGGAGGTCTTTAAATATTATAGGGTCTTTGGGTATATTCATGTCTCCACAATATTTTTTAAAATTTTCAAATGCACCGATAATATTTGTTAGTTTATTATATAAATTTTTGGTTTTTACTAATTCTATTTTATCTTTAATATCATTTCTTAATGGAGAACTATTTAAAATAAAATCCAATAATTCTGGATATTCTTTACACCATTTTATTACTAATGTATCATCAAGATTGAACTTATCAGATGAGAATAGATTAAGTAGATCACCATTATTTAATCCTAAAAATTCAACTGGACCTAGATTTTTAATTATTTCTTCAACAAGTCTTATCGCAGACCATTTAGATTTTATTCTTTTTTGGTCATGTGTGTCATCATCTTTATCACCTTTAAATGAAGCCATTGCTGATAAGAATGATGTGTTAATATTTTGTTTTACCCCTTTTCTTATAAACTGAGAAGTTCCATCAATTAGTCTGGAGTCATCTATTAATTTTTCGTTACCATTAAGTAATATATTAAGTCTTTTATAGAGTGCTCCTAGTTTACCTTTATCAAGTGGGAATTTATCTTCACCTTGTATATATTTATCTTCAATGCGAGATTCTATATCTTTATTTTCTTTAAACACATAGGTTTCTTTTTTTAATGTTGTTTCATAACTTTTACCTTTATGTAATCCCTTTGTAATGTTAATAATAAATCCAGGTCTTATAAACACTTCTAATTTAGTTAATTTATCATATACTTCTGGACCATCTTTTGTAATAATATATACGTTATTTTCTTTGGTCATTTTTTGATTTGTAAGAAGTATAGTATCATTTTCTTCTAGTTTAATAGAACCGGTTTCTTCTAGTTTAATATAACCTGTTTCCTTTTTTTCTTTTGTTAGCATCGTTTCTTTTATAGTTCCATCTATAACTAGAGTTTTAAGGTCGAGGTTTTTATCGATTGCATAATTGATATCAGTAATAGCACATTTGGATCTTTTTATAGAACTTCCTTCCTTCTTGAAACAACATGGCATACACATATTTTTAGGATGTAATTTAGAAGCTAATAATCCAGGATAAGCTTCTAATTCGGTACCTTCCAAGTATTTTAACCATTCTGATGATTTATTTACCTGCTCTTTTTTATCCTGCCAATATAGATTATCACCACCTAGACGTATTATAATAGTATTATTACCACCAATTTGCCCTTTTTCATCAATAACTTCTCCTTCACAAAAAGGACATTTACCCTTATTTTTTATAAATTGGTCATCCGTAAGAGCAATATTATCCCTAATACACCATATACGTGGACATATAACAAAATGTTTATTTTTGGATGAAGACCCCCATTCGATATACTTTAATTGTTTAAAACCATCTGGATTTATTTTTTCAAAATTATTAAGTTGGGTTTTGGTTAATAGAATTGGTTGTCTCATTGGAGCCGCACCACAACTTTTAGTATAGGTTTTAAGGGTATCGCTTTTAAAGTTAAAAAGTTTATTATCTCTTTTACGCATTTCAGACATATAGTTCCGAATCGACATCTTTTTTAACTGTACCTGTTCAAAATCTGTAGCACTATTATCATAGTCTTCAACATTATCGTTTTCATTTTCTCCATCATTATCACTATTATTATCACTGAGTGATACATTATTAACATTGTCTTCTAAATCAGCAAAATCATCATCATCATCATCATCGTCTTCTTCATCAATTTTACTTTCTTTTACTTCAAATACAAATTCATCTTTTTTGGGGTTAGTTTTAATTTTAGATTTTTTAGAATCCTCAAAAACAAAATTTATAAATTCTCTAATTTGTTTTATTATTAAAAAACTATCGCAATTTTTTGCATCTATATTAAACATTTCTTCCTTTCTATCAAATGAAATTACTATATTAACATCAATATCTAATGGTTTTTTTTTCAATTCTTCAGCATCCATTGTTTCATTAATAATCGTTAACATCTGTAGTGAATCTGTTTCTGAAAGATTAAATAGTTTTTGTGTTTCATTAATCCATGTCTTTCTAAAATTGGATACACCCAGCTTATTATCATTTTTTATTTTTAGGAAATACCTCCGAATATTTTCAAATGAAGTAAAGTTATTTACTTTCTTGTAATTAATATAAATTTTATTTTGTTCCTTCTCTTCTGGTGTTATTTTATAAACAAAGTTAGTATAGTTAGTAATATTATTATTTAATTTAAGAAATGAAAGTTTATTATCATTCATATTTTCTATAAAATCTGTTGTTAAAAGGTCATCTAGTTTAATAGTTATATGTTTTACAAAACGTTGTATTATTTTATTTGAGAATTTTAATAGTTTTACTATTTGTTTAAAGTTAATTTCTTTATCTAGATACCTAACAACGATTTTATCCTTAAAAAGTTGTATATCATAGTATTCCTCATTGTATTTTATTTTAAGAATTAGATATTCATGGTTCTTTGCGTCTAGTTCTAATTTTTTATTAATTTTTTCTTTATTAGATAGTTCGCTATGTGTCCATTTTTCTAGTAAACTCCTTTCAATTGGGTAGCTATATAATTCTGGATCATATTTAACAAAATAGTTTTTAGGTTCTTTAAACCCACTATTTACTATCTTGGGAGTAATTTCATTTTTATATAGTTTATATAATTCGGAAGTATTTCTAGATTTATATTTGCAGAAAGTTACTACATCATCAAGAACTATATTATTAAAAATATTATAAATATCTATATCTATCTGTTTTCCAGAAAATACAACATTTTTGTATATTGTAGATTTATTCTCATTTAATTCTTCCATATCCTGTAGTTTGTTTTCGATTTTTACCAAATCTTTAATTATTGTCTTATAATTTTCAGATGTTGTTGGGTCTTTTTTGATAAATGGGAAATATATTTGTTCAATATATTCAAAATTTGGAGTTACGACATCTTTTAGTTCATTATAATCGGTTAAATAAATCGTATTGTTGTTAATCGTATTATAGTGTTGTAATAAATGGTGTGAACAATCCTTAAATGTACTTAGTATATCAGGGTCTCTTATAGGTTGTGAAAGATCACATTCCAAAATATGTTTAGTATTATCGACATTATACTGAATACCTAATATATCATTATAACCAGTAATAGTATTATCTTTGCAGGTGAAGGTTTTGTTGCTACATAGTTCTCTAAAATTATATTGTTTTTTTAATTTAATTGATTCATATTCAGAAATCTTTTTTTTATTTACCCATAGGTGTTGGTGTTTTGGTATATAATTATCACAATAAATTAGAATTTTCTTTTTAATAATATCAATAGTATCGTTCAAATTGATTAAAGCTTTAACCAGAACAGTATCTTTTGTTATTTTTTTAGTATCTATATAATATTGTTCAAGTAACTCCTTTTCATTAATAGTAAACTTATTTAATTCAGAAACACCACCATTATTAATGCGATTTACTAATACATCTATTTCAGAAAATGAACCAACAAAAATATATTTTTTTTTTGTAATTGTATTTTCAACTGTAAATATTTTGTTTTTATCAGACATATCTAATATATTAACATATTATAAATAAATTATAAAATACTATTGTATGTCATCAAGAATAAAATTAGATAAAAATAAAAGAATAATGTTGTTTATATTTGGTTGTCTTTTTGCTAGAAGTATACCAATAATTATTTTAAAAAAAATACCTAAACTGTCTATAATTATAGTTCTATTCTATTTGGGAATAGGACTCTCCTTTTTAAAAACATTTCTGTTTTCTAAATTAGAATATGGATTTTTTGGTGGAAAGGTATGGTGGAATAATTTAAGACTATTCCATAGTTTGATTTATCTTTTATTTGTGGTATTATTTATAACGACTAAAAAACTATATATAAATTTATTAATATTTGATTTAGTAATATCATTACTATCAGTAATAAATAATTATGTCTAGTCTATAAGAGGGGTGCCTGTAATCATTGTACCACAGTATTCGATTGGGTTATTACTAAAATCTTGTTTAGTATAAATATTATTATCAATGGCTACTTTTAATAGAAATATCATATTGTCCCAGAATTCTTGATTGTGACCGATTGATTCTGTCATAAGATGTGCAAGTTCATGAATACCAACAAAGGCGATTGTATTTATATCTACCAAAGTATTTAACCCATCTTTGGATCTTAGACAGAATACAATTTTTTCACCTTTATTAATAGAATAGGATGTATGTTTATTACCAGGACTACTTTCTGATATATTATTTTCATTATAATTACTATTTAGGCGTTTAATGTCTATTTTAGTTTGTTCGGTATAACCAGAGTCGTCTGATTCTGCGTTTTTTACACAAATAGCAATTAATTCTTTAAATTTACTATTTAGAACATCCATTAAATTTGCGGCCTCTTCTTTATCTGGTAGGTTTCTTACTAAATAGTTCCTACCTTTTACGTTAATATAAACAACATCTAAAGATTTGTTTTCAAGGTGTACGTAAAATACAGTAATAACTATTAATAGTAGAAAAAAAGAGACAAAATCTTGCATTATATATTAGTATAGTATAATAATTTAATTAAAATAAAATTTGAAGAAAATTAATCAGATATATATAAGTAACACTTCCCCCATCATCATGACCGACACGATTGAACTTCAGATGCTTGACTGGAAATACTATGATGAAACACAGTTTAGTGAATATAAAAGGGATGGAGAAATTAAAAAGAAAATGATAGGTTCTAAATTTATTATACAGGGATTTGGTGTAGATGAAGAAGGTAATTCGGTTGCTATCAACGTAAGAGATTTCCCCCCTCATTTCTATATCGGACTAGATTCGTATATTTCAAGAGAGAAACTGGATATGTTTGTAAAAACGATTAAAAACAAACTTCCATTTTACTGTAAAAATGATATTGATGATAGTTATGATATTGTTAAGAGGAAACATTTCTATGGATTTGATAATGGTAACGAATATCCATTTATCCGTATTCTGTTTAAGAGTCTAAAATGTTTTACTTGTTGTTCTAAAATACTGGAAAAGGAGTTGAAAGTTCCTGGATTTCCTAAAAAAATTTATAAACTATATGAAACGAATATTCCTCCTCTACTTAGATTTATTCATTTTAAAAATATTAAACCAGCAACCTGGATTTCATTTAAAAAATCAGATATAGTCAAATCATTCGGAAAAAGGAAATATAGCACAAATGCTGAATATGATATAAATTGGAAGAATATTATTCCGATTGAGAAATCTACATTTGCACCTTTCAAAATCGCTTCCTTTGATATCGAATGTGATAGTAGTCACGGTGATTTCCCTCTACCTAAAAAAACGTATACTAAATTGTGTAGAGAAATACTTTATAATATCAATAAGAAAAAGAAAAAGATTGATATTAATACACATATTTATAACTATATTAAAGAAGCATTTTCGGATAAAGTAAAAGATATTGATAGGACTATTAGTCGTATTTATTCAAAAAATAATACGAAACCATCAGAAATGAAATTGAAAATAGCATCATCCAAATTGTTAGAGTTATATAATCGGAAAGAAACCTATGATATATTGGCAAATGACATTCTATTGATGTTTAAAAATGATGAAAAACATATTCAGGAATTGATAGAAGACGCGTTCTGTGATATTTCAAATCCAGAAGAGAAGACCAATTTTGATATTACTACTATTTACACTAAACAAAATAAGAAACCACCACTATCCTATATTAAGAAGGCTTCAGTCCAAGTTATTAAACTATATAATAAGTATATTAATTCTTCCGATAATGAAGAGAGATTGGATGATATTATTTCAGAATTTGCAACATTTCTGAATTTGACAAAGGTGGAAAGAACCGAGAAATATAATAAACATGATTTGAATATTATCTATCTACTTATAGACCAGATATCGATTACATTAAATAAATATTTTCCAGAACTAGATACTTCTAAGGAGGTTATGGTTAAACGGTTTGATAACTACATGTCTCAGATCCTACCAGATGTAGAGGGAGATAAAGTGATTCAGATTGGTACTACTGTTCAAAAATATGGTGAAACTGATTGTTATCTTAAACATATCCTTACTTTAAATGGTTGTGAGGAAATAGATGGATGTATTGTAGAATCGTTTGATAATGAAGAAGAAATGCTATTGAGATGGAGTGAATTTATTCGTGAATTAGATCCAGATATTATCACTGGTTATAATATTTTCGGGTTTGACTATACCTATATGATTGAACGAGCAGATGAACTTGAATGTATCGACGATTTCTGTAAAATGTCTAGAGAAATCGATAAGGTTTGTCCTCTTGTATGTAAATCACTATCCTCTTCTGCACTTGGTGATAATACACTACGGTATATTGATATGGATGGTAGGGTTCAGATGGATCTTCTAAAAATTATTCAACGGGACCATAATCTTCCATCCTATAAACTAGATTATGTAGCTGAAAACTTTATTAATAATAAAGTAGTGAGTTATTCTGATAATAAAATTATTATTAAGGGTATTCTTTCGCTAAACAAAGGAAACTTTATTACATTTAATGTAGATAAAGATAAATACAAAGATGGCAAGAAATTAAAAATTACAAATATTAACTATGATACGAATGAAATAGAGGTAGATGAGAATATAGATGAATCTATTACGGCATGGACATTAGCGAAAGATGATGTATCTGTGAATGATATCTTTAACTTTCAGAAGGGTTCTGATTATGATAGAAAAGTAATTGCTACATATTGTATTCAGGATTGTGCTTTGTGTATTCATATCATTAATAAACTAAAACTAATTACGAATAATATTGCTATGGCTAATGTTTGTAGTGTGCCCTTGTCCTTTATCTTCCTAAGGGGTCAAGGTATTAAAATCTTTAGTCTTGTGAGTAAGGAATGTAGGAAAGATAGATTTATTATGCCCGTTGTAAAATGTAAAAGGGATGATAAAGTAAAATATAATTCTAAATTTACATATTCTCAAGAAGAAGGTATGACAAGAACTAATGAGGGGTTTGAAGGTGCTGGTGTTCTAAATCCGATGAAAGGAATTTATCTTGATGTGTATTCTGTTGTTCTTGATTTTGCATCACTATATCCATCGTGTATTATTAGTGAAAATATTTCACACGATTCTATTTGTCTTGATAAAAAATATCTAGGCGAGGAAGGTAAGAAGTTTATTGAATCTTTGGGGTTGACATATAAAGATATTAGTTATTCGACCTATAAATGGGTAGATCCTAGTATTCGTAGTAAAGGTAAAGTTAAAACGGGAGAAAAGACTTGTCGTTATATCCAATTTCCAGATGGTAAAAAATCTATTCTTGGTATGATTGAAGCAAATCTTCTTGCTGAAAGGAAGAAGATGAAAAAGAAAATGAATACAGAATCAGACCCTATTCTTAAAGAAATTTATGATGGTGAACAGTTGGCTATCAAACTAACATGTAATAGTCTTTATGGACAGCTAGGTGCAGAAACCTCTCCTATCTTTATGCTAGACTTGGCGGCATCAGTAACAGCAACTGGTAGGAAACTTCTCTATATGGCGAGAGATAAAATCGAGAATAAATTTGAAGGTGCGGAGGCACTCTATGGAGATACCGATAGTGTTTTCATTAACTTTAAACCTAAGGATGAGAATGGGAATCTACTAAAGGGAAAGGAAGGTCTTAAAAGGGCAATTGAATTGGGTGTAGAAGCAGAGAAGTATGTTCAGAATTTCCTAGAAAAACCACATAAACTGGAATATGAAAAGACATTCTGGCCGTTTATCCTGTTCTCTAAGAAAAGGTATATTGGTCATAAATATGAATTTGATATTGATAATTATAAAGAAACTAGTATGGGTATTGTTTTAAAAAGACGAGATAATGCTAATATTGTAAAACATGTGTATAGTGGTGTTGTAAAGAATATTATGATTAATAAAGATATCCCGAAGTCGATTACAGACCTAAGGAAAGATATTATGAATATGATTAATGGAGTGTTTCCTATGAATATGTTGGTTATTACAAAAACACTAAAGGGTACCTATAAGAATCCAGATCAGATTGCTCATAAGGTGTTGGCGGAACGTATTGGTAAACGTGATCCTGGTAATAAACCAATGGTAAATGATAGGATACCGTTTGTTTATATCGAAAAGAAAGAGAAGAAGGGTCTTGTTATTTTGCAGGGAGACCGTATAGAAAATCCAGATTACATAAAAGAAAATAAACTTACACCAGATTATAAATTCTATATTACGAATCAGATTCTGAAACCGGTGTGTCAAATCTATTCTCTTATCATTGAGCAGATGGCAGAGTTTAAGAAGGAACCTGGTTATTATGAGAATAAGTATAAATTTCTACTGCGTTCAAAAACAGAAGAAAAGGCAAATCAAAAAATAATAGATATGAAAATGGAAGATACATCAGAGATTATTTTTGGAGATATACTAAGGGACATTGAAAACCAGAGGAAGAAGGTTACTAAAATGACTCACTTTTTCAAGAAGAAGTAATTTAACAACATAATTTTATCAAACAACAAATCCCGATACAAGATAGAACACTAATAGCTACGATAAATACATACAGGTCATAAATATCATATCGATTATATATTTCAAGGAAGGGATATTGGTCGAAATAACAATTTATAGTTTGGTTATTATATTTTTTATAATATTGTTTTGCATTATATAGTGAAGTATTTGTATCTGTTTTTAGACTACATGAACTATTGAAAAATGTGTAGAACCCTTTTTGTTTATTATTTTGATTGAGGATATATTCAGTTCCATTCTCAATTATAGTTACATAAATACTAATTATAGGGGATCGCGACATACACTTTTTACCACAATAACAATCACCCCATAGATCATCGTCAGAAACATTGGTTGGGTAGTCTATATTAGTTACATTACAATTTTCTAATTTGTAATCTATTGGAGTGTATCTATCATACATCATAATACTACCCATAGTAATGAATAAAATACAAACCATAACACTTACACATACCAGACAACACGCTCGTTCTTTGATGCCACTCATTTTGTTGTTTATTTGTATATAAAAAATAATTTTCAATTTTTATTTAAAGAGGTTTTATATGTTATTAGTAATGGCTAGCCATCCCCATGTTGACCCGTGCGACTACTCTAAGGTTGTTCAAAAACTACGCGATTTCTTTCTAAAGAAAAACTACAATGAGGTGCATACTCAGAGTCGATTGAGTATTCTTGCTGCGTGTGAGGATCCTGAGACTATCGCAACATTTACATATGGTGGACAGGTCTGGCCCCTCCCCCAGACGGGTCAAATGTGGCTAGAGTACGAACTATTGAGGAACCCGGAAGCTGAAGGTTTCTTTAGTGTTGGAACTAGTTTCCGCAATGAACCTAACCCGGTTCCTGGTCGTCACGAGAAAATCTTCCCTATGTTTGAGTTTGAAATCAAGGGTGGTCTCGACAAACTCCTAGAGATGGAGCGTGAACTCCTTGAACACCTTGGGTTTGGTGCCAAGGAGAGTTTCCCTGGTGATGACTATGATAATATTTCAAAGCATTATGGGGTTGACGAGCTCGAGAACGAACATGAAGACCTTCTCTGTAAGGAGCACGGTCCGGTGTACTTCATCGAGATGTTCCCGAACAAGACTTCGCCTTTCTGGAATATGCGCCAGTCGCCTACTCGTAAGGGTCTTGCGAACAAGGTTGATGTTATCCTTCATGGTATGGAGACGATTGGTTCCGCCGAGCGTTCTACCAGCGCTAAAGAGATGAGGGACCAGTTCTATAACATTAGCGATGGCGGTTATGCCAATATCCTATTTAGTAATTTTACTAAGGAGCGCGTTGAAAAGGAACTTGATGAGTTCCTCTCGTTTGATTTCTTCGAGCGTAGTGGTGGTGGCATTGGTTTGACACGCCTTATTCGCGCGATGAAGCTTAGCAACCTTCTCTAAATTAACAACTAGTGTTAATAAAGTTTAAAATAAAAATTATAAAGTAATTAGATATATAAATCTACTATTTATTGTACGTTGTTGCATTAGTGTTTTTGTAACCGTCAGGCTTTTTGAATGTATCCTTTTGAATAATTTCCGTTTTTTCCTCTTTTGCGAAATAATTGAATATTTTTAACATATAATTGTTGAATTATAATATTTTTTAGAAATATACGCCATATTAATATATTGTCTTAATATATAAATGTCTCTATTAAATAATAATAATAATAATCCAGATTTTAATAAGGTTCTAGCTAAAGCTAAGGCTGATGGCAAGGCTAAACTCCACCATCGATATATTCTGGAGCAACAAAAAGAAAGAAAACGGCAACAGAACCAGAATAAAGCAAATAGAGTGTTTTTTGGACTCAACTCTGAAAATAACTTTGTACCTAACCCCAATTCGTCTCCAGCAAAAAATAATAAGAAAAAGAATAAAAATGTAAGCACCTATAATAGTAGAAAGAACAAGAACAAGAACCTGCGTTTATCTAACAAAGAGCAACAAAAACTATTAAATAATAATAATAATAATCCAGATTTTAATAAGGTTCTAGCTAAAGCTAAGGCTGATGGCAAGGCTAAAGCGGAAAATTATAATATAGAACAAAGATTAAAAAATCTTAGAAACATTCCAAAGAATCCAAAGAATCCAAATAACAATGGAAAAAATAATAAGACTTTTACTCCAAATCCATTACCATTAATACGACCTGGTGTAGAATCAGTATATCCATTAAATACAAAAACAACCCCAAATACAAATAATAATAATTTAAATCTTTCTAGTATAAATAGTAAAAAACCGAATCTCTTCAATAATAATCATGCTGTTAATAATCATGCTGTTAATAACATAATAGCGATGGCCGGTCCCAGAATTCAACAGAAGAATACTAATAGAAACCCCCGGAACAATACGAATTTTTTTAACCGGCTTGAGAATTCTTTACAGGTACAAACTTCACCATATCAGAATAACATGTCACTCTACCCCAATGCAACTCATATATTAACCCATTCTTCTAAAAATAATAACATTAACAGAACCAGAAACAGAAACAGAAACAGAAACAGAACCAAAACACGTCGGCCTAGAAATAGACGTGAAACATTTAACAATAACTTACAAAAACCTTATGTCATGATAAATGGTGAACTGGTTCCGAAGGTTCCAAGTCGTAGTCGTTTAAAAAATACACGTAATGCTATTACTAGAAAAACAAAGAAAGGATTTCGTTTATTTGGTAGAAAAGTTAAAAACACAAGTAAATCTATTAGTAAAAAAACAAAAAAGGGATTTAATTCATTGAAGCGTAGTGCGAAAAGTATTAAAAAATCGTTCAGTTCTAAAGGTAAAACCGAAGAAAAAAGGCTTCTGGTTTTGAATAAAAAAATAGATGAACTTAATGATAAAATTGCTAGGTATTTACTATTACAACTCCGTGCACAAATAAATACGAAGAACCATGTATTTAATAAATTGACTTCACCTGATAAAAAGATCCCATTAAATGATATGAATTGCCTTATAAATAAATTCAGAATGGAATTAGTAGGTTTAGAAAGAGAAAGGAGTACTATATTACCCCCTAATGATGAAACATGCGTATACCAGTAAAAAACATAACATTATTATAATTATTTGCGGCTTCTATAACCCCTTCGTCAGCAACACTGCCACCTGGTTGTGAGATGTATTGTGTATTAATTAATGAAGCATTATCAATAGAATCTCTAAATGGGAAAAACCCATCAGAAGATATAGATATCCCTTCTATTGTCTTAAAATATTCTAGTTTATCTATTTTTAATTCTTTTGGGTTTTCTTTAAAATTCTCTAACCATAACTGTGTTTCATGTTTAGACATATCATTTTCTATATATTGAATTGTAGCATTAATTTTATTTTGGTATTTAGTGCCTTCTTTAAAAACTAAATTATCTGTAATAGATTTGTTATTTCTTAGAAGATAAATTTCAGCTTTCCTTCTTGCTAATTTAACACAATCAATTCGACTCTGTTGTCCTGCACCGATTCCAATAGTTCTACCTTTATATGCTATACACACTGAATTAGATTGTGTGTACTTTAGTGTAATATTCGATATAATAAGATCATTAATAATAGTATCATTAATATTTTTATTGTTAGAAACTATCTTTTGTAAATCGTGTTTACTAAAAATATAGTCATTATTTGATTGAGAAATTGCAACATTCTTAATCATTTTATATTCTGTATATGTCTGATTTTCTAAATTAATAGGAGACCCCTTTAGAATAATAAAACTATTCTTCTTTTTCTTTTTTAGAATATTAAACGCTTCTGTATCAAACGAGGGGGCGATTATACCATCACATACCTTTGACTGAATATATTCCGCCAATTTAACAGTAACATTTGTGTTTATAGCAACAAAATCACCAAAAGATGATTTAGGATCACATTCTCTAGCATTTTTATAAGCCTCATAATCATCCTCACCAATTGAAACACCCGCTGGACTAACATGTTTAAAAGAAGCCGCTGCTATTTTGTTAATAGAGTATTTTATTTCATTTACTAAATACCAACTATTTACAGCATCTAGAATATTAATATAACCAGGGTTTCCATTTAAAATAATAAAAGGGAATTCTTCTTTATTAGTTGAAAACACATTTGCCTCTTTTTGATAAGGATTACATCCATATTTAAGTTTATAATAGTGTTGGATATGGATATTGCTAGACATTCTATAGACCACTATACATTTATTTAAATCTAAATATATATTATATGGAAAAGGTAGGGAAAATTGCTTATAATTCGACCGCTGCTTATGGTAGATTCAAAGCTACGACTGGATTGATGTTAACATTTTTAATATCTAGTATTCTTCTTGTATGGGGTGTCTATAATTTATATAAAAAAATGACAACTAATGTTGCTGTTGCAAAAATATTAGAACCAGATTGCCATAAAAATAAATTCTCAGATAATCAAATGAGTAATAACAAACTACCACATCTTTTATATACGTGTAGTCTAAATATTAGATACAAACTCGATAAAGTCTATAATTCGTATATAGGTTATAATGGTAATAAACAGTATTATAAAGGACAAAATATTAAAATCGCATATGATAAAAATGATGTTAGGGATGTTGAGTGGCCTATTAGTATATGGCTAGTTATTATACCTATTATAGCATCTATTATACTATTTGCTTTATCGTATTCTAATTATTATATGACTAAAAATAACAAAGACTATGCCGCAATTAAAGGTAGTTTTAACTTACTAAATAATTTTACCAATTTAACAAGAAAGAAAAACAACTTAAAAAAATAAAACACATATAATGTAATCGTCATGTTTGAATATATTTATGTTCCGGCTTATATGCCTACTGAAGATGGAGGGTGGTATCTTTATTGGGCGCTAGTTCATAATCAACAATATCTGAACAGTTCAACTGACCAGTTACAGAAATATGTGTTCCGTATTCAATTCCGTCCAGATTCTTGGAACATGTATTCTATTTCTCAGAATGCTAATTCTAAATACGAAGCAATCCAACAGATTATTTCTTCTATGAATGAAATTAATTCGCATCTCCACAATCCTTCATATGAATACTTTAGTACGGTTGATAGTATTGGTCCAGATACCATTAATTACGAATCTATTCTACAACACTATGATTTTATTCTTGAGCAACTTTACAATTGTTCTCCTGAAGTCTATCAAATTAATGCAACTGAATGGGTGTCATCTCTTGCTTAGGCAGAATAATGATATCCTACTACACAAGGTTCTTGTTTGTTACAACAATGAAATAATCCATTAGTATTACAAATATTGCTATGTTTATTACAAGAATTTGAAAAATTCTCACTTTTTTTAAACCCAACTCTACAAATTTGACATAGATATATTTTTTCGTCTGTGGGTTTATTTTCTATAACTTCAATTGTTTTTTTTTCTATAATTTCTAGATCTTGTATTACCCATTCTGGTAAACACCATTTATCACACAACATTTTCATATGGGTAATCGAAATATTCTTATACATTACAATCTTTTTGTATCTTAGTGTCTCTATTATACTTTTTACTATATCTATATCTTCACATAATTCTGTTTTTTCATCATCATCATTGTATTTTATCAAAAGACTAATAAACCAATCTGCATCGGTTAATGATTCTATTTCATTTTTTGTAATTGTTAGTGGTTCACCCCTACAGTAAAATGTAATAGTTTCCATCTTATTATATTTTAATTAAAATTTATTCATCAATTTTTTTATTATCTTCCTTTAATTTATTTTTCATATTAGTAATTCCTATCTCCCAGAATTTATCAAATGTTTCCTGTGAAATTTCATCCTGACATTCGGCCTCATAATCGTGTCCTTCCTTTTTTCCCTGAAAATATCTGAAACGGTGTCTATGATAAGCATCACTAAATGTTCCTTCTCTAATCTCCTTTTTTTTATAGGACAAAGAGTAAATACAATTTTTACATTTTCAGGTGCCACTTTATCCCAGTCATAATGACCTGGCTGATTATCTACAACTATCATTAGTTTATTTTTAGCCATATAATCAGCTATTAGTGGTTTCCATGTTCTAAACCAATTATCCTTTAACTTTTATCCTTCTTTAGACTTCTCAAAATTAAACCCATTAAACATAACCCACCTCCAAAATAGTCTTTCAAAAGTTACAAACCTAACTGGGGTTACAATCTGACCCCCCGTATCTGTGATAGAAACCGTACTACCAGTATAACACTCCTTTTTGTCAAATTCTATAGTGTATCTTTTTTTTTCTTTAGGCAAATCTGAATATGCAACAATATATGACATCGTGTTGAAATAATAATAAAAATTGTGTAATCAATTTTTATAATAATAATAATAGTAATAATAATTTATAATTAAATTTAGAAATAAGAATAATCCATAAAGGTATTCATAGAATCAACACCAAATGGTTCAACCTCATTTTTTCTATAGTTAACAAAACTAGACGCCGAGGGTTCCGTAGTAGCAGGAGCATTCTTAGAGGCAGCACCATCAACCTTTATAATAGGGAGTGGTGGTGGGTCCGTAGCAACATCATTAGAGGGAGTATCTTCAATAGGGTATGGTGTTGTCTTAGCAACAACATTAGTGTGTTCCCCATTAGAGGGTACCCCATTAGCGGTGGGGTCTGCGCTCGTGTCGGAAGGGAGTTCAGCCGGGTCATAAAGAGGTTCAGTGGGGTCATCTTCATCTTCATCTTCATCTTCCTCCATTAGTTTATTAATTTTATTAGAGAGTTTATTAAGTTTCTTTCTGTCATTATTTCTAATTCTTGCAGCAAGTCTGTTTTCTAATTTATTATAACGGTTATTCCTGTAGTTATTATTTCTAATATTTTTAGCATGTAGTATACGTAAAAAATGATTCCTTTCTAGTTCTGCTTTGTTTAATTCTTTCTGTATTTTATTGAGTTTAGAAGATTCCGAATTTTTAGCTCTTTCGGATTTAAGTTTATTAATTTTCGCATTAACATTATCTAATTTAGTCTGTACGTTATTAGTATTTCTATCATTAAAATGATCAATAATAAGTTTAATAACAAGAACACAAACAACCGAGATTAACCCATATTTTAGAACACTTTTAGACATTTTAGACAACTTCATAATAATATATAATAAGATATTATTTTTGTTTAAAGAAAAAAAATAGATTAGATATAATGTCCAAAATTAGTGTTGAAGATTTGAAGGGATTAGTTAATATTATTACTGTTTGTAATAGACGTGGTGCATTTCAGGTTAATGAACTAGAATCAGTGGGTATTCTATATAATAAAATTAGTGTTTTTATTGATGAAACAGAAAACAGGGGACAAGAGGCATCGAAAATGAAAGAGACGGAAGAACTTAAAAAACTATTGTCTGAAGATAACACTTCTTCCGATGAAAACGGTGGTCATAGTGTGACTTATTAATTGTTTTGTATGTTATTTTTTTTTTATTATAATAATAGTCTATATTAAATGGGTAATTTAATATCTGTAGATGATAATGAAATATCAGTCATAAAAAAACTTTATAAACTAAATAAAGATGAATTAAATATAGTTTTTAATCATGTTAAAAAGGAAAAAATAACAAATATAGAATTGGGATTTATTAATTCTATAAAGAATACTCATTCTAAATTAAAAAATAAAATAGAGAATGATTCCTTTAATTTAGTAAGTAGATTTTTAGAAAATATAGTTCCAAAAGAGGAAACGGTTGTACCAAAAAAAAGAGAATATAGTGTAAAGGAAATGTTAATTATATTTAATTTACATAATTCTAAATATACAGAACAAGAACTTAAATTATCTTATAAAAAACTTGCAATGAGATATCACCCAGATAGACCTAATGGTAACAATGATAAATTCCAGTTGATTACCAGATTTTATAACGCTTTAATCGAAGATCTGAAATTAAAAGAAGAAGATAAACAGTTTAATGAATTAAAAATGGCTTCCCAAGATTATATAACTAAACAATCTAGTGATAACAAACAGAATATAAAATTAAATCGTTTTGAACCTAAATTATTTAATAAAATTTTTAATGAGAATAAAGTAGAAGAAGATGATGATGGTTACACTAAATGGATTGAAAGTAATTCACTAAGTGATAAAGATATAAAAAAAAATAGTAAACTATCTGGTAATTTTAATTCGAATTCATTTAATAGCACATTCGAAAAAGAAATAGAACATCCAAAAGATATAGTTGAATATAAAATACCTGAAGGATTGTTTTCATCGAGTTCTATACAACCACAAGAATTAGGTATAACACAAAAAAATTATACTACTAATTCATATAGTGATTTTAAAGAGGCACATACTACTAGTAGAATCGGAGGAATTAATACTAGGTTAGAAAAATATAATTCTGTTGATGAACTAAAACATAAAAGAGAAAATATAGTAAAACTTTCTCAGAATGAATTAGAGGAATTAGAAGTATATAAACAATATAAAAAGAAACAAGATGAAGATAGACAGATAAATCTAAAGAGGAATGATGAAAAACATTTTTCTAATTATAGTAAAATTCATGATCGTATGTTACAGAGTAATATATTGCGATAGATTCTGATAATATATTTATAATAGTATAATAAATTATGACAAAAACATATCGAGAAAAATTGTTAACTGCCGTTAAGGAATTGAATATAGAATTACCTAAAGGTAAATATATAAAAAATGATGACTTAAAAAATATTCTAATAAAATATCTTGCAGGTAATGGTAAAACAGTAGTGACTACTGATACACAAGATACTAAAACTGAAATAATAAATAGCACAAATAAAGTAAATATTAAAAAATGTATTTATCCAAAAACAAAAAAACTAGTAGCAATCGGGGATATACACGGCGATCTTTCAGTTGCTATAAAATCATTAAAATTGGCGAATGTTATTAGTTTGAATACACCCAATAATACGACAAATATTTCTAATATAAAATGGACAGGAGGTTCTACAATTGTTGTCCAATTAGGTGACCAAATAGATAGAGTAAGACCAAGTAAACTTGTAAATGATCTATGTCAGGAGAATGATAATCAGTTAAATCAAGATGAAGGTTCTGATCTAAAAATTATTTTTCTTTTTGAAAAACTTCATGAACAGGCAATAAAACAGGGAGGTGCATTATTTAGTATACTGGGTAATCATGAATTAATGAATGTTGATGGAGATTTTAGATATGTTAGTCCAAAAGAATTCAGAGAATTTGGTACATTTTTTAAAGAACAAGAAACAAAGAGTCCATATCCATATGGATATAATACACGTAAACGGGTATTTTCACCGGGTGGTAGTCTTTCTAAAAAATTAGCTCAATCTAGATATTCTATATTACAAGTTGGTAGTTGGGTATTTGTTCACGGAGGAATGACACCAGAAGTGGCGAATGACTATACTTTAGACCAAATTAATGGTATAATACATAAGTGGTTAATGGGAAATAAGTCTACACTATTAATGGAACATGTTAATAAACTATATCATAATGATAACGATTCTTATTCACCATTTTGGTCAAGGACATTTAGTGATATAGATGAATGGAACTCTTTATCTGAACAAAATTTTAATAATACTCTTAATATTTTAAATCTTAAAAATAAAAGAGATGCTAAAACTGAAATAAAGGGTATGGTTGTTGGTCATTCACCACAATTTATGTATAATAAAGGATTGAATTCAGCCTGTAAAAATAAATTATGGAGAGTAGATGTTGGTATGTCCAAGGCATTTGGTATGGATAAGAATACGAATAGAAAGGTACAGATTCTTGTTATTGAAAATGATTCACAATTTAAAATTTTAAAAGAACAATAATATATATGACAAAACTTTTATTAGATAATAATAGTAAAGATAAACTAGAACTATATTACCAGGATGATATAGATAATATAAATCATGCACAGAAAAACTTATTAGAATATATAGAATATCAGAATGAAAAAATAGATAATATAGAAACAAATATGTATAAAATAGAATATAATACAAATTATGGACTTAATAATTTAATATGTGCAAATAATTATAATATTTCATATAAAGGTGTAATAATAGGGGGTATAATTGGTTGTGTTTTTATGTCTCCGTTTGGATTTTTATTAGGGTTAAAAACAGGAACGGTTATAAGTATGTCTGGTATGCTTTTAGGTTCGGTGGCATCATATAAATTACAAGAAATAGAACCACAAAAATAATTATTCTATCGTTTTAAGTAGTGTAGAGTTAAATGAAAATTTTTTACAATATCTACAAGTTCCATCTTTCTTATAAAATGGTAAATAGAATGAACCATTTATATGGTCTTCCTTACATAAATTACTGAAAATAATGTGTTGTCTACAGAGAGGACACTTCCTATTTTTAACCTCTATTATACATTCATAATGAAAATGATGACCACACGGGAGTTTAACTATTTTTGGCGATTCTTTATTTTTAAAATTAAAACACCCCCTTTTCTCTGGGATATGTAGTAAACTATGTTCTGTAAATGTTTCAAGACAAATAGAACATTCTTTATCGTTCATATTATATAACATAATATATTTTATTATAAGTATTATTATGTTTTACGTAACTTACTTAAAGCACTCTGGATATCTTCTTGTGATGGAACGAGACTATTTTTAGGGGATTGTGTTTTTTTCTTTACTATTTTAATTTTTTTAAGTTTTATATCACTACCTATCATACTAAGAAAATTAGGTCGAACTATATCTGGTTTTTTTATAGTATTATAAATGGGTTCTGTTTTATGTTTTTTATTTTCAAATATGATATATGCAATTTCAGGATCTAAGTTGTCTTTTTTTAATTTATGTTTTATAGTATTAATATCCAATCCAATTTTTTTCATAAAAAAATAGTGTTTATATTTCGGATTATCACCGGAAATATCTTCTTTCTTTTCATCTTCATCTTCTATGAATGCAAATTCATTTGGTGAATAAATAAGATTAGTCGATAATTTCATCTGTGATATATTCCATATTATACCATATTCCTTTTTTGTTTTGTTAATCCAAATATTAGAAATTTGTATCAAAAATTTACCATATATTTTAGCTTTTAATTCTGTTATATCTATTTTTTTATTTTCTTCATTAAAAATCAATACATTATTATTTCTGTTATAATTTACTCTTAATCTTTCTGGAAAAAATGAAGTGTTATCTTCCTTTAAACTATTTTTAAATTTATAACGTTTAAATTTCTTGTTATTCTTAAAAATTTTATTTATCTTTATAACAAATTTTAAAAATGTATTTATATCTTTATCATGTTCGTGAGATAGGAAAGAAAGATCTAAATAATTATTATTACCTTCATACCTGGTCATATTAAATGGTATAAATAGTAAAGGGGTCTGTACCACCCAATTATTATATTCATTATTTGTTTTATATTTGATTGAATAGTATTCAATATTATTTATAAAAATTCCCTTTTTTAGAACAATATTCTTTACTAAAAATTTGTACGGTTTATATTGAACCTGTACCATATATAGTAATTGTTTAAAAGTATTTAAATTTATTTATTTACTAAATAAATATGTCCGATGAATCAAATAAAGAAATATGTCCAATATGTTGTGAAGAGTTAGATGGAACGATTTCAACGTTATTATGTGGTCATAAATTTCATATTAAATGTATTTATACTTCATATATAGTAGAGACTCATAATACAAATTCAAATATTCCACAAAAGAAATGTCCATATTGTAGACAACACGGAGGATTTCTTGAATTAGAACCCAACACTATACCTGTTAAATGGATACATAAAGAATATCCAGACTTTATTAAAGCGAGTCAAAATAGAGATGTTGAAAAATTAAAATTATACATGAACCCAATCAAATGTTTTTCTATTTTAAAAACTGGAATAAATAAAGGAAACCAATGTAATAATAAACACATTAAAGAAACTTATTTTTGTAAGAAACATAACTAGAATTTTTTTAATTTTAAGGAAACTTTATTATATTTTTCTCTGTTTTCATAAATTGTTTTATGTGCATCAGATACTTTAGTTTCATCCTTTTTAAAATATATACTTAGACCATTTAGTAATGTCTTTTTATTTATACCCTTAAATGCAGGTGTATTTTTATAAACCAGAGCACCATTTTTAATATTAATATGTTGAATATCATTTTTCTCCATATTTTTTATTAACATCTCAGACAGAGCCTTTAGTTTTTTCTTTCTTTCTCTAATTGCTACACTTAACTTCGTAATTTCTTCCTCAAGACCAAGATATTGTTTTACATTATTGCTAAATTCTTCTTTATTTAAATCATCCATATAACTGATATAATCTATTTCTTTAATATAATTAAAGAAAAAAACCTTTATTATTTTATGGATAAGCAAATTATTATAGACAATGTTATTTATAATAATTATATAGAAAAAGAACCAGAGTTTAAAAACGGTGATCTAAATAATTTTAAAATGTATTATAAAATCTTTCCAGAAGATTTTGTTCGATTAAAAACCAACACACTTATATCGTATAATTTAGAGAATAAAATTTATAATAGTGGATTTATTATAAAATTCATAGAACCTAACATTTTTATTCTTAAGGATACACAACTACTCTATATTTGGTCTATTAGAGTAGATGATGAAACAAGTGTATTTGTTAAAGATTTAGCTTTATTTAGAAAAGAAAATAAAATAAAAGATATATTATTTGAAAAATTTAAAAATGAAAACTAATCTTCATTTTCTATTTCAAACCGTTTAATATTATAAAAACGACTGAGTATTTTAGCGCCATTCGTTTTATTGTATCCATTACAAACATAGTATCCATTAAATTGATAATCATTACATTTTAGTATTTGTCTAATAAAATTTATAGCTGGGAATTTCTGTTTACTAACTCCATTTTTATGTAAACAAGTTAGTGAGGTTGATTTGTATTTTGATTTTACCTTTGGTATAATTGAATAAAATTTTTTAATTAGTTCAGGATCTTTCAATTTCTCTACTGGTATACTCAGACCAAATAAATCCTGTTCTGTTTTAATAATATAACCAAGTTCATTAAACATCTCAATAATTAGAGGTTCCATATATATTTACTTATAAATATTTGTTTAAATATATAAATGGATACTGATGAAGAAATAGAAAAAATTTTGAATGAAATTTCTTTAAAAAAAAATACAAAGGGTCTTAATCAGGTACTTGAAACAAATACTAAAGTAATAGATTTAATTTATTCTGACTTTTTAAAATATGACATTAATAAAAAAAATAAAGAAGATGTGACTAATTTTATACAAAATAATTTCGAATATATCGAACTCACAAAAGACACACCTACTTGTTGGATTTGTTATGTTGACTATAACAAGTTTTATAATTTAAAAATACATATGAGAGGATTATTTATTAAATTTAAAACAGATGATACGATTCTAGTAAAATACAACAAAAAATATTTTGTAGTTAATATAAATGATAAAGTATTTTTTAGAAAAATTAGTAGTAAAGATTTAATTAAAATGCATCTTGTTGACGCCATACAGTAACTGGTAAACCTAGTTTTAAATAAGTACGTATGGTATTTGGAAAGTATAGTTACCATTGGGGACTTCTTTCCAGTCTTGTTCTTTGTTCCTTTGTGAGGTTAGTAAACGTTTCGAATATTTCTTATAAACGAGTTCTGTTGCAATCAAGATATCACCTATTTTAGCTACAATTTCCCAAGGCCAAATATTATTCTTATTTCCATCCATAAAATAACTACCTCCTACTTTTAACTCTGTAGGCAAACTACAACTATTTTCTTGATCTATAAATTTTTCATCTATTTTTTTTCCATCAATATAGACCATTAGTCGTACCGCATATTCATAAATAGTATATTGGGTTTCCTCCCAAAATAAATCTGGAATTACTTTAATATTCTTGATATGAAGACATATTGGTCCTGGTTTTACAAAGACACCTCCAGTATCACCATAAGCGTGGTTAGAGAAATTATAGTCATTATCACTATTTTTTGTAGCTTCATAACTTTTTAGGCGTTTTTCTACATCTGGTTCTTCTTGTTCAGAAATACCAGGACTAAATTCTAGGTCTAACTTATATGAACCACCCCTTAGTTCCGAACCGTATGGGCTCCCAGGTGGCGGACTACCTGCGTTAATTGTGTGTGTTTTCTTGTATAGATTTACTGTCGTCATGATGAAGTTGTTTAATAAATAGATTTAATGTTCTAACGAATCAATTTTTATTCCTACCAGATACATTTTAAATCTTAATATATAGTATAATGAATTATAGTGAAATAAATTTCTCCGATACATTCAGTGTCCAGGAACAAAATAATGCCCCACAGGTTAATGCTCCACAACTAAATACTGTCGCTAATAATCAGCAGCCACCTGCTGTTAACAACCAACCCCCACAGGTTAACACACCACCCCCACCAGTTAATAATAATAATATGAATATGGACAATAGAAATGTTCAACAACTTCCAAGTATGAATAGATTAGATTCTCTTTATAATAAACCTTCTCCTAAGACGGTTGTAGAACCTGTAGAAGAACCACCAAAAACTAATAATGTTAAACTAATTCAATTAGGTGTTATTTTAATGTTTAGTTTTCTAACTGCACTATCATGGAATGAAGCTATTAGATACTATATTGGTCGCTCCATTAAATTTTATTCTGGTAAACCAATTTTTTATGTGTATTATGCTTCAACTGCTACATTTTTAATGTGTTTATCTTACCTTTATAGTTATTTAAAATAGTATTTTACTTAAGACTATAATTATATATCTATGTAAATGGATTTTTCTTTTATGAAAACTGGTAGATCACCTGTAGTTAATAATAATAATACAAATGATATGCTAAATATGTTGGAACTTTTTACTTCAAATGCTCTAAAAAATTCAGCAAGGTTTGTTGAACTATGTAACCGTAATGGTATTACTGAAGCTGATGTAAAATATGGTTTGATTTATGAGGTTTTTGAGTTTTTTAATAGACCTAATAATCTTCAGGAACTAAATGAGATTGAAAAATTAAATGAGGAGGAATATGAAGAAGACGATTCAGATATGGAAGATATTATTGTGGATGATTCTGAAATTGATGATTTTAAACGTATTGAAATTGATGAAATAGATAATGAAGAAGATAATAACTTTGTAGTTAAATTGTATAATTACTATGATAACTGGGATAGTTGGAAACCACAAACCCCCCTTGAACAGGTTCTACAAAATGCAGTTAATAAAATAAAATAATTTATAGAAATTTATATTATTATTTTAATGAGGATTCCAATATTAAATAGATTTACTTGTAATAGAAAACAATTAGATAGCTATATTAATAATTTTAGAAGTCAAAACATAAAAACTATTATATCATATATTAATGAAAATCCCAAAGATAAACTACAAAATTTTTCTGAAAATAAAAGGATTTTAACTAAAACACAAAATAATACTATCGCGTTAAAATTAAGTTCCCTTGATGTTTATAATAACTTTAATGAAACTATCGAACAATCTAGAGAATTATGTGGAATAGGTATTGAAAATAACAATAAAATAGTTATAGATGCTGAATATTATTCTATACAGGATCAGATTAATGAAATTTCAGATATACTTTTATCAGAATTTAATAGAGATAAAATAAATATTTATAAAACATATCAGTTATATCGTAAAGATTATTGGCATATATATAAACACGATTTAGAAAAGGAAAGGAATTATAAAATCGGATTTAAAATAGTAAGAGGTGCTTATTATGATACTGAAAAAAACAATTCATGGATACATGATAGTAAAGAAGATACAGATATATATTATAATAAAGCTATAATGTCTTTCTATAATTTTAATAAATGTTATCCAGGTGATAAAATCATATGTGCTACACATAATAATAACAGTATTGATATTGGACTTGGTTTAAAGTCTAAAAACATAGAATTTGCACAGTTAATGGGTATGTCCGATAATAAAACAAATGTTATAGCACAAACTAGTTCGGTCTATAAATATATACCATATGGAGATTTTTCGGATACTTTCCCATATCTTACACGAAGATTATATGAGAATTTGTCCTTTTATAAATATTTATTTGAATAATTTTATATTTAAATATTATATTATGCCTAAATTAATAAATGAGAATGGGTATATTTTACAAGCTACAGAAGAGTCGACGGCAGCACTATTATCTGCTGTAAAAACACCTAGTGTAACTCTGAATCCAGGTACTGATATTTCAGAAGATCATTTTAGTAGTCTTGGATTGGCCTATGATATTTCAGATAATAAAGTTAAATGTTTACAAATGAATGCCGATGGCAAATTGCTATGTGATGTTGGTAATCTAACACTAAATACTGGGGCTTTATCTGTAGATAATTCAGGAGTAGAAACCGGTCTTTCAACTGTTAATACAACACTTCTGGGTAATCTAAAAATTATTAATGGTACTAATGGTAGTGGGGATATACCTTTGACGGTTACAGATTCTTCTTTAACCGGCGCCCTTAACGTTACTCCACTTGTAGCATCAGATAATTTTACAAGAAATGCTATATTTGCTTCTGATCCCAGCACTGGGCGAGCGCGTATTGTAGAATGTGATAATTCTGGGAAATTACAGGTTGGTGTAACTGGGAGTGTTACCGCTACACTTTCTACGATTGATAATGAGGCTATAGATGCGATTACTACCGCTGTTTCAGTTGGTAATGTGATTGCAGGAACTAATTCTGTTTCTACAGGTTTAGCATCTAATGTAGCTCATACAAAAACGGTTGTAGTAGGTGTTAATTCTAATAATGAAGGAACTCCTATTAAAGTAGATACAGATGGAAAACTTATTACAAAATCTGATCCACAATCTACTACTAGTGCTTTAACAGCGATTAATACATTAATAGATAGAACTGTAATGGTTGGACATTTCCCGGATAATAATACAGGTGTACCTTTAAAGGTAGATGGTACTGGGATTTTACAAATTGCAGGAACTGTAGAACTTGGAACAACAGACAATACTGTTCTTGATACTATAGCAGGAGATACTACTTCTTTAGATGATAAAATCAGTAAAGGCGCAGACGTGACACTAGCTGGAGCTCAGCAAACAGTAATATACGGTCAAGATTCTGTCACCCCTACTACTTTACGTGCTTTAAAAACAGATACAAGTGGTAATTTACAAGTTGATGTTGTAGCTGGAGCTGTAACTGCAACTCTTTCTACGGATGATCATGATGCTATAGGTGCTATTAATGATTCTATTCAAATAGGTGTAGATACCGGTATTACTCCTTCTACTCCTACAAGTATTGTTGGGAAAATTGCTGGGAATGTTTCCCATCAAAGAAGTGTAATGATAGGTGTTGATAATAGTGATAATTCCGCTCCAGAAGGTGTTCCATTAAGTGTAGATGGCGATGGTGTTTTAAATGTAGCAACTGATTTTACAAGTGGTAACCAATCAGAATTAACCGAATCAAAACAAGTTGCTGTATACGGACTAAAAAATGGTGGTGGTGGTGTGCGCATGTTAGAACTTGATGATTCAGGTAGACTTAAAATATCGAATACTGCTTCAAGCGGTCCAATTGATGATACACCAGCACACGCAGATAATTTTACAAGACAAGCAATTTTTGCTTCTGATGGTAATAATGCGATGGTAGTAAAATGTGATAGTTCTGGTAAATTAGAAGTTGATGCTAATATCACAGCAGGTAATATTACGGGTTTTAATCTTGAAAGCACCCAAACCGCTATGAGTGCTAAACTACCTTTGGCCTTAAGTGGATCAGGCAACTTGAAAGTTAGTATTGAAGAAGGTGCTACACCAGCTATTACGGGTTTTAATCTTGAAAGCACCCAAACCGCTATGAGTGCTAAATTACCAGCCACCCTCGATAGTGGAAATCTTAAAGTTGCTATTCAGAGTGGTGCTACACCAGCTATTACGGGTTTTAATCTTGAAAGCACCCAAACCGCTATGAGTGCTAAATTACCAGCCACCCTCGATAGTGGAAATCTTAAAGTTGCTATTCAGAGTGGTGCTACACCAGCTATTACGGGTTTTAATCTTGAAAGCACCCAAACCGCTATGAGTGCTAAATTACCAGCCACCCTCGATAGTGGAAATCTTAAAGTTGCTATTCAGAGTGGTGCTACACCAGCTATTACGGGTTTTAATCTTGAAAGCACCCAAACCGCTATGAGTGCTAAATTACCAACCACCCTCGATAGTGGAAATCTTAAAGTTGCTATTCAGAGTGGTGCTACACCAGCTATTACGGGTTTTAATCTTGAAAGCACCCAAACCGCTATGAGTGGTAAAATCAGTAAAGGTGCGGACGTGACACTAGCTGGAGCTCAGCAAACAGTAATATACGGTCGAGACTATTCTGCCTCCCCTGCTATTTTACGTGCTTTAAAAATAGACTCAAGTGGTAATTTACAAGTTGATGTTGTATCAGGAGCGGTAACAGCAACTCTTTCAGCTACAGACAATGCCGTTCTTGATACTATAGCAGGAGATACTAATTCTTTAGATGATAAAATCAGTAAAGGTGCGGGTGCAACAATAGACGCGGCTACAGGAGCACAACAAGTATTAATATATGGAATAGATTCAACTAATAATTTAAGGGGAGTTCAGGTGGATGGTACCGGAAGAATAAAAACGTATACTGCGAGTGTTGGAACTGGTTCTATAAATTCCACTATTGCTATTACGAATTCATTTAGTAGAACAGCATTATTTGCTTCTAATGGTACACATGCACGGGTAGTAAATTGTTCTGCAAATGGAAATCTAGAAGTTGATATTTCAGAAGCTTTACCAACAGGAACAAATAAAATAGGATCAGTTGGATTAGTTGCGAATACAGTTCAGGACGGAACTGGTACTGAAAAAAATCTTGTATGCGATACTAATGGAAAATTATTAGTTTCTATTCCAGATGAAGATTATCAACAGTATCCTGCTATAGTTACAACAGTTCCTTCGACTGATATAATTACATCTGTTCCAGTTGTAAATATCCCCAGATATTTTACTTATAGTACACTTTTCAGTGCTATAACAGAATCTCATTCACAGTCTTACGATGATAATACACAAGGTTTTACTAATACTATAGTTACAACCGGATTTACAAAAATTAGTGTAGTAGGCAAGATAACGAATACCTTTCCGGATGAGCTTTCTAATGTCCTAAGAGTAGAATTGTGGCCAGTGTTTAGTTCTTCTCCATCAGAAGATCATGCAGATAATATGATAGGTCCAGTAGCATCTGGATTATTTATAAAGGATTATTTATACTTTGATACAGTCGAACTGTTATATCCTTATGTAAAACTTAGAGTAGTAAATGAGGGTATAAGTGATGCAGTTCTTAATTTAAGAGTATATATGAGAAAATAATTTTTTATAAGTTATATTATATGGCTTCACGTCAATTATTAGAAAGATTGCCGAATAATAATAAACTATGGACAAATTCTAGTCAGGGAAAAGTTTTTGATAAATATACTGTAGTTTCTGAGATACCAGTAGTATATAATTCAGCATCTGATGGGAGTTCTGTTATTGTTTTAGATAATACTTATGATATAGATGAAGAACCCCCAGATATATCACTTACTAATAGCGGTTATAAACAATTTACAGATGGAGGAACATTAACTGGAAATTATTCAGATAGTCTTGTAAGAACTATTATATTTGATGCCGGTGCTAATAATTTTGTATATATTAATCCAGTTTCTTTTGAAACAGAGCATTCATCCGTGTTTATAATGGAAGACAGATTAGGTATACTCGCGAGTGATGATTTAAATGACATGGTTTCAAGTAATGGTAATTTAAATAGCACTAAAGCACCTACTTTATCTCCCCATCTTTATCAGTCGAATGATACTACCCTACCCTGGGGTGATAATTATTCATTCGATAATGGTGGATATGGAACTGGAGGTGGTTGGATATTTCCTAGTAGTAGTGGAACAGATGTAAAAAATAATGATAATAGTAGTTGGGTAAATACATGGCATAAAATAAATGCTAGATTTGTAAAGTTTGTATTTAGAACTAACAATAGTGTTACTAACGCAGGATGGAATATATTATTAGCAAGAGAAGAAACCCCTTCTATAACAAGGACCCATTATTTAAAAGACTTAGATGATAATACACTTAATACAGAACATATATCTAATCTATGGTTTTTTGGTAAAACAATGACTACTTTATCAAATGATCATATATTTATTAACAATGATATAGTAATAACTATAGAAATAAACCAGGGCGCGGCAGCTTCCTGGTGGGCACATCCAACAACTCATGTTATTCCTATAAATGATTTAGGTGGGATTATGATACCACATATCCATAACTTTGGATTTAATAATATTAGATTTAATATTTATAATACAAGTGCAACCAATTGTAGGGTTGATTTATTTTTCAGATATAATTAGTAACATTTTTATATAATTTATATTTATATGGTTTCTAAACAATCAAATCAATTATTAGAAAGATTACCAAATTATAATAAATTATGGGAAACTTCATTTCAAGGAGAAGTTTTTAATAAATATACTTTAGGATCAGAACAACCTATTTTATATAATTCTTCATCTGATGGGAGCGACGATGCGGTGGTTGCTTTAGACAGCACTTATGATGTAGCAAATAATGCGACCCCAATAGTATTAATTGACGATGGTTATAAACAATTTACAGATGGTGGAGGGTTATCATCAGATTATACAAGTAGTCTTACCAGACATATAACATTTGATGCTGGAGAAGGAAATAATATATATATAAATCCTATTGAATTCGGATTCGAACATTCGGTTTCATCCGCAAAATATGATGGAATCACATCTATGTTTGATAGGTTGGGTATAACAGCGAGTAATACATTAAGCGATTTATCAACTTCAAATGGAAATTTAAATAATATAATTGCACCAACTTTATCACAACATTTTTATCAGTCTGAAATAGTTACTCCAATATGGGGGTCAACTTTTAATAAATCGAGAGGAGGATATGGTGATGGATTAGGAGGTTGGATATTTCCCAGTAGTAGTGGGATAGATACAAGAAATAATGATAGTGCTGCTATATGTAATACTTGGCATAAAATAAATTCTAGATATATAAGATTTTATTTTAGTTCTGATGGTAGTACTAATGATATAGGATGGAATATATTAGTAGCTAGAGAAGTTGTCCCAACTATAACACGTATACACGAGTTAAAAGACTCAAGTGGTACCACACTTAATACTGAAAAAATATCGAATATATGGTTTTTTGGTAAAACAATGAATACTATATCGAGAGACGCATTATTCATTAGTAATGATATTATTATTAGATTTGAAATAAATCAAGATGGAACTTCTTGGTGGCCACTTCCAACGACACATGTTATTACAACGGATGATTTAGGAGGATTTGTAATACCATATATACATAATTTTGGATTTAATAACATGCGGATAAAAATTTATAATACAAGTGCTATAGAATGTAGAATAGATTTATTTTTTAGATATAGTTAAATTTATAACATAACAATAACAAAGATTGTGTAATTTTTTATTATTTTATAATTTATATTTATATGACTTCGAATAAATCCAGTCGATTATTAGAAAGATTGCCTAGAGTTAATAACTTATGGGAAACTTCTAAACAAGGGAAGGTGCTTGATTCGCATGTTTCAACATCAACCTATATATCTTCTACATCACGTTCTTCTACAGATACAGAAGGTTCTACTATTGAATTAGATAGCACTTATGATGTTGCAAATAATGCCTCACCTATAGTTTTAGGCAATAATTATATAAGATTTAAAGATGATAATCTTGGACTCGTGGGCTTTGGCAGCTCTACGCCTCCTAATTATTCTGTTAATCTAAATCGTTATATAACATTTGATGCTGGAGAAGGAAATACTATATTGATTAATCCAATTTCATTTACATTTGAACATAATATTGCGGTACCTAACAACTTTGGTAGCGGTATAGCATATGATAGATTAGGTATAACGGCTAGTAATGATATAAATGATTTAACATTATCTACTTCAAATTTAAATACGAGTATTGCGCCTGTTTTATCTCCATTACTTTATAAATTATCTGAGAAATCACCTTTGTACGCATCCGGAAACAGCACCGGTTATGCATCTTGGTCGAATTCGTATGATTCTGATTCTGGACATGGAGATGGAACCGGTGGATTTATATTTGGTAATACAAGCAGTGGAAGTGTTAATAAGTGGGACCATAGTACTTCATGGGTAGATGGCGTGACTTGGTATCAAATAAATACTAGATACGCAAGATTTTATTTCCATTCTGATTATAGTGTTATTGATGAAGGGTGGGAGATATTAGTAGCACGAGAAGTTTTTACACCTGCACCTATTCCAGTTTATCCTGTGACAACTACAATACATTATTTACGCGAGTTAGATAATACAGTAATAGATTCAACAAATATGTCTAATATTGTTTTTTTTGGTAAAACAATGACATCTAGCACAGATTCAGATGATCCCGTATTTATTAGCAATGATATAGTATTACAATTAGAAGTAAATCAAAATGGTTCAACATGGTGGCCACATCCATCTAGTCATGTAATTATAACAGATGAATATGGTGGATTTGTAATACCACCAATATTTAATTATGGATTTAACAAATTAAGATTTAGACTTTATAATACAAGTTCATTCGATTGTAGAATTGATTTATTTTTTAGATATATTTAATAATTTTCTTATTTTATTTTATAATATTATAACTATAATGTCTTCATCATTATTATTAGAACGTATCCCAAAAAAAACCAAATTATGGCAAAATTCGAATAAAATAACTTTATATAGTAATAGAACTATTACAGCAAATCCAGCAAATACATCAAATTTAGTTGATTCTTGGATATCCAAGGATGTTTATTATATGTCTACTATACAAATATTTGGACATACAAGATCAGTAGATAGTCAAGTTCAGTTACCTTTATATTTTGGACCAAATATAAAAATAGAATTCGAAATTAAACAGGGTTCTGCTGGATTATCTTCAGGAGAAGTTAATGAATTCTGGCCACATCCAACCCAGCATATACTTGTTACAGATGAACGAGGCGGATTTGTAACAGAACCTATTATTAATTTTGGATTTGATAAAATAAGATATAGGTTTCATAATAATGAAACCGAAGATTTAAAAGTGTCATTAATTCTTAGATACACCTAGTTTTTTTATTTTATAATAGTATAACTAAAATGACTTCATCATTGTTATTAGAACGTATACCTAAAAAAATAAAGTTATGGGAAAATAGTAAAGCACTAACTTTATATAATAATTATACAATTACAGCAAATACAGTTGATATATATTATGAGACGGATGTTTCCCATATGTCTACTATACAAATATTTGGACATACAAGAACATTATCTAGTTCCTTACCTGTATATTTTGGACCAGATATAAAAATAGAATTCGAAATTAAACAGGGATCTGTTGGATTAACTTCAGGTGTGGGTAATGAATTCTGGCCACATCCAATACAACATATACTTGTTACAAATGACCACGGAGGATATGTAACTGAACCTATAATTAATTTTGGATTTGATAAAATTAGATTTAGGGTTCATAATAATGCAAATGAAGATTTAAAATTATCAGTAATTCTTAGATATACCTAGTTATTATACCTTAGATTTAATTTATATAAAAATTGATTTAAATATAAACTTGTAAATATAATACACCAATCATGTCTACCTTTGCCAGTGAATTCCGCACCGAATCTCAATATACAACTGGCCAGAACGGGGCACTAGAATTGAAAACATCTGGGAGTGTTACTCTAGATAGTTTTGTAAATATTCTAAAAGATACAGAACCTAAAACGGTTCGTGATAATGTTAAACAGATGGTTAATGATATTAGTTATCTTACATCTGATCACGAAAAGGCTATGGCTATTCATGATATATTTATTCTAGCATTCCACAAGCGTTCTACAAGTAAGTTTATTGATGGAGAACAGATTTCTGATGGAGAAGGACTTAAAAATGTTTACTACGAATATATTCTAGAACTTTATAACTTTTACCCTCAAACAATTGTTTCTCTAGTTAATCAGAGGGATATGTTTATGTTTGGTTACTGGAAAGATATTTATCTTATGTGGGAAAAGATTAATAAACTTGATATGACTATCGAAGAAAAATACACTAAATTTAATCCTCTTATTTCTGCATTCCGGAATGCTATTATTCAACAGCGTGGTGAAGACCTTGATTATGTTTACAAAACATTTGGTAATGGAATCAATGGCATGAATGAAGTGCAATTTAATTCACTATTGAATAGTAATCCAGATATTAATCTAAGTATTTCCTTTGTTGGGAAGTATTGTGTTAGGGAAAACTCTTCATTTGATAAGAAATGTTACTGGTATATGAAGGATAGTTATTCCTATAATAGGTGTAGTTTGGTAGATTATATGATTCGTGCTACTCTTAAAACGAATGTTAATGGTGTATTTAAACCATTCTCAATCCACAAAACTATTCCGTTTGGAGCTAAAAAGTCATGGAGGAAGGATAATGTAAAACTAAATGTAATTCTTAATGTACCAGAAAACAAATTCTGTTCTAATAAGTGGTCAGAAATCAAGTTTAAAAATATCCCATCGGTTTGTTTGAAACAAAAAACAAAGGCTCTTCTAAATGAGAAACTCAAAGCAGATCCAACATCAGCAGAAAAACATAGTTATACTGGAGATAGGTTTCCCTCTGATACAGACCGTGTAGGATGTAGGCAAAATTTTATTGAATATATTGCAACTACAAAGGGGGTAAACTGTTCACAGTTGTTTCCACACCAGATTATTGGGAATGGTCTAAATGAACATGTTTCAACTCATGAGAAACTGGTTTGTAATAAACAGTGGGATTCTCTTATTGAATATACAAAGGGAAGGATTTATAATTCTGTAGATACACCTGGTTGTAAAGCTATTTCACAGGGGAATATTCTATGTTGTGCAGATGTTTCTGGTTCTATGGAAATGTATGGTAAAGCTCCCAATCGTCCTATGGATATCGCTGTTGCTTTGACCGCATTTATTTCTGAAATTGCGAATGATAATTATAAAGATCTGGCTATGTCTTTTACAGATGTTCCAGAAATTATAGAACTAAGGAAAAACAATACGAGAATGGATATGTATGATAGGATTAAAGCTCTAAAGAGTCGTGTTGGATATTCAACAAACTATGTTGGAGTTCATACCTGTCTTATTGACCTTTGTAAGCGTAAAAATATTAAGTATGAGGATATTCCAGTTCTTGTTATCTTTTCAGATGGACATTTTGATAATCAAATTAGAACCTCCACAAATAGTAATTCTAAAATGACAACCCATCAATATGTTGTGAAACTATGGCTTGATGCTGGATATAGAGGTGCTCCACAAATTGTTTACTGGAATCTTGCAGATAATAAGAATAGTGTTCAGGTTAATAGTACATTCCCAAATGTCCAACTTCTAAGTGGCGCTGGTGTTAGTAATATCAAATATGTTCTATACGGAGAACAGTTGGAAGAAACCACTCAAAAGGTTATTATAGATGGAGAAGTAGTGACAGTAAGTGGTAAATCTATTACTCCTGAACAAACTATGAGGAAGGCATTGGATGAACCCTATTTTGATAGTATTAGACATGTTCTAACAAAATCTAAGGAAGGATATCTAAATCTATTTAGTTATTAAAATATATTACTAATAATTTATATATTTAAAGTTTATTCAATATAGATATATAAAAATGGATTCTTCACAATATGAATCGATGAGTATGGTCATGTACATGTATCTATTTTTTATGTTTACAGTAAATAATATGTTTTTTGTTCTACTATATAATGGTCTAAATAAAGAAATTGTTAGAGTTACTGCAGATTATAATTATATTAAAGACACTCTAGATTTTTTGGCAGCTGAATATGATTCAAGTGATAGCGAGTCTGAATCTTGTGATAGTGAATCTGATTCAGGTTCTGATTCTGATTCTGATTCTGATTCTGATTCTGATTCAGGTTCTGATTCAGGTTCTAGTGATTCGGATGATAGTATTGAAAATATTACTAATAGTAAAGTTTCAGAAACACAGACAGATGATCCTGTAACAAGTATGTTTAATTGGAGTTATACATATAAATAAATTTTTTTCTAATATATATATATAGTCATGAATAATATCGTTAATAATAGTATTGAAGCAATCACGAATGTTGAGAAGGATGTTAAAGATAAGAAGTGGATGGATGTTCTTATTAGTCTTGTGGTTCTAGTTGTATCTCTTCTTGTTACTGCCCTTCTTGGCCAGACCCTATGGAACAATAGTGTTCCAAAACTATTCCCTATGCTTCGTAAGGCTGGTCTCTACGAGGTTCTCTCCCTTCACCTACTACTTAAGATGCTACTTAACTAAGTTGGTTTATTTTTTTTTAATTGAATTTTTATGAATCAATAAAATTTCTAATGTTTTTCTTTATCATAAAGAATACAGTAATACTGTTCGTTTTGGAAAAGAATTGTATCTAAATCTTGCAACACATCCTTTAGAAAATACTTATCTGTATTCATAAATATTAATTCGTTCATTTCTGGAATATCCAAACAAAAGTATTCTAGTTCATTTATAAAACACAGACTAACATATTTATTAATTGCTCTATTTAATTCTGTATCATTAAAAACATTAATTAACTTTTTAATAATCATATTACGAATATTTTTTTGATGATCGACAAGAACTTCTATATAATCTCCTATATATTCTGGTATAGTTATATTATTTGGTGGACTCATATCTAAATTATTTAGATATATTTTTAATATTTTTTATTTAATTCATTTAATATTACAACTATATTTTATTAAAATAACTCGATTTATGTATTTTTATATGAATTTACGTATAACAAACCCCGATTTTAGAAATTTATTATTTTTATAAAAAATAAATATTAAACAAAAAATGTTTTAAAATTATATATGGCTTTTTATATTCCGTATTTTGTTGGGGCATCTATGGCATCTTATTTAACTAAACACATGTACACATATATGTCTGAAGAAGGTGAGATAAATTTAGATGAATCTAGTAATAATAATATAAAGGACAATACATTTTTAAAACTATCTGAAGAACCTATTATATTAGAATCTATTCCAGAAGATATAGAAATAAATGAAAATAAAGAAGTTATAGAACCAAAAGAAGAAGTTGTTATAGAACCAACAGAAGAAGTTATAGAACCAACAGAAGAAGTTATAGAACCAAAAGAAGAAGTTGTTATAGAACCAACAGAAGAAGTTATAGAACCAAAAGAAGAAGAAGTTATAGAACCAAAAGAAGAAGAAGTTGTAGAACCAACAGAAGAAGTTATAGAACCAAAAGAAGAAGAAGTTATAGAACCAAAAGAAGAAGTTGTAGAACCAAAAGAAGAAGAAGTTATAGAACCAAAAGAAGAAGTTGTAGAACCAAAAGAAGAAGTTGTAGAAAAGGATATTTATAGGGGAAATGGAACTATAGAAAAGGCAAACCTTGAAACTATTATAGAAGAACCAGAAACACCAGTAGTTCAGGAAATTGTTTACTGTTCAAAATGTAGTTTATATTTACCTAAAAGATGTTTTTCAAAGAACCAGTTTAAAAAATATAGTAAAGTTCCTAAGTGTAAAATATGCACAAAATTGAAATAATTTAATAGTATAAATATTATAAATTAATTTAAAGATTTTTTAATACTGTATATAAAAATGAGTGTTGTTTCTATTATGATGGGTTCAGACAAAGATATAGATTTTGCTAATATTATGATTCAGGAGTTTAATGCTCTAAATATAGACACAAAGGTGTATGTCAGTTCTGCTCATAAAAATACAATGCAGGTACTATACAATATTGGAGAAATGGATAAATCTAAAAAAAATATTATTATTACTATAGCTGGCATGTCTAATGCTCTTTCTGGAGTTGTTGCTGCTAATACCACATGCCCTGTTATCGCATGTCCGCCATTTAAAGATCAGACAGATATGATGGTTAATATTAATTCTACTCTACAGATGCCGAGTAATATTCCGGTTCTTACTATTTTGAATCCTAAAAATTGTGTTCTTGCTGTTAAAAGAATTTTAGATATGAAATAAATTTTTTATATATAGATAATTTTATTATAGATATAATGTTTATTATTTCTCCTCCATTTGGTAATTATATTTTTTTTGATTCTATGTTGTCAATAAAAGGTAGTTTTACATTAGAAGAACGCCCTGGATTAATTCCACAAATTTTTAAAACATTTAGATATTCTTATGAATATAATGGATGGATAAATAAGATTGGTCTAAGAAATAAAGGAATAGATTATGCTATAGAAAAATATAAAAATACAAATAGTATTATTAGTATAGCTATTTTAAAAGAAACAGATATATCACAATTTTTAAAGAAAATACCAAAAAATATGAATCTAGAAATAAATGTAAGCTGTCCAAATGTTAATAAACAATTAGTTAATTCTAATCTAAAACATTTTTTGAATAATGATAGAGACTGGTGTATTATTAAACTATCACCTATTACCGAATTTACTCAAATAGATAACTATTATAATGAAGGGTTTAGACAATTCCACTGTTCAAATACTCTACCTATTAAAGAAGGTGGTGCAAGTGGACCTATACTAAAAAAATATAACCAAAAATTAATTACCTATATTAAATCAAACTACCCAGATACGGTAGTAATTGGTGGGGGTGGTATTCGTGATTGGCAAGATGTACTATACTATAAAAATCTTGGCGCTGACTATTTTTCTTTATCAACTGTATTACTAAATCCTTATAAACTTATAAATTTATATATAAATAGTTAATCGACAATAACCATAATTTTTCTAGATATATCAAGACTATTGTCTAAATCTGGATGATCTATACTAACCGTACATGGTGTAACACTAATAATTGTTTTAGTGTGTAGTCTTCCTCTTGAAGTAAATTGGATTTTTTTTCCAATATAACTTTGTGCATTTTCGGTTGTAAGTCTAACCAGATTCATTTTATAATAATATACCTATTTCTTTAATTCTCTACATTTTTATATTATTTTTTCTAAAAAATAAATTTATTAATTATAATCTTAATTAGTTTATTACAAATCAAACAATCGATCTTTCAATCGTTCAATCAATCTTTCAGTCTTCAAAAAATCATCATGTCCACTATTTCAAATGCTCTCCGACTTATTCCTATCCCAACAAGTTTGGGAGTCTACACGATGTTTATTCCATGGGTTGGAATTCTCAGTGAGAACCTTGTTCGCGCTGAAATAGCAGGATGTAACTCAAAGGATATTCAGAGGGTAGATATAGATAGCACAACATCCAATAGACTCAAGGTGTTCATACATTTCAAATCTCTTATGGAAGTGATGACACTACACATTTACGAAAATAAACATAGGCTATGGGTTAGAATAGTATTTTTTATTTTTTATTTTTTATTTATATATAGTAATTAGAAAAACTATTATTAAATTATAAAAAATAGTATAAATAAAAAAAAGTTATATATATTAGTTAATTCGTGTGTATGGATTATTATTTAATTTTTTTGACTTTATTGCATCGTTTATCTTTAGTGCCATCCGCTTTAACGAATTGTTGAGTAGCGAATCGTTTATCAACTTTTCCGGATTTGTTTTTAACAGTTTGTAGGTGTTTGGTGGTTTTAGTCGCGCGTCTGGCGCGGCATGTTTATTTGTTTTCACGCCGGAAGTATTTGTTGTAGACTGTGATGAGATTTGTTTTCACGTAGGAAGTATTTGTTTTAGACATTGAGTATTTATATTAAATTGTAAATATATTAATTTATTTTTTTGTGATAAATATTAGAAATATTCTAAATAGTATAAATATAGTATAAATAGTATAAACTTAGACCTATAAAAGTGTTATTAGAATTCTGAAAAAAAAATTGAATTAGAAAATGATGTAAAGGGAAAGTAACCAACGAACAATCAAACGAATCTAAACAATCTAAACGATCTAAACAATCTAAACGATCTAAACAATCTAAACAATCTAAATAGTCTTAACAATCTAAACAGTCTTAACAGTCAAAAAAAAACAATCATGTCTACCATCAACCAGTCCCCAGTCCCAGAAGGCGTTGTCTACTCTATGTTCATCCCGTGGGTGGAGACCTGGGTTACAGAAGAAAAGGTTCGCCAGGAGATGGAAGAGTGCGGATTTGGCACTCTCGCCAAGGTGGATTTTGTAGAAGTTGCTACAAAGAGGAAGC